CCAGTTGCGCCTTGGTCACCTTGGATGCCCTGCTCACCAGTTGCGCCTTGGGTACCTGTATAACCTTGGGCACCCTGGTCGCCAGTTGCGCCTTGGGCACCTGTATAACCTTGGGCACCAGTTGCGCCTTGGGCACCAGTGTCACCTTGGGCACCTACAGCACCGGTGACCCCTTGCGCTCCAGTATGACCTTGAACACCAGTAGCGCCTTGCACCCCCGTATTGCCCATTGGACCAACTAATGCAATAATAGTGTCTTGGGTCCATAGCATATCGTAATTGTTTATATTTTTAATAGTCAATTCATAATAGCCTTCTTGAGACCCGTTAACCTCTGTAACCAATACATAACCACTTCCAAGGTCAGCATCTACTAATATATAAGAGCCTATTGTAAAACATTCATTATTATCACCATCAATTATTTGCAAGTACCCAGTTTGCCCTGGAGATAACCCAGGATAATTTCCAGAAGATGTATACGATGTTACTAATGGACCTGGATATCCTTGCACTCCAGTAACTCCTTGGGCACCTGGGACACCTTGTTCACCTGTGACACCTTGTTCACCTGGGACACCTGGAACACCAGTATGACCTTGAGCGCCTTGTTCACCTGGGACACCTGGAACACCTGGAACACCTTGTTCACCTGGGACGCCTGGAACACCAGTATGACCTTGAGCGCCTTGTTCACCTGGGACACCTTGTTCACCTGGGACACCTGGAACACCTGGGACACCTGGAACACCTGGGACACCTTGTTCACCTGGGACACCTTGTTCACCTGGGACACCTTGTTCACCTGGGACACCTTGTTCACCTGGAACACCTTGTTCACCTGGGACACCTTGTTCACCTGGAACACCTTGTTCACCTGGGACACCTTGTTCACCTGGGACACCTTGTTCACCTGGGACACCTGGGACACCTTGTTCACCTGGAACACCTGGGACACCTTGTTCACCTGGGACACCTTGTTCACCTGGAACACCTTGTTCACCTGGAACACCTTGTTCACCTGGGACACCTTGTTCACCTGGAACACCTTGTTCACCTGGAACACCTTGTTCACCTGGGACACCTTGTTCACCTGGGACACCTGGGACACCTTGTGGTCCAGTTGGACCATAAATAGGTTCGGTATTAACCAATAAAATGCCATTTGACGAAGTTAATTGCACGCCGTTCATTATACAATACTAAAACAAAAAAATCCAACCAAAAATAATTAATACAAACTATATTCTTCTAAAACTTTATTAATATTTACAATAAGCTGTTTTTTTTCTAAATTATAGGGACGAATGGTTTCCAAACAGTTTTCTAAAGTTTTCCACTCTATTTTAGATACTTCTGATTGTTGATAATTAAGTAAACTCACTTCATCTTTAATATAACCTAAAAAATATTTATGTTTATAAGATTTATGATTGGACCCTAAAAACATTTCTTCAAACGGCAATACATTTTCAACAATAGTGATGTATTTTTTGGATATACCCGTTTCTTCTTCAAATTCCCGTAAAGCACAATCCAAATCTTTTTCCTGATGGTTTCTTCTTCCCTTTGGAAATTCCCATTCTGTTTCGCACCAAGTAGATGTGGAATTGGCTATAATAGTTTCTAAAGTAATTATGTCCCCATTTAATCCAATAGGTAGCCCCTGTTTTAATAATTCAAACTTAGTTAACGACGCTATTTCTTCTTTTTTAAACTGCGATTGATGCGAATTATCTTGAATACCCCACATTAGTTTCCATAATGTCTCAAAATTGTTAGTTAGTATGAGTTCCTTTTCTTCCATAGACATTTCATTAAACATAATTTGTAAATGTTCCAAATCATTGGGTGCATATTTACCCCGCATAAAGTCTATATATCCAAAACTATTTTTGCGTCGTATCATTAAATAGGTAACACCTTGTTCAGGACATAAAGTAAATAAAATGATACCATAACTGGTTATTGGTAGTTTGCATTGATGAAATTGATGACCTTGTTTTCCACAATTATTACATATGTTTTTACTCATAATAGAATACTATATGTTTAAAGACAGTTGTTTTTATGTTGTTTTAAATAAATGCCTTCTTTAGCTAAAAATAATTTACAATTAGACCCATTAGTTTGGGGACCGCATTTTTGGTTTTTTCTACATACGGTAGCTATTTCCTACCCACATCATCCAAATGCGGTTACAAAAAAGAAATATTATGAATTGATACAAAATTTGCCCTTGTTTATTCCTAATGAAGTTATTGGTTCCTCGTTCATTACTATACTTGATGAATATCCAGTAACTGCTTATTTAGATAATAGAGAATCGTTGATAAAATGGATGCATTTTATACATAATAAAATAAATGAAAAATTAGAAAAACCAAAAATAACTATGAACGAATTTTATTCGAGATATTACGAAGAATATAAGCCAAAGGATGTAAAAATGAAGGATTATTATCGTTGGCGTGAAAAAATAATTTACACATTGGTTATATTAAGTGCAACTGGATTAATTGTATATTTGTTTCAGAAATAAGTATTAGAATATAATAAAAACGAATAAAAAAATTGAATTGTTGTAACGACATAAATATAACTATAAACAATAAATCAATAAATCAATAAATCAAGAAATGTCTTTATCAATTGTAAATATATTTCGCGGACCAAGGTTTGCGCCAAAAACTAGGGGAGAATTAATTGAAGCACTTACATATTATGGTAATACTCAAAATATATTAAGAAAATATCGTTATGGAAAAATAGGGACATGGGATGTATCGAGAATAACCGATATGTCCTATTTGTTTGCCTATTTAAATAATTATGAGTTTAATGAAGATATTAGTGATTGGGATGTTAGCAATGTAACTAATATGGCAGGAATGTTTAAGTATATGGGACGTTTTAACAAACCATTAAACAATTGGAATGTTAGTAAGGTAACCGATATGTCTTTTATGTTTTCTGAAGCTATATCATTTGACCAATCATTAACTGATTGGGATGTTAGTAATGTAATAACTATGCGCTGTATGTTTAATTATGCTAGAAAATTTAACCAACCGATACAATATTGGGATGTTAGCAATGTAATAAATATGGAACGTATGTTTTCGTGTGCGAGTTCGTTCAATCAACCGGTTCAACAATGGCATACGCCTAAACTAGAAAATATAGACAATATGTTTATAGCGACACAATCGTATAAACACCCACATATTGAATTACGGGACAATCAAATAGCCTATGTGTTAAAATAAAATATAAATATATTATAATTGATGCTAGGTGAAAAAGAAATGCTAGGCGAAAAAGAAATGCTAGGCGGAAAAGTAATAGGGTCTGGTGGTTTTGGTTGTATATTCGACCCATCGCTACAATGCGAAGATGAACCTGAAAATGCGTTACCTAATAAAAATAATATTAGTAAGTTAATGATATCAAAATATGCAACAGATGAATATAATACCATTCAAAAATTTAATTCCATATTGAAAAGTATACCGAATTATTCGGATTATTTTTTAATCAATGATTTTAAGTTATGCAAACCGAAAAAACTAACAAGTAAAGAACTACAAGGATATGGAAAAAAATGTAAGGCGTTAAATAAAAAGGGAATAACATCAAAAAATATAAATAAATCATTAAATAAAATAATGACTATGAACATGCCTAATGGGGGGATAGATGTGGAACATTTTGTCGATGAATATTTTGTGAATGACTTTACCATTTCAAATATGATTAAATTAAATAACTGTTTAATACAATTGTTGACAAATGGTATAATTCCAATGAATAAGTTAAATGTGTATCATTGTGATATTAAAGATGCCAATGTGTTGATTAAAATGGAAGATATTGTTGTAAAAACACGTCTAATTGACTGGGGATTATCGTTTGTATATGATAAAACAACGGTAGGAATTCCTAAGAAATTATATAGACGCCCGTTTCAATTTAATGTGCCGTTTTCGTCTATTTTATTTAATAAAGATTTTATGTTGCTATATGATAATTTTTTGGGTCTTCATAAAAATCCAGACTATTTTCAAATACGTGAATTTATGATAAATTATATATTTATATGGAATGATATTAGGGGGTCAGGACATTTATCGTCGATAAATGATATGATAAAAAAATTAACTATCCGTGATTTAACAGCCATTAAAACTAATAAAATTAAAGAGCATTTTGTGGAATATGAATTTACGTATTATTACATAGTGGAATATTTGTCAAAAATAGTGGAAAAATATACAAGTAATGGTAAATTGGACTTAATGACGTATTTTGAGCACGTTTTTTTGAAAAATATTGATATATGGGGTTTTACAATGATATATATTATATTTTATGAAAAATTATACAAGTCGTATGATAAATTAAACGAATATCAGATGGAATTTATTTCAAAAATCAAATACATAATAATACATTATTTGTACGAGACGCCGATAGCGCCAATAGATGTAGTCTCATTAGTAACGGAACTAACAAATTTAAATAAAGTTATTGAAAAATGTAATACGAATAAGCCATCGTCAAAATTAGCCTATTTTATGTCATTGAATGAGAGTATAGGGGAATTTGTTAAGCATAAAATAACTAGTAACAAAAAAAAATCCAAGAGTAACAAAAATAAAAGTAGACGAATTCGAAGGCAGTAATATGTACGATTTTAAAAAAATTGAAATACGTTTATAATTATTATAAATAACCAATTATATACAATTAATATATGAATATGCTTATTGTTAATTTAACTACTCAGTCATTCTTTCGATATTTTATGAAAAATGAAACCGATAACGGATATAATAAAGATTTATTACAACTTTTAACGACTCAAGAGAATGAAACATATTCGCATTGGTTTAGAAGTGACAACATAGTATTTTGTCCAAAACATTTATATGAGTATGTTGAAAAAAATTATGCTGAAATATTTGTGTAATACGTGTTTCTCAAATAGCGTAACGTATATGTACAGTTCTAAGAATATGTACAGTTCTAAGAATATGTACAGTTCTAAGAATATGTACAGTTTTAAGAATATGTACAGTTCTAAGAATATGTACAGTTCTAATGTTTGGCTATAACTTTTTTAAAGGTATATTTGGTTATACCTTTCCCAAAGGTATATATTCTAAAGGTATAAGAGTTATATATATATATATATATATATATTTAGCTATACCTTTTCTAAAGGTATATATATGAGACTAGAACTATATATATTTGGAATAACTGGGTTTTTATTATACAACGCATATTACGACGGCAAATACACCAAAATGTTATTAGCCTATAAAAAATATTATAAAATGATATTTATAGGCTTTTTAGCCATTTGTTTTTATATTATGATAAAAAGAAATCCAATGCAAACCAAAAACATGCTATTATATACTAACAATATGATTAAATATATGCCCATTGATAAATCATCTATGGATATGATTTCACCTATTTTTGATTTATCAACCAAGGGAACTAGTTTTATGGAAGGGTTAAATACGAATTTAAATCCCGGATACAATTATAATCCCACAATCCAACACAGAAATATGTTAAGCGCGCCCGATAAACCTGTTAAACGTGCAGTTAGTGAAACCAAAAAAAAATATGTAGCATCTATTCAAGATTGGAAATGTGGTCAATGTAATAAGAAACTAACACATACATTTGAAGTAGACCATAAAATAAGGTTAGAACATGGGGGTGGAAATGATGTTGCTAATTTAGTTGCAATGTGTCGCGAATGTCATGGAGAAAAAACAGCGATGGAAAACATGTAAGTTAAAAAATAAAATACTAAATGGATATATAAGGAACGAATAAGGAACTAATAATGGAAACCGAATTTACTATGCAATCTGACCAACTTATTCTCGACCAGTTATATGATAACGACTGCAATATACAACATTTCACTAATGAAGAACTAATCTATTGTATTATGCTGTTAAACATGAATATAATGATATTTGAAAAACTATTTGAAGGCGAAGATTTGTCTGGTCATATTGATTATGTAGATGGTGGTGAATTCAAGTCAACCGAACAAGACTTGCTAATTTTTGCACAAACTGCAAAAATTTTCCATCCCATGTCGAACAAACTGGCAAATGAATTGATGCTTAGAAAAAATAACGACATAGTGCTAAATAACACTGTAGAACAAATATATCAATATAGTGTTACATTATATGCCAAGAAAAATAATGTGCAAGAGTAATTGAGTTAGTAACGATATTTATAGCGACAATTTTTATCCCAAAATATATAACTTTCATTTAGAGCAACGCGTATTTTAAATGCCGAGTAAATCAACAAAAAAATACGAACGCTTCCTCCTAAAAGGAGGATTAACTAAATTCTATGTAATGGGTTTATCATCTGCTTACTTTGAGGTAGATAAGCAAATTCCCATCTAATGTTATTTCATTTACTACCTTAATGAAACAACTATTTATTCTTACTTGCTTGTTTTTTAGGTTTCTTAACCTTTTCTGATTTTATTACTTTTCTTGTAAATTCTTCTGGTCTTGTTTGACTTTCTAAATAACATTTTCCAAGTAATAATATATTCTTACAAGCATTTACATCTCTATTCACGAATATACAACATTTGGTTTCCTCTTTCGGAGTGAGTATTTCGTGAAGCGATTTCTTATGTTTATTTCTTTTTACACTTACATTTTCCATTTCTTTCAAAGTTTTATTATATAATTTACTGGTATTGAATTCATTTACTTCAACAATATCAAATCTGCTTAATAATAATTTCTTTATACCGATATTTGGTGTTGAAATGCAACCTTTCATTTGACTTGTTCTACTATAATCTCCGTATAAAATAACAATCTTTTTACCTTGTTTTATTTCTTCATCGGTAAGATATGTATTTTCAATTTCATTTAATAAATTAACCTCGCTTTGTTTAGTTCTGATAAATCTACGTAATGCTAATTTACGAAACAAAGGTTTTTGGTAAAAATCTTTAACCTCATTATTAAGAATGATTTTATTTGTAATAAAATTCTTATATTCTTCAACTTTTGTTGTCCTTGATTTAAAATTTGATAATTTTGTCTCTTTATCAACAATACCGTTTTTCTTCTTTTCTTGTAAAATAATATAATTACTGCGTTTAGTGTATGTTTCAAACCTTCTTCTACAAGCGGTATATTTGAAAAACTTGTTATTTTCATCAATCATCGTAATTGGTCTAATTTTACCAGGGTCTAGTGAAACTAATTTGTATTTATTTGTTAAGTATTCATCGCATTTTTCTTTAGATAAATCTTCAACCTTTGTAAATTCCATTTCATCATTTACTTTGGGTAGTTTATCACCGAACACTTTATCCTTGTATTTTTTTAAAATAAATAATAAAGAACAACTAAATCCATCTGTAATAATTTGATTATAAAAAACATATTCTTTTTGTTCGAAAATAGGTTTCTTTTCTAATTTTAATATTTTACTCCAAATGTGAGGTTGGTGTTTCTTTGCGTTGTGTAATAATTCGGTTTTGTTATAAGAAAAAATACTCATTTCTTTATCGTTTATTAAATCTATAATTGCTGGTGTATTCAATACAATATGTTTCGGAACAATATTATTTCTTTGTGGAATGGTTTGATAAGGACGCTTTCCAAATTCTTCTATTTTCTGATTGATATAAAAGGAATATTTAATATATTTTTCTGGATTACATGTTACATCGTAAGCAACCGATTTATTTACTTTATTTGGAAATAAAAAATGTTTATTTTCTCTAATCCAAGTATGGTATTCTTCTTTTGAATTTTCTATTTTATCATTGATTAAATCACTTTTCAAATTACGGATTTCTTGGTTAAGTTCTTTATACAATTCTTTTCGCCTTTCCTTATTAGTTTCTTTCTTTATTTCTAACGATTTTGGATATTTGAATAAACAATTGATGTATTTGAATAAATGCTTTACAAAATGAGTAGATATGTTTGTATTGATACAAGTAATAATTTCATTTGCGGTTTGTGCTAAAATAAAAGTCTTATTTGAATAACACGGTTTTTTATCAACTAAAACAGAAAATACATCATTATAAAATTGTTTCATATTAGATTTTCCAGTAGCATTTTTGATATTTTCTTGTTTTGTTTTTTGTCCTCTTTTCGTATTTGTGGAACTAACTGTTTTTATTACATCTAATACAAACTGTTTATTAATAGTGGGTAATTCTTGATTGTTATTAAATTTATTTAACAAATACATACGAATAAACTGATAAGATAAAATAACAATTTCATTCATATCCATAACTGCCTTTTCAATAATAGGATGTAAAGTATCATACCTTTTCAAAACACATTTCAAAGGACACTTAATAATCCTATAAACTTGTTTGGAAGGGTCTGGTGGTTTTTCTTCCAATTCCATTTTATAATATATGTAAAGATAATATATTTAAGTTCTTTTTATATAAAAAACAATTATTCCTAAATATTTTCCATTTTTTCCTTTTCTAATTTTTCTTTTCTTTTTTGATATGCTCTTTTATTTCTTTCCTTAATAACTTCTTTTGGGACTACATAATTGGTCTTCTCTTTGTGTTCCTTAACTTTCTGTTTAATTTCTTCTTTATGAGTTTCATAGTATTTTTTCATATTAGAAGGTGCCGTATATTTTTTGAGATGTTCTTTGGTTTCATTTAATTCATTTTCTAAATATAAAATTCTATCTTCATAATTTTTAATTTTAGTTAATAATTCTTCGTTATTCATTTACTATTACATGATAATAAATTTTTAAATAATTTATAAAAATTTATTATATTATAGGACGGCACTTAAAATACGCATTGCCCTAATTGTTCATTTACGTACACACATAAATCGGGTCTGCAAAAGCTTGGGTTATCCCCTGCGCAACAATAACAAGTGCGAAGACGAATTTATTTTTATTGCGTGTATATATTATGGACAAATCATCATTATCTTTAGAACAAGTGTTAGTATCCTATAATTTTATGATTTTGTTTTTAATTGTATTTATTGTGTTGGTCTCAATATTAATATCAACTAACATGAAAGGTTTTAATAAACTATTTGGGTACGAAATATTTGTAACCGGTCCTATTTTGTTAGTTGTCGCCTATTTAATAAGAGAAATATTTCATTTTAAACAAAGTCCATCCACATCTTGGCTTTCTGGGTTCGCTCAATCATCCCAACCCTGGTTTTTATCCGCGGTGTCGTTGTTAGTTGCTTTACTAGGTATACTTGGATTAATAATAATGCTTTATGTTGGCGGAATATTTTCAGATAGACCACCTGAAAATAATACAGCCATGATATTAAATTTCGTTGTAATAACCTTGTTTATAGTAATAGCCACAGTTATATACACATCGTATCAACAAAAAGACAATGATACGTTAAATAAGTTACCTTATGCGCTTCAAAATGTGTTTCATTTAAGAAGCAAATATACCTTTTTATTTATTGTGTTTATAGCACTGATATCCTTGCTATATTTCGTTAACCCCTGGGGGATTATGACAAAATACGGGGGTCCCATCCTATTTTTCACAATATTTATCGGCATTGTGATCGTAATTATGATTACGATATATCAGTATTTTTTAGCCAATGCGTCACAAATAGACGCACTTAAAAACATGCCTGGACCATTTGCGTTCATTATAAAGGCGTTGTATGTATTATCGGCGCTTGGTATTTCCTATGGGTTAATATATGGATTATTAGTACTGTTGGGGGTTTTCAATCAAGACTCAACTAACACGAATAATTGGGGACATTGGATATTGAATATCTTTTTATTTTCGGCTATGTTGGGAATTATATATAAATTAGCCAATGCAGGTGGATTTTTAGATAAAAACCCCTATTATCGGTTGATATTAAATACATTATTATATATTCCTTGTTTGTTAGTTACCATCACCAATTATTTGTCTCAACTCTTTGGGTTTATTAAATCCAAAGAAGGCGCGTTTGCACCACCCAAACCTTTGGAAATTAAAATATTGGTATTTAGTTTATGTTTATTATCGTCTTATTTTTTCTGGATTTTCTTAGGCAAACATTGGATACAATCTACTTATTTAAAACAAGGTGGTAGACAATTAGTTAATCAACCTATACAAACTAACACGTTATCTAATATAATAACATATCAAGTGTTGTCAGGTGGTGATAGATTTAATTATCAATATGCTATTTCCTTTTGGTTTTATTTAGATGCGTTTAGTCCAACAACACATAATAAAGAAGTGTCGCTATTGTCGTATGGTGAAAATCCAACTGTGAAATATTGTGCGGAAAATAACACGCTATATGTGACAGTGAAACCATCGTCGGATAAAGACCTTAAACGAAGTAACAATGGTGAGAATAGTATTAATGAAACCAACATAAATGCCTGGAAAGACACCAAACTGGAAAAACTTACGGATGCGATAGAAATGGTAAAATCTATTTCATTTGGAAATGAACATGATTCAAATGGGCATCCGATTATTTATAAACATCCTGACGTTCAATTACAAAAATGGAACCATATGGTATTAAATTATAATGGTGGGACTTTAGATGTGTTTTATAATGGTATATTAGTTAAATCAGCTATTGAAGTTGTCCCCTATTTGAAGTTTGACATGTTAACTGTTGGGGCTGAAAATGGTATTAGCGGAAATATAGCAAATGTAATGTATTTTAAACAACCTTTAGATTATCTAACTGTGAATACCTTATATGCATCATTGAAAACGAACAATCCACCAGTCATACCAGATAATAATCAAAAAATTATTCCTTTATAAATTTAAATTAAAAATTCTAATAGTATAATATAATACAATGGAAATTAAACATATTATATTATTTGTAATTATAATTGTTCTGCTAATTATAGTTATTCGTTATATAATGCAAGACGTTAACACATTAACTGGGTTAATTCCTGCACAAACTATGATAACAATACAACCCAATAATTTAGCGTCGTCTGGTAATTATGGAAATACAAGTAATTTCACATATTCCATATGGTTTTTCGTAGATGATTGGAATTATCGTTATGGTGAAGCTAAAGTTATATTTGGGCGCATGACTACTGGCACTGGTGAAAAAGAGCCATGTCCATCAGTTACCTTGGGTCCTATCCAAAATAATATTATAGTATCTTTAGCAGTTTATCCAGGTATTGATGAAGAACCAGAAAAAGGAACTAATTTTATTGTGCATTCATGTGGGATTTCGAATGTACCCATACAACGATGGTGTAATTTTTTTATGAGCGTTTATGGTCGCACATTGGATTTATATTTGGATGGAAAACTGGTGAGAACTTGTGTGTTGCCTGGGGTTGCGAAAATCGATTCAAGAGCACCTCTTTATATAACACCCATGGGTGGATTTTCTGGGTGGACGTCACGTTTTCAATATTGGGCGGAATCATCTAACCCTCAACAGGCTTGGAATGTGTACAAGGCAGGGTATGGTGGAAGTTTGTTAGGTTCACTGTTTGGCAAATATACAGTGAAGGTATCGCTTATGACTAATGATACGGAAAATTCAAGTGTTACGATTTAATATACCTTTGAAACAGGTATAACCAAATATACCTTTAAAAAGGCATAACCAAACCTTAACCACACCTTAACTATACATTAACTAACATTTGATTGTGCATATATGGCGTTGATATATTAATATTTGGCTATACCTTTGTTAAATGTATAAAGATATATATCATCTATAATATTTATATAAATATATACATATATAAATAAGCAATGTTTAGTTGTTGTTGTAAAAATAGTGTTAAAGTTACTTCCTTAAATAATTTTATACCCGTCATTAAAGTGATACCTTATAACCATAATAATAATCTACTATATACAACAATACCGTATAATAAACAGGTTGACAATGTATTGAAAGATTTTGGATTACAATCAATTTTAGATAATGATACCGTAGAAATAATAAAGGTAGAAAATAATATCATAGTCAAGATATATTATGTGAAAAAGGATGTCTCGCAAAAAACAAATTATATATATAACTCTACTATTAGTGAAATACTAATACAAATAGATTATAGTAAAATATATTCTTATATATAATATATTATGGATAATTCAAATACAGGTAAAGAAAGCACATTTAACCAATTTACAACAAATGCATATAACAATGCTACACAAGATTTTATTGAATCCAGTAGTCTTATAGCCCAAGTAGCCTTTTTATTGTTGGTGTTGTTTGGATTTGTGTTTTTGCTTCGTTTAGGAATATCTTTTTTAGGATATTATTTATCACCATCAGGTAGTCCTAAATTAATAAATGGAATGGTTGATGCAAAACAATTAATAGTTATACCCCAAGAACCAGGTTCACAAGGTTCAGTTACAATTGCCAGGTCTACAAATGCGGACGAAGGTATTGAATTTACTTGGTCGGTGTGGGTTTATATTGATGATTTAACTTATAATTCGGGTCTGTATCGTTGTGTATTTTATAAAGGTAATGATTATGCGAAAAATCCGAACATACAAGAATCGCAAGGGTTGAATTTTCCAAATAATGCCCCAGGGTTATATATTTCTCCCAACACAAATTCCTTGGTTGTTATGATGAACACATTTAATGTTATTAATGAAGAAATAACCATTGACGATATACCGCTTCATAAATGGGTTAATGTTATTATTCGGTGTCAAAATAATACCCTCGATATATATATTAATGGGATAGTTACAAAAAGCCATCAATTACATGGTGTACCTAAACAAAATTATGGGGATGTATATGTAGCACCCAATGGTGGATTTTCTGGTTATATTTCTAATTTATGGTATTATAATTATGCACTTGGTACAGCAGAAATAACAAAATTAGTAGAAAAAGGTGCAAATACCCGTATGAAAGGTGGCAATGGTCTGAATATAAATATGCCCAATTATATTTCGTTAAGATGGTTTTTTAGTGGAATGGGTGATGCGTTTAATCCTAGCAATCAGAATACAATTACAAATACTTAAAAAAATTGATTTATAAATGCATTATTATTGTCATACTATTCAATTCAATATGACAACAATAGTTAATGTAAAGGTAAAATATATTCGTCCAACTTACAACACCTTAGCCGATTGGATGGACAATTCCAATAATGAATATATTGGTAGATGTGGAATAGTATTTATAAACAACGAACGTTTTCCCAAATCATCAAGTCCTTGGGCAAATCCATTTAGTGTTAAAAAAGAAGGACGAGATAAATGTCTTGAATATTATGAAGCACATATAAGAGCCAAAATCGCAAAAGAAGGCATTGATGAATTAATGAAATTAAAAAATAAAACATTAGGTTGCTGGTGTAAACCTGAAAAATGTCATGGCGACATATTGATTGACATAATTAACGAATATTAATCATTCTTTTCTGCGTCATTCTTTTCTGCGTCATTTTTTTCAGCAATTGGATTTAGGCATACCGCTACTCGATAGTCATTTACCGAAACAGCTAGCCCTAAATTGCGTCCAGTGAATGCAAAATATAACAAAACACCTACAACAATTTCTATCATATATAAACTAACAAATAAGTTTTTAATATATTATACAATACAATATAATATAATATATATGTCTCAACCAATATGTTATTATTTACCGCAACCACCTAGGGCATGGTCAAGAGTGCAAAATGCTTGTTTTTTAGGCGACGCTGTATACGACATAAAGAAAATAGAAATGATGAATAAAGGTAATGTATTGCAATATAAGGGCAATAGTTCAAATTTAACGAAAACGCAAAAGTATTCAAAAATAGCACAAGGGCAATGGACAAATCGAAATACAACTTGGGCATCACAATCGACCCGTGGTTACACAAACCCAAATACCACTAGTTTAAAGCGTTCAGGAAATGTACTAAACTTGTCCATAGATCCGATAACCGGAACTGTTATAGGTCCCACGCTTGCGCCACCCACTTGTATAACTCCTGTTCCCTATTATAATGAAATGTTACCCACAAATGAAAATAGTTCTGCAAGTGAACCCGCAATTCCCCCGCCTGTAGAACCAACTTCGGGAAGTATTGTGTTTCCAGATATTATTCCGGATGCACCGGTGCCCCCAATTGTAATTCAAGATGGCGGCGCATTAATTTGTTCCATTAAAGAAAATATATGTACAGGGGAGACCAAGGCTACTTTATCACAACAATTATGTCATCCTACAACGGATTCGGATGTTCCAGGTACTATACAAGAATTATGTTGGAATGATGGTACCCCCACTTGGTATCCGAGGCAACGATATACAATGACGAATAGCAGTAATAAGTGGCCCACGAACGCGGTGTTAGTTAGTGCTGTTAAACGTAATCCTATATAAAAACATTTCATTTATTTTATCTTATTAGTATAAAGTAAATGACCAAGAAAACAATGAAATTTCCAGTGAGATATTTGCCGAAAAGTTTATCGCGAAAAGATAAACGCAAGCAACTAACAATGTTGTTAAAATCCAAAAAAGAATATAAACGACATAAATATTATGCGCGTGCAAAAGTGGCTTCTTATAAACATAAAACATCGAAACACATAATGAACGCACGTAAAATATATGGTATAACTAACATCAACCCAACGAAAGAATTAGCGACAAAGACAGGCTGTAAATTGGGCGCATTAAAACAAATCGTAAAAAAAGGGGAAGGTGCGTATTATTCATCTGGCTCAAGACCCAATCAAACTGCTAAATCGTGGGGATTAGCACGTTTAGCCAGTGCATTGACATCGGGTAAATCCGCAGTCGTCGACTACCATATTATTGAAAAGGGATGCAATCATAATAAAAAGGCATACCTTTTAGCGAACAAAGCGAAACAAAAATACAAGTAGTAAATGCGCCCCTGGGGGCTCTTTAAGTAGTTTTCTAATATATATTATTTTGGCGACCCCCGTCTTTAAGTAGTTTTCTAATATATATTAATTTTTTGGACCCATTTAAGCCCGCAAATTGGGGTTCATACATATAGCTTGATTAGGAAACACATCACCACTCATACAAGTGTCATTTACACCTATTTGAGAACACGAGCGAACACCTTGGTCGTCACCTATATAACACCATCCCGATTTACCCGTAATTTGAATAGAACTTCTTGAATCATCTGGACTTACTTCATAGGACGATTGTTTCGCATTATTTAATGCCATTTCTAAAGAATTTTTATTCCATTGTTCTGCATTTCCACCATCTTGTTGAATTTGTTGTTGAACTGGTAAACTCGATGTGGCTTGTTGCCCTATAGGTCGTTGCACTTGTCCTTTAGGTTGTTGCATAGTGTCCTGTAGTTGGTCAATTGTATCTATTGCAGTGCTCGAAACTATATCTATACCTGCTTTAGTGCCTGTAGCGGATGTTTCCACTGTTTGTTTGGCAGTCGTTAACGTATTGTATCCCAATAATTTTAATATGGGACCAAAAATATCTTCAATTATATAAGACAATTCTTGCGTTCCTTTTGCTAAATAAACAAAAATATTAATACCCATTAATGCCAAAATTAATATTATAATTATCCAGGTTTGCCAAGTTATACTTCCTATAAACGACGACCCATTTCCAGTAGATGGTATATTTTCTGGTAATGGTGTCAAAGTGGGAAAATCATCAGGCATCATATCCGTTATAGACCTTATATATTCTTGTGAACTCATTATAAATAAAAAATATATTAAATTTGCTATATTTAAATTTAATATAAACTAAACTAAAGGGTGATTTGTCATATCAATACCTTGAAAATTTGCATATGCTAATAATGCATTTTTACGCAAAGTATCACGATCAATGTCTCGTCGAATAATTTCTTCCTCTACTTCTTTCAAAATAGGATGTATAATTTTGGCAATATTTGCTGCATGTAATAAGTCCTGTTCATTACCTTTAAACGTCATATTAGTATCGGAATAACGAACATCACCTGAGCCAATATTGCCTTCAAACATTTCATTAAACGCAAATATTTGTATATCTAAAAGCATTTCACAGAATATAATAAACTCATTATCTAGTTGTGTAAGGTCATATTCTTTATTCATTAAATTATGTATTATATAAGTATGCATAAATGTGGGATCCATTGTAGTTGTTTCGGGGTCCATTGTAGTTGTTATGATGTCTGCTGTCGGTATAGGTTCCATTGTAATTGATATATGATGGTATGTTTAATATACTATCCTATTTCAATTTTTTTTATTTATTGTGGAAAAATCAACAAATAATTTATGTATTAAAGATATTCGGCTATATGTAGCTATAATGGAACCAGACCCATACAAGTTTAAGGTGCATCCCGAAAATCACCAACCATCAGTTGTATGCGATTTTTCTAAAATTTATAATCCTACTGATATGTACGTGACCTATACAATCACTATGCCAAATCACACACGTATACGTAAGCCCTTAGAAAGAACTGAAGTTATAGGCTAAAACTATTGTATATAAACTACCCCCACATTAATGAGTATTTTACACAGTAATTGGGTATTTTACACAGTAATTGGGTATTTTACACAGTAATTGGGTATTTTACACAGTAATTGGGTATTTTACAAGATATTAAAAAATTGAATTAAATAATATGACAGATAGTAGTAGTAGTAATATTGAAGAAATGAACTTAACCTGCTTATCTAAAGCCGAACTTTTAGCGAAGTGTGACGAACTTGGATTAAAAAAGTGCAAATTAAAAAACAAAAAAGAGTTAATAGAGTTACTAGTTGAAGAACAAGACGACACAACAAGCCATATAAAACATTTAAAACCATTAATCAAATGGAGTGGTGGAAAAAGCGATGAAATTAAAATGTTTGAAAAATATTTTCCAGAACATTATACAACCTATATTGAACCATTTGTAGGTGGGGGGTCGGTATACTTTTATTTAAATCCAAATAACGCCATTATAAGTGACGTACATACGGAATTAATTGATTTATATAAAAGCATAGGTGATGGAAAAGGTCAAGAAATATTTGATTTTATGAAAGAAACCCCTAATGATGAACCAACATATTATAAAGTTAGAGATAAAATGGACATAAATGACGCATTAGATAGTGCAAAACGGTTTTATTATCAGCGAAAGACTTGTTTCAGAGGTATGCTACGATATAATAAATCAGGCAGATTTAATATCCCCTTTGGTAGATATAAAACAATCAATTATAGTGAATTACTTAATAAAGATTATGAACTGTTATTGGGTAGAACAGAAATAGTAAATAAAGACTTTAGTTACCTATTTGAAAACTATAATGATGAACACAATTTTATGTTTTTAGACCCACCATATGATAGCGAATTTACAGATTATGGTTATTGTCAATTTGGTAAAGAAGAACAACAAAAATTAGCCTTGTTTTTCAAAAATACCAAAATTAAATGTTTAATGATAATAGGCAAAACAAAATTCATAGAAGAATTATATGATGGATATATAGTTGCCGAATATGATAAAAAATATAGGTTTAAATTATATGCTAATCGCATTGGTGATGAAATAAACACAAAACATTTAATTATTAAGAATTATTAAGTTATTCAAATCTCATTCTTATTTTAGTTCCAATTTCTCTAAAATAGGCATAATAATCCTCCTCTGTCCAAACAATATCAACGATACCCAAAAACTCTTCCATATGATCTATTTTTATTCCCCCAGTTTCGAATGTTTTTATATTTGACAGCCCAGCAGTTAGTATGTGTCTATTATAGACACTCCAATTCAATATTCCGCAATCAATCGCATAATCTAAATGCGTAGTTTTCAACGCGGTTTCTATTTCCCTACACTTGGTTATAGTTGCGGGCAGTTTTTCTGTATCCAGTTCAATATTGCCTTTCAATTCGCGATAATAAATAATTTTGTTCGTTTCATCTTTGAATATTAAATCCACATCCTTTTTTTTGTTATTAATGGTTTGAACACCACACGTTAATAATTCTAAGTTAGGATTAGCCTTTATTAATTCTTTGGATAAGAATTCACCTAGTCTGCCCAGTTTTATATTGATAGATTGCTCGCTTGGCTTTTCGCCATATAATAAATGTGATATGGACCCAGGTTTAGTAACCGTCAGTTCACCTTCCAACACTCTATCAACCCAAATCATTCCGCGTTGTTTAATAGTATGAATACATTCGGCATTAATTGCAAGCATATTTGTCTATAGTAATGTACTATAATTGTATACCTTATAAAAGTAATTCAATTTTTTGTTAAATTACTTAAACGACAATAAATAAGTAAATTGATTTAAGTTGGCTAAAATTTCATCACGAACATTAAGTAAATCGCTGTTGTTAGTTGCATTTATATTTATATGTATTAGAAATTCTTTGTATTTATTTATTTCCTTTGTGAAATCGTGTAGGTTGCTATAATCCGATAATGGTAATGTATGTTGTCCTGTTAAATTCACCCTGGAACCTGTTTTTCCCAGCATAATTTCAACGAATGTATCAATATTCGCATTCAGGTTCGCATATAATTCATCGGTTGCCTTGTGTTGCGCATAATTGGTGGTTGTCCAATGATATAATTTAACTGTGTTTAGCATTTGCAGGAATGTGGTGACGATTTGTGGGTGGGTGGTTTGGCGAGATGGAGCGTGACGGGTTGACCTATTTCGGTGAGATGGAGAGTGATGTGTCGCTCTCACACGTTTTGTCCTACCTTTTTTCATATATATACGACAGAAGATAATTTATTCTATACGTGGAATATATTCGGCACCTAAATTATTCATTGTTTCCAATTTGGCTATTGTCTTTTCCAAATTCGTTGATTTCATATTATTATATAAATAATCCGTTCCAGGAGAATGTTCATTCTTTTTTATTTGCTTATATATTTTATTTATATTTTGCGATATGGTTATTATTTTGTTTTTATCCCGCACTATTTCTTCTTCCAATGCATAAGGCTCGGTAAATACTTCTATCACAAAATACATTAATAACCTGCGTTTTTTATAGCAACCACTGCGATATCGCAAACAAAAAATACTTAACGCACTGTTTATTATGCGCTGAATTAGTGTACTACGCTTTTTCGATTCGGCTAAAAATATATCCCAAATAATCCATACGATATCCATTTGACACTTACTTTCAACCATTGCAAATTCACGACGCTCACATTTACATTTTTCCTTCTTTTGTTTACAAATCGTCTCAAATTCCATGATCCATTCCATCCAATAACAAGCACTTATGCTGTTTTTACCATCTTCGTTTAAATTATATGCCAATTCGTTCCCCGCTATGAATAATTCTTTTGGATCTTCTTTTAAAAACACATCTTCTGCATATTTCACAGTTGGTGCTTTAAACCGTTCTGTCATTTGTGTTAAATCAAAATCATCTTTCTTCACTTTTACTTCCGAATAACAATGTTTTTTTCTTGCATCACATAATACACACATTATTTCAGAGAATAATTTTCTCATTTTCTCATTATTTCTTAAGCGCAACTCTTGGTCTCTATACCCATTCGAGACTAGGTCTTTGAAATTATTTATTCGCAATTCTAAATAAGTTATCATTTTGGGGTTCCCTATATGTATATGTTTCGTATAAAAACCTATAATGGAATCCCATAAGTCCGAGTAATGACCTGCACATATTAATTCGGCACTCCAATAACAAGCAGGTTCTATTTTTGCATTATATAGGTTTTTGGTTAATTCTTTTTTTACATCTGTTTTTTTAAATTCGGAAAAGGTTATGCCTTTAAAATCTTTATCAATTCGTATGTCATTTATTTCAAGTTCATCCATATGTACAAGATAAGTTAATAATATTATATAAATAACTAATATTGGGTCGCAATCTTCTCTTTAAGTAGTTTTCATATATTATATAATCGATCGCGAATTTGATTCCAAAAAGTCAATTAGGTTTTTGAAAATGGACATTTATAAATGTCCAAAAATGAAAACCTAAAATACTTTTCCGAAAAAACTCACTAACTCGTCGGTTGTGACCATAATGCTCTCAAAATGGAACATTTGTAAAAATATTTGTTACAACATTTTTTTATATTTTATACGAAAAAGATATAGGCGTTTTTTATATAGCATAAATATAGCATGATTACGCCGAAAAAAGCGCCGAAAATTTTTCTTGTGAAAAATGCAACTTTATATGCTGTAAAAAAAGTGACTATGATTGACATCGCTTGAGTGCTATAATATAAATGCTATAAAAATGCTATATGATGCTATATCAAAAAACGCCACACATAAAATATGCAAGTTATATGAAAATAATGTTACCCCATTTTTTTAACATAGATAATATATAAGATGAATTTACAAAAAATGGTCAAATCTATAGGTTCCGCTTATAACAAATCATCATTATGGTGTAAATTATTATTATTAATTTCGTTATTGTTGTTAGTTATATTGACTTTTAAAGGGTTTAAAACTAACAAACCAGTGGAAGGCTTTCAACAACAAGACCAATTCTTAATTAAAACTAATTCGGGAATTTATGATGATTTTTACGCCAATGTGTATGATTATTTAGTCTTTAATAACTTAAAAGACGATTATGAAATCGGATATATTATGAATAATGCGACACCCACATCAAATAGCAAAATTTTGGATATTGGTTGTGGAACAGGGCATCATGTAGCATCACTGGGTTCTAAAGGTTTAGATGTATTAGGTATAGACATATCACCATCTATGATTAGCAAAGCGAAAGAAAATTATCCTGATTATAAATTTGAAATAGGAGATGCACTAAATGGGAATACTTTTGAACCCAATTATTTCACACATATTTTATGTATGTATTTCACGATTTATTATTTAAAAGATCATGCCACATTTTTCAACAATTGTTTTAACTGGTTAATTCCTGGGGGATATTTTATAATTCATTTAGTAGACCGTACTCAATTTGACCCTATTTTACCACCTGGAAATCCATTATTATATGTATCGCCACAACGATATGCCAAGGAACGTATCACATCTACTAAAGTGAAGTTTACTGATTTTTCTTATAGTGCGGATTTTAAATTGGATGAGCAGAATGATAAGGCGATTTTCGTTGAAAAATTTAAAAACGATACGGATGGTAAAATTCGCAAAAACGAACACGAAATGTATATGCCAGATATACAGCAAATCGTGGATGAAGCACAAGCATGTGGGTTTATTCTTCAATCCAAAGCGGATTTATTGCAATGCCAATATGAATATCAATATTTGTATGTTTTTGTTAAACCTGAATAAGGTAAACATTTGTTAAACCCGAATAAGGTAAACATTTGTTAAACCCGAATAAGGTGTTTAAAAAAAATTGAACTAACAAATAGAAATATATTGTAATGAAACAACTAAGAAATCATTACAATATGTCTACATTAGTAAATTTTAAGGAAGTATATTCATCTCGTATTTTACAGATGGTAGTTTATTTACAAATAACAGTAACTGAGTTTATAAATGATTCCAAAGGATTATTAGCAACCCATTTTGGTATAAATGAAGATGACCTAGAAATCGTATTATCGGGTCAATATAGTGAAGAATTCCCATCAGAAGCCATGCCCGCATTGATGCCATCAGATATCACATTGAGTGAATTGTGGGGTGATCGGTTACACAACATAGCCTTTTATATTCGTAGAAAAAATCAGGTATATCCACATGCGAACCGAGTTACCGCACCCATCGGTGACCAATTAGACAACCCACTCCACACCCAAATGCACACCAATATCTGTGTGGATGATTGTCCCATATGTCTTGAACATGGTGAATTAGTTAGACGATATGCTTGTTCTCATGGAATATGTACTACATGCTATGTAGGGTGTATTAATTCAAATATTGCAAATTGTTCTTTATGTAGGGCATTTTAAGGGTTTTCAATTTGTTAGCATAAATGGTAACACTTTTTTTCGCGATTTTTCAGGTTAAAAAAATGGACACAAAAATATTTCCAAAAGTATTTTTGGTTTTTGATTTTGGACATTTATAAATGTCTAATTTTGGAAAGCCAAAGGAAGTTTCCAAAAAACATTTCACAAAACAGGTTGTGACCATAATGCTCTTAAAACTGTTGTTGGGTGAAAAAAGTTGTGACAATATTATTTTTCCGGAAATCGCGGACATTTTGAGATTTTTACTAATTGGCTAACGAAAATAAGATATTTTGAGATTTTGATATTAAAATATCTCATTATTATAATATACTATGCCTAAGGACGTTATAGACTATTCTAATACGGTAATTTATAAAATTTCTTGTAAAGATACTCACGTATCCAAAGTTTACGTAGGATATACTACCAATTTTATACAACGCAAATATAAGCACAAAATAGCATATAACCGTCACAATAATGCCGATATTTATACATTTATTAGGCATAACGGTGGCTGGGATAATTGGAATATCGTTGAACTTGCAACATACCATTGTGAGACGGCTTTAGAAGCAAAACATAAAGCGCAAATTCATTACACTATGGAGACTAACGAGGCTACAACAAATACTAACAAAATATCTCAAAATGATGAAATAACTCATGGATTTAAATGCAACTGTGGAAACATTTATAAGCATAAAACGTCTTTGTGTAAACATAAGAAAAAATGCACATATGTTGCCGATGATTGTGATGAGGCTGATATGTCTACAATAGAAATGTCTATAAAATACCAAGAGGCTATTAAATACCAAGAAAAGATAGACAAATTAACCGATGTTGTTTTGGATGTTGTTAGTAAGAACAGTGAACTAACAAAGCAAATTATCGAATTATCTAAATCAGGTGGAACAACCAATAGTCATAATACTAGTCATAATAATAGCCATAATAAGACATTTAATTTACAAGTGTTCCTTAACGAAGAATGTAAAAACGCTATTAACATACGGGATTTTGTCGAGTCCATCCAAGTCCAATTAAGTGACCTAGAAAATACGGGACAAGTTGGATATGTTGAAGGTATTTCTCAAATATTCATTGATAACTTGGGTAAAATAAACAAACACGATAGACCTATCCATTGTTCGGATTATAAACGTGAAGTATTATACATAAAAAATGAGAACAAATGGATAAAAGAAACAGATGATAAATCTACCATTAAAAATGCCATCAAACAAGTGGCGAACAAAAACATAAAACAAATAAAACAATGGCAGGAAAAATATCCGGAGTTCAATAACCCTAAATCCAAAATAAACGATAAATATATGCAAATAGTGTATAATTCAATGTCTGGGTCAACTGAAGAAGAACAAAAGACCAATATGAATAAAATTATCAGGAATGTAGCCAAGGAAGTAATAATAGAAAAATAAAAATTACTTAAATATTTTGATTGTAACGCCACACAACACGCTAATGACTAGTATACAACAGATTGCATTAAATTTTTCCTTCTCATCACTACGCGACAAATAACCTTTCATATTATATTTTGTTTGTATATAGTTTTCTAGATATAGAATATCGCAACTAATATAAATATTCGTATCCTGTGTTTCATAATTAGTGAGTTTAAAAATAGGCAAAGTCCCTTGTTTAATTATTATGTATTCTGCACGGCTTACTAATAATTCGTCATAGTTGGCGCTTAATGCCTTTAATGTTAATACACATTTTTCTATACATTTGTTTGCCTTTAATTGAATAGATTGCTCTATATCCGATATGTCAAACATATATTCGTCACCTGGTTCAGCTTTGCCAAATATACTTTCATAAATAGGTTTTACATTTAGAATTGATAAATCATCCACACCGCATTTACCATATTTAATATCGAACAATTCAACTACATCCCTATTAATCTCTTCCATCCCGACTTTATCAACGTATAACGATAAGCTTGACATATTGTTGTTATATATTATATCCTATTAGGAATATAGGTGTTTCAATTTTTTTTAATAAGTATAATTCGTTACAATAAAATCTATTCAACCATTAAACAATGTTATTATATATAGTTGGGTTTATAATCTTATGGGTTGTCCTTTTTTTCCTATATTTGCGCTTGAAATTTAGGTTTTGGTCATTACAACCAGTGTTTCATTTTTATGATTTATATTATTGGGTTGTAAATGTGGGTATAATTCGCAAAAATTTGCCTTCCAAAAATAGATATGTTAATACAACCAAAATCAAAACAAAATACTTTGAAAACCTAAATGAACTAACAAAGAAACAAATAATCACCTTAATAAGACTTAATTATTATAGAAACAATGAGAACAAATATGATCCGAATATAGAAAATATATTGCCTTATTTTTTGGGTCACAATGCTCCCACCTTTTGGTCTTATTATTTAGAACCGGACATATTGATAAATAATATAACAAGTAAAACAATAGAAGTTCCAAAAATAGTAGGTGTAATTACAAGTAGACCATTACATGTAAGTATATATACTAATGGTAAAACTGCGTTTGATGTATATTATGTAGATTATTTATGTGTGAATAAGAATTGGAGAAATAAAAATATAGCGCCCCAATTAATTCAAACACACGAATATAATCAATCGTATAACAATCGAAAAATAAGTGTTAGTTTGTTTAAACGCGAAGAAGAACTAACAGGTATAATTCCATTAACAGTTTATAAAACATATTGTTTTCCATTAAAGGCTAATATGTTTGATAAATTAGAAGCAAATGTAACCATATTAACAGGTGATAAACAAAATATGTATTATTTATACGATTTTTTGTCTACATTAAATAATCGTGGAATAATAATTTATCCTGAGATGAGTAACCTAATGGAACTAGTTTCTACCAAAAACCTTTATATAAAGATGTTAGTTATAAATGGAAACATAGAGTCAGTATATGTTTTTAGAAAGACATGCACTTTTATAAAAAAAAGTAGGGAGATAATCTCGTGTATTGCATCTATAAAGAAACAAAAAGGCGCATTGACAACACACGATTTCATACGGGGATTTAAAGCATCTTTATGGACGATAATAAGAGAGAATAGTAATTATAAGTATTTATCCATCGAAGATATAAGCGATAATACTTGCATAATAAATAATATATGTGAAAAAACGCATCCGATTGCAATAAGTCCTATGGCGTATTTTTTTTATAATTTTGCGTATAGCCCTTTTAAATCGGGGCAATGTGTGATTATCAATTAAATAAGTAATTAAAAAAGAACTTAAAGACATATTTATAATTATTAGTTGGCTTCTCTGCGTTCACTTAATTACCGCTTATATTTTCCGACCTTTGTAAAACTATCTATCACAAATATAATAAATACACCTAAAAACGAATATAATACTACTTCTTCTACAACACTTCCTGTTTTATAGTCTTGTTGCTCTTCCAATAAATTTATCATATAATTAAGTTTTTCAATTAACGCTTGATTATCACCATTATTATTTGTAGAACTGGAATAATACTGTTTGTTAGTATCGACATTAGCATTCGCATTCGCATTCGCATAATTCGGAACCATTCGTCTATAATAATCTCTAACTTGCGCATCATTTAAATAAGCGCTTTGTAATTCTTGTAATTTTAATTTTTCATTATCGGTTGGTTGTGGAACCATATTTGACATATTTTCTGTTCGTTCACTACCCATTGATATCGGGTTATCAAAGGGGTTCATTGGTTTAAAATTGTCGGAATGTTTTGCACTTACAGCATTGCCTTTAAAATTATAATTACCTAAATCATCATCATCACTTGTATTATTATGAATAGATTGTAACACAGAATTTACCTTTTGGGGATCAAAATCACTGGAAGATTGACGGTATTTTTGGGTTTTTGTATGAGATTGTCTCTTCCTATTGATAGGGGTTTCGTATTGATCAGGTGGATTATTATCGGAATTTATTGGTTGGGCAGACATTGCTAAATATGACATTCTTCTTAATAAAAAATAAGATAATTATTTACTAAACAAACTGAATATATTAATTCATAATAAAAAAGGTATTAAATTACATAGCACTACATCTAGAAATTTATATTTATATTGTCTTTTTATGAACTAGTGTCTAATGCATTACCTAATTCAAGCAACTCATGCAACCGCTTAATATTGGAGTTAATTTCTTCGTCACGGGCTTTTATTTCAGCCAAACGGGCTCTTGCGTTTGCTCGTAATGTATCATTACTTATGCGAATGGCATTAGCTTCGTCTCTTGCTTCTTTAACAATTTGTTTGGCATGGTCTTCGGCGTCTCCAATCATTTGTCCTGAATGGGCTTCCGCATAATCCATAATTTGTTCAGCCCGGGCTTTTGCTTCTTGTTCAAGTTGTTCAGCCCGGGCTCTTGCTTCTTTAACAATTCGTTTAGCATGGTCTTCTGCGTCTTTAACACTTTGTTCGGAACGGGCTATTGCGTCTTTAACACTTTGGTCGGAACGTGCTACGGCTGATTGGGAACATTGAGCGGATGTTGATGAAGACATTTTAGAATTTACAAAACACTTGATAATTTGTACCTTGATTAGTAGCATAAAAAAGCATTTCAATTTTTTTATTTGGGTTATAAAATTAAAAACCTTAAATTTATAAAGAAAACATAAATTAATAAAATATATTGTATTAGTAATATAATGAGTGTTAAAACGAAAAGTATTGGTGCTCTTTTGGTGGTATTGGCTATAATATTGGCGGTAAATCCCCAAATAATTAACAATATTTATGATACTATTTTAGGTAGATTGGTTCTAATAGGAATCGTTATATTTTTGTCGATGAATAATATAACTTTAGGATTAATATCCGCATTGGTGGTTATATTAGCATCTAATCAATATGGGTTGTTAGTTGAAGGTATGGAAAACAATACAGTTCCCAATACAGTTCCAAATACGGTTCCTAATACAGTTCCTAATACAGTTCCCAATACAGTTCCATCAAATGAAAATGTCGGCGTCGATAAAGAAGATATTAAAGTAGCCATAATGCCTAAAGATTCTAAAAACCTACCTGTAAACCCAAATATGAATAACTCGGTCGACGTAACAGCAGCATCACCTAATGAGTTAGCCAAAACCGGTAAATTAGAAGGGTTTGTATTAAATAATAATTGAGATGGGAGCTATACTAACAATAAAATAAAATACCCGATAATATTAAATAACTATGCGTAAAATGTATTTAAAATTGTTAGTTGGACTTATTATAATTTTATGGGTTATTTATTTCATTCAATCGTATAAGCCTGTATTGGATGAAGGATTTACTAGTAAAATTAATGCTTTATATCGTCCTTATGTTAGACATATAAATAAACGATATGAGACATTTATGAACAAATATGGACCCAATTTGATTATACATAAACTTAAACGATGGAACATTATTTGAAATAACTATTTGGTTTAATTATTTTATATTAAAATAATATAACAATGCTACCTATTTTGTATGATACAATTGCCTTTGCACATAATCATATAATGTTTCTTAACAATAGTAAATTTTTTGCAGGGGTTGTTATGATTTTGCTCAATGTGGGTTCCAAATTTATAGCAATCCAATTTAGTAAATCAACCGAAGAATATCTTAAAATGAATGTAACCAAACAATTACTTGTTTTTTCTATGGCATGGATGGGTACACGTGATATTTATACATCCCTAGTATTGACAGCGGTGTTTACTATTTTGTCCGACCATTTATTCAACGAAGAAAGTCCCTATTGTTGTGTACCACATAAATATAGAATATTGGCTAAATTAGTTGACGACAATAATGATGGACATGTTACCGAACAGGAAATTAATAATGCTATTGCTATTTTAGAAAAATCAAAAAAAGATAAACAACGCAGGAACCAACGAGAAATGTTCACTCTATATGGAAATTATATGGATAAAGGGATTAACAGCCATTATTAGTCTATATTTATATTCAATTGAACCATATAATGGTAATAATTTATTATACTTTCTTCAAGTTAAGCTCATAACGTAGTTTGAAGTAAACATATATTCTATTTTATCAATTTATGTTAAATTAATAAATTAATAAATTACTAATTAAACAAATATATTATATATTATGTAATAGTATGAGCACGATTAAAGTAAATGAATATGAATATAAAATAATAGATGGAACACAGAGTGATGGTAGATGTTTTTCTGCGTCCATATTTTATGATTTATACAGCCAAGTTGCTGATAATAATAAGTTAAATGATTGGATTAAAACAAATATAATTAGCCCTATACTAAAAACAGAACAAACAAATTGTCCGGAATTTGTGTCATGGGCTATGATATGGGCTGGGACCCATAATGCAAATTTGGGTAAACTAAATTATGTAACTAACATATCAGGAGATGTAATTATTGCAGAAAATATGACTAAGTTGCAAATGTGTTTTGATATTCTTAATAATATAAAGCAATTTATTACAGAAGTAACTAACAATCCTGAAGATGAGTCTCTAAGCGAATTATCAGATAAGTTGCTACAATTTATATCTGACTATTCTGAATATGAACCAATTAAAGGTAATATTGATAAATTAAATGAACTAAATAGCAATATACTTAATTACGTAACGTCCGATTTGTCATATACAGTCAAAGAGCTTAATACATTATTACAAAATACTTATTCATATTTAGATACTATTTCGAAAAATGCCTGTAATGCTATGAAATTAAATGATGATTATAATTTGGTAATAAGTACTTATAAACAATATATTAACTCATTAAATATACCTTTATCAAATGATGGTGCTTATGAGTGGACTGAACCAAATGCAGGACCCGTACAGGTTCTTCTTAAATTGGAATCTATAAAATCTATTAATATTTATACGGCTAATAATGATACATTTCAAAAATATCCATCGAATAAATCATCAGGTAAAGATTTATATTTATATTATATTTTAGACACACATTATAAACCATTGACATTAATAAATAAACCTATAATGCGGAAGAATAGTGCCCCCAATCCGCCACCAAATTTTGCGCCAAATAATCCGCCACCAAATTTTGCGCCAAATAATCCGCCACCAAATAATCCGCCAATTTTTGGTCAACCTCCGCCACCTAATAATGCCCCTAATAATGCCCCTAATAATGCCCCTAATGAAGAAGTAGAACCTATCTCCAATGACACATCTCATGAAAAAACTAACAAAGATGAGAAAATACCGAATTCATTAATTATTTACATAAAAACACGTGTCCCAAATTATTATAAATTAAATTACGAACCCTATATGACCATTCCAAAAAATAAAAGTCACACGGTATATTTGGACCCACTTATTAAATATTATGAAGGACCTATTAAGAATTTACCAGCAGGCGCATCTAAGGACATAGTATTTACCCAATTCTTTGAAGCATCTGAATTTGATACTATGATAAACCGAATTTTAAGTGATTTCAGATATATGCAAAAACAAAGAACATTTAAAGAAGCTTATGACGAACGACTAATTGAGCATAATATAAATATTACACTGAACACCTTATTTAAACCAAATAATGTATTATATATTAATCAACTCCCCTATACAATTGTGGGATTAAAAGCAAATCCATCTAACTGGGAAATTGATAAAAAACCACTAGATAAGTTATTAAATCAGTTTTCGCAATTAACTATGAAACAAATTGAAGACGATGTTAAAAGGGAAGAAAACAGTATACCCGAAATGTTAAGACAAGGTAATTTATCATCTGTTAGTATAAATAACAGTGAAAACACCGATATAGTAAAACAAAATTTAAAACAATCTACTAAACCACCTACAACTAACAATGCTGATAACATAATCGATACATTTGTACAACAAACTGATTTACCGGGTGTTGCAACACATATTCAAAAATTATTAACCAAATATTTACAGCGAAACAGTCCTATAAATTATTCGAATACTTATGATTTAGCTAAAGATCCACTAACATTATCCTTATTAATTGATCCAGATTATTTACTTACTTTTATCAACACAAATAAAAAAACTACCTTAATAGATTTATATTCCGCATTTACGGATGAGAAAATGAAATTACACGATATAGACAACTCTTATATAGATACTTGTGTAGAATTGGTTAAATATAATGCGAATTTTGATACTAGAATAAATGAGATACGCAAACAACTTAAAAAAAAGTCTTTCAAAGAAACAATACAAACTAACAAATCCATTATTAATACTATTATGTCCGAAATAACACAACTCAAAGTAGGATATATGACCATTATTTTCAAAATAGCAGACATAATTGAAAACATTTATAAAATTCAACATACCTATTTTAGGGCGGTTAAGTTATTATTAGAAGGATTGAAAATAGATTATGCTAATATAATTCAATATTATGAAACCCCCGAGTTAGCATTAAAATGCATAGATAATGATATAGACTTTGTTAGTTCGTTTATAGAACAAAAGCCCGACAATCCTTATTCCGTATCTTATTATTCCAATTATGCTAAATTTACCCACTTTTACAAAAATCAGTTATACAAAAACAAACAATCCATATTAGAACCACAACCAAATTTTGCGGAAGATGCCGAAATTTATTTAACCAATCCTGATACATTATTAATTGAAAAAGAACAATATGAACTGTACAATTTTAAAATGTTTTTGGCTTATTCATATAATCAATTCGACATATGGATGGGATTATTTAAATCAATAGACACTTTTGTAACCTTTGTAACCCAAATAACCAATGGTATTATTATAAATACGGAACAGACATTGACAGACTTAAACAATGCATATACTAAATCCCAACAAGATGAATATTTTACAAAATTCAACATAGAAGGTATTAAGTCAACCTTTAATGGTAAAACAAACACATTTAGTTGGAATTTAGTTACCAATGATGGAAAAGCAATTGTGTCTAATGCTAAGGATGCTGGTTATTATTTATTTGAAAGCTTATATATTAAAAATGCTAAACAAAGTGTAAATGCATATGATGCAATTATTTTATATATATATTTGCTTGAAATACGCTGTTTAAGGCAAAATAGAGTTTATGTCGCCGAAGAAAACGTAAATCAATTGAATGTTGAGTTTTCATTAACATTAAATGTATACTTAAATATAATTATTGACAAACTTAAAAAAAAAGTTGCTAAAGACGCAAAACGCGACAATAACAACGCCAATAACAAAGCCAATATGCACATACCGACATCGTTGTTATGGGATACAAGTGATTTGCATGTATTGGAAAACATTTTAAACAAACGAAAAATAAACGATAAATCAAATGTAATATATCATGGAAGGCTTAAATCTATAATGGAATCGCGTGAAAGTTTAGTTGCGTCTTGCGAAGAAATATCCGATATCATTACACCCAATGTAAGTAAATCTGGGTTTATAAATCAATGCAATAACATAACTAACAAACTTACTAAGTTAACACCTTATAAATTCACAAATAGTTATTGGATGAATAAAAATATTAAAAATTATGACATTAAAGGCACTAGTGAATTTATTTATAATATGCGTAATGCGGTTAAAGATGCTTGGCACGACAAAATAATCGGTGATGTTAGTGTAAAATATTACTTGGATTGGGTTGTATTTAATAACGAATATGAAGGTGTAACTAGTTTATACTCAGCTATTTCCGACGGATTGAATAGACAATTGGAATTAACTAACAATGAAACAACAAATCCCTATACCGATTTTGTTGAAAATAAACGAACGTTTACAGTACAATCTCTGAAACAAATGTTTATGTTTTTTTCTCAGGTTACGGACGATAGCGATTATAGTATTGTTATGGCTGTATTGGAAAAGCAATTAAAAATTAAATTTATTCTGTTTACTATGTTTCCACATAATTTGCCTATGACTGTAGGTGATATTGTGTTATATAAAAATATACCGTACAGAATAGTAGCTGATAATAATGATACCAATACATATGATTTATATAACGGCTATAATACGACAAAAACAGTGAGTAAGAGTAAAACAGAACTATTTAAGAACAATCCTTTAAATAATTTTCGCATAGCATGTAATAGCAATGACAATAACGACCCAATGATATTCCAAGATTTTATGTATATAGTATTAATAAAAAATACAGATGAATACAATAATGAAACCATTAAATTCAAATTGGTTCACGATACTAATAAAGAGTATATTATTTCGGAAAATGACATATCCATATATATTCAATATTTGCTTTATAATAGTTGCCCAATTTTAGACGCACAAAAACTTAATTTAATGGGATATAGAAATACCAATATGCAAAAAACTATTTTAGGATTTGAAGAAAATAGAATACCAAAAGAAAACAGTCAACAATCTATTAATAAGGATATTAATAAAGCAGAGAAAAAACTATTGGAGTATGAAACAAACTACAAACTGTTAAAAAAGACGATGCCATCGACCTTAGATAACGCACAAGAAGCCGAAAAGTTTTTATACAAAGAAGAAATAAAGGAATTAAAACAAACCATACATAATTTAAAGGCATTACAGAAGCAACAAAATTCGGATAAGCAACATGGTGGCGCAACTCAACCTAGTACGCAATATAATAATTATATGTTGCCTACTAATACAAATTATAATTATAATAATAATAATAATAACCCATACCCATATCCTCAATATATGCCCCCTTATATGTATAAATATCCATATATGTATAATAATCCTTATATAAAACAACCTGTAGCTATTCAAAATAAAGAAAAAGATAATCAATCGAAATTAGCGTTTTATATAACCATTGAATTGGAATTATTTCCGGGTAAAACGCCCAATATGTTGCAAAAAAGTATTATAAAATGTCAGAGCACATTTGAACGAATTAGAGAAGCCTGGACAGATATTTTTGGTTTTAAATATGTTCCTGGACCGATGAATGAATATTATTTATATGCGCAACAAGCACAACAAGCATCCAAAGAACCAGAAACAAAGAATAATAACAAATAAAAATAAATAATTAATCTATTGTAAACGGAATGTGTACATTAATTTTATAACAACAAGGATGTGCGTCAAATTCATTGCGATGAACAGTTTTAAACCGGCGAAGATTTAAAATGTGACAAATTTATTAGTAGGTTTTTTCTAATTTTATTATAGAAATGACACATAAAAGCGAAGATTATAAAATATCTGCTGTTAAATATTATTTGAAGAATAAAGACAATATTAGACAAACTTATAAAATTTTTAATTGTAAAAAATATGTCGCATTGATACAAACATATTGGGCAAGTATTATCGGTCATAGTTATGTTGTTATGTTGTTATGTTGTTAGTTACAAATGATAAACTAACAACATTTAATTCAATTTTTTACATATAAATTATTTTATTATTCATTTGATTATAGAATGAATATCGTTATCTATAGCATCAATAATTGTTTCCAATGATTTTACATTGGGTTGTGAACTAACATCACTTAATAAAAAAGTTGTTAAATTAAGCACTATTTTTATTTTATCCGGCGTCCACATTTTAGAAAACTTTTCCAAAATACACGTATCATACAATAAAGTGGTATCATTTTTAATGAACAATGTTTCTACATATTGTGTATCTAAATAATTAGATATCAAACTTAAGTAATAATTTAGACATAAAGTTATAATGGAACATGATTTATAGGTTTCAATTAATTTGGATATTCCATTTTGTGCGCATTTAAATAATTCCTTTATTTTTGGATTTTGTTGAATAGAAGGTTGGCTTAAATACTTTTTACAGGCGCATTCAATTGGGTTGTATAAATAATGTATATCGGTTTTGTTAGTTTTAAAATAATAACGACAAATGCCTTGAAACAGTCCTGGCTCTTGAATATAAATAACATTATTATCTATCCTAATTTTGGTTCCTATAGGTTTATAACTTATTATAGCAAGTTTAATTATGACTGTTAATGGTTCCAAAATAAATGAACGCATATTAATTTTATTATTATCATCAGGAATAGTGGTTTGCATACTCATTAATATAAATAGGCTTATATATTTATATATTTTATTTATAATTTATATTCATATTCATAAATTCACAAACTAACTCTTCTGGAATATTATTAAAATCAATAAGCATGTTGTTGAGTTCATATGTTTGTTGATATATATCCAATTCTTGTAATTTTTTGGTTAATAATTCTCTGTTTTCGAAATACTTAAGTGCTGTTTTCGGTCCACATTTAGGAAATACGGATGGTATATTGTCACTAATATCACCTGTAAGAATTTTGCAAAACAAGTCGCATTCCGCATTACCTGTGCATGATTTTTGTTCAGTTAGTTTTTTGAACGATAAATTATATAATTGCACTCTATCTTGTGCTAACTGTAAATAATCTTTATCGGATGTAATTATATATACCATACAGTCGGGGTATTTTTCCAATACATGCTTTACCGAAATAGCAATACAATCGTCGGCTTCTAATTTGGGATGTTTGAAAATAGTACTAGCGCCACCTTTTATAAATAAATCATCATCGTAAACCATTTTAAAGAAAGGACCACCCATAAACCCATCTTCTGGTCCAGATGCTCTATTAGCTTTATACATTGGAAACAACTCATTTCTCCAAATATCCCGTCGCTTACAATCTTTACCAACAATAATCGTTGGTTTAATCGATTTATCTAATTTAAGTTTATTTGGAATAGATTGTACATTATTGACGAAGGTTGTTTTAAACTTTTCAACAAATATTTCGCTTTGAAACGGGTCATTTAATATATCTAAGTCATCCGGAAACGCATTTTTCCACCAAGTAAGTAAAGAATGGTACCGATAAAAACAGAAGTAACTACCATCAATAAATATGAAAGTGGGTCTAAATGTTGACTGCATTTCTTTACAAAAATCCATATAGTTACATACATATATTGTATTTAATTAGTTTCAATTTTATATTAGTGGACTATTTGTTAGTTGATATATATTTTACATTAGACGCATATTATTTTGCAAAAACTTATTTTTATAAGCTACTTAGAAAATATAAATATAATGTTAAGCATGTGTATTTGGATTTATGTGACCAACTATCACAAATAAATGATGGTGACATAACATCTAGTTAAGTTAAGTTAAGTTAGTGCCTAGTTTTTATGGTTTTTATTTTTTTACGCGCAGATCGCACACTTCGTACATATCTTGCGGTTTTTTTATTACGTCTATTTGTATTTGCAATTGATTGTAAACTATTTGTTAGTTTAACTGGGTCTTGATATGCCACACTTTCTAATTCAGCTGATAGATGTTTTGAAACACTCCGTTCTTCTTTCAATGTTTCTGGTGCTTTATGGATAACTTTATGGTTTTCAAAACGTTTATTTAAGCGCGTTAATATACCTAGTTCAAGTAAAATGGTTTCATATTCAACTAACAAATCAGTAATATTTATAACCCGTGTTTTAGGATTAAAGTCCCACATTTTATGAAAAAATATAGATAGTTTTGTAAAATCGGACAAGGATAATGCACCCCGTAAATGAAATTGGTTCGCCATAAATTGTAATGTGAACCCTAGACTAAATATATCAATGGAATCGGTTATGTGGTTTAATACACTCTCATAACTCTTACTACTAACAAGTTCATCAAACCCCTTAAAAAAAGCATTCATATAAGCTAATCTGGTAGATGTGGATGGAATAACATTATCAGGATTTAAATAAGTAAACAAAATATCAAATGCTTTTGGTTTATTAATTGGTAAATAAATTTTTGGTTTTATATTTTTATTCATAATAATTCTTTGAGACAATAGGTGTTGAAAATTGGTGGGATTTGTCTTATACTCGTTGTAATAGCCTTTATTCATAAACCCACAATCAAATGGATAAGACCAATGAAATATACCCAACCTATTATTGTCCTCTTTGGAACTTTTTAATACTGTGTTTTTTGTTCTCATTGTACCAAAATCTATATATTTCAATTTCATGTTGTCCAAATTAATTAAAATATTTTGTGGTTTGATATCATTATGCACTAAACCATGTCTTTTAAATACTACTAACCCTTTAATCAAGTTATGGACTTCTAGCCAAAATAAATCTGTGGGCGCATCTTTATTTAATTCTTTGTTGCAAAATTCCTTTAAATTAGGACCTCCATTTTTCATAAGTAATAAACTATATTTATCAGGCGATTTAATAACCTCTTTTGATTTAATCGATTTGCATTTGGATATGTCGTTAACAACCCCTTTTTCTTTTAAATTAGGTTTACATATAACAGGTGTTCCTATATGATAGTTATTATTGGGATCTACCGTTTTAAGGGTTACAAATTCGGATAATTCTATTTGCGCATCTTTGGTTTTCATTAGTTTTGATACATAGTTTTTATAATCAATATCTTGACCAGTAGTTGCGTCGCAATGTATAGGTGGACTATGTACACAGCCATATGCCCCCTCACCTACTACTTTTCTTTCCATATTATAGTATATGGTAAGAAAATATATGTAAATTTTAAATGTCTATGCTAACCGTATTTTTATCTGATTTTGGTTTTCTGCGACTGCGCTTAGGAACATTTCCTTCTCCTTGAATGCTTTTTAAATCATCTACACTAATTGTGCTATTATTATTGATATCTTCGATAACTATATCCACATTATTTGAATGGTTTGGTGATATATCTATGGTCTTTGTTTTTAAGCCTGATAAAATACTAGAAATATCACTTGGTCCCCTCATATCTGGACGTCTTGAACTTTTTTGGGATGCTTGGGGAGGTTCTAATCCATTTAAATTCCATTGATTATTTTTTTCCTTTATGCTGATGCCGTCTTCTTGAAACGCAGTACCTTGTTGAAACGCAGTACCTTGTTGAAACGCGCCTCGCGCCATAGACACATCAGGACGCCCCATATTCATATTTCCCATATTATTACCGGCTCTATTTGGGGGTGGTTGCATCCCATGGGGACCTTGCGTAGCCATAGATGGTGGCGGTCCACGTCCCGAAGGCACTTGTGGTTCCGAATTCATTAGTCCACCCATAAACCCAGCAAATCCAGGATTAGAACCTGCCATAGAATTTACCGCAGCGGATTGAAATTGACGCATAAGATCTGGATTTTGTTTCAATATATCGTCCATGCCTGGCATAGCCGACTTAAACATAGTATTCGACATATGAACCATCATTGCACTTCCACCTAATTGAAATAACAATTTAAGTTCTGGCGATAAAGTCGCCTTTGTCTTATATTTTTCATACATTTCACCAAAAATATCGTCATAATCAGTTATATTTTCGTTTAATTGTTCACCCCAACCATCTAACTTAACATCGAATGGGTCAAACCGGTTATTCAAAAATTCCATACCATTTATAATAGCCATCATCATGTTTCCTTGAAATTTAACCGAATTTTGTTTGGTTTTTTCCTCCATAATCATTTCATACTCACCCATCATTTCTTGCAATGACGAATCCATATTGTATTTTTTTGTTAGTTCCACACCCTTCTTTTCAAGTCCTTCCAATTTCCTTAAATACTTAAATTTCTCCTTAAGAAATTCATCTTTAGATAATTTTGGCTCACTTGACATTTTATAATCAGGATTAACAGGTATATCATTAAACTTGCCATATCCATCCCAAGTTTTATTATCCGACGATGTATTGGCGGTAGAATGTCCTAAATTTGACCTAGATTCATTCTCTACAATTCTAATGGATGGCTCTTCATTAAAAGAAACATATGGTTTATCATCGAAATTAGATTTAATACCAAATAATCCCGAATCAAACACATTATTCATAGGGGCAGACGTTTCGGATGCTAAATTATTCAATTCGTTTTCTAAATTATTTAAATCTTCGATATCTATGTCACTTGATGAACCATGTCTTGTGGGTTTTTTATCATTCATAAGTAATTCAATTCCACCACCAAAATTTGGTCCACTTCTTCCCCCACTTCCTCCACTTCCTCCACTTCCTCCACTTCTCCCACCTTTATCCCAAGAATTGTCTAAATTATCAAAATCCATAGAAATATCTATTATACCGTCGTCCATTATGAATTATTAAGAACTTTTATTTTTAAGTATTACGAATTACAATATATTATAATGTATTTTATTGCATTTAATTATATTGCATATTTGATAAACCACATACCTTGCAAAAAACAATCGGATAAATCATCCTTTTTTTTATATTTTTCAACAAATGATTTCCACTCATGAAATCTATCATCTGTTGTAACTATGTCTAAACAAACTTGTACAGATAATTTTTTTCTTTGTTTATAATCTGTTTTTATTTTCTCCTTAGGCAAGTAATCTTTTAATTTATTACTAGCACTAATAATTTCAATACGCATATTATTATTTTTCATAATAAAATATTGTGCAATCATACCTTGCACCATTTTCATTTTATTGGCTAATGGTCCAATTTGATTTTCAATAATCATTATATCAATACTTGATATATAGTGTGCGAAAATTTCATCGAATTTATGTTGCATATTTCGACCAATAGTAACTAAATCTACCTTAACTGCGTTTGTTTTGGTTATTACTGTATAACAGTTGTTTTTGACAAATTCATTGATTATTTCTAACAGGTTTGCTTTTTTTAAAGATGTGTCCCATGTTAGTTTATATTTGTTGGCTATGGTTTGTAATGATTGCAGTTTTTGTCGTTTTAAAAAGGAGAACGACAGTTCAGCCGACGGTTGTAAGTAGTTATGCTTTTTAGCATGTTTCAAACAATAACAATTATCATTTTTAGAAAACTTAGCGGGTTTATTACAAACAGTAGAACCATCAACCTCACAGCATAGCAATTCCGTTTTCTCACTTAAGTCGATATTATTCCATTTTAACACTTGAATGTGTCCATCTATAATCTCAAACAAACAAAAGGATAAATTTTTTATGCCTACATCTATACTAACAATTTTCATAAGTGTATATAGTATAATTACAATGTTATTATATTGTTTGTAATAATATTATAATTCAAATGATGTGCTTGGAATATAGGGTGGAGCACTTGGAGCAATAATGGGTGGTGCACTTGAATAATATGGTTCTGCATAGGCTATAAGCGTAGCGACTGGCGTTATAGGTTCAATCATTATAGGGGCACTAGGTTTAGGCATAGCAACAGGTTTAGGCATAGCAACAGGTTTAGGCATAGCAACAGGTTTAGGCATAGCAACAGGTTTAGGCATAGCAACAGGTTTAGGCATAGCAAGATGTTTAGGCATAGCAACAGGTTTAGGCATATTGTCCCAATCTGTATTTTTCATAATTTCGACAAGTTTATTAACATCATTTGTATGTTTTGCATCGTTCAAGTGTTCATATCGAGAAATTATGGTTGTTATGTCGTTGTTAGTTAATGTATCTTTACAAGCATGATCTTTTTGATGCGGATGATGCATTATATGCTTATTTGGCGATTTGTTAGTTGAACAATAAAATAAATTTCCCATAAATAATAAAGCATCGGTGATTGTTTCTAAATTGTTTATAATCTATTATTTTTTAATTTAAACCCCGAATGAATTAGTCGGTATAGATGGTGCGACCATACGTGTTTTCATTCGGACTTTGGTTAGATAATCATTTTTAAGGTCGGAATTCGGCAATGGTTGTGTATCTTGATGAATTGAATTAAATAAAAAAGGTGTGTTGTTAACAGGATTATTGTGATGAACTATATATGGATTATTACCAGATGCGTTAAAATATTGCATGGTATTTGTTTTCATAATGTCAGTTGCACATTTTTGCATATATCTTCTGTATTTCCAATTGGAATTAATTCCTGCGTCGGTTCTAAGTTTATTGTTAGTTGACGCGGTGGGTTGCCAAGCACTATTATATGTATGCGTTTCACCTATGTACTGCGTTTCACCTATGTACTGCGTTTCACCTATAGTATAATAATTATTCATATTATACTAAAGATATATAAAATTATTTACTTGTCTCCAAGTAATTTAAGAAGTTCATTCTTTTTTAATTTGGTAGCATTAGGGATAAGTCCCTTACAAACTACAACTTCTCTAAGTTTGTTAGTAGACATTTTTTTATAATCTGTACCAATAGCGTCTTCAATGCTGTTATCAATATCTTCAGTTTCGAATTCCACTACTGCATCTGATTTGGGTTCTGCGTCTAAGTCTAATTCTTCTAAATCGTGACTATCCGGTTCCCCATCATTTACTAAATCTAACTTAAGTACTTTGATTTTTCTTGGTTCCAACTCTTCATAGTCTAAGTTTTCAACATTTAAGTTTTGCAAATCTTCTCCTTCTAAATCTTCTCCTTCTAAGTCTTCAACTTCTAAATCATCACCTTCTAAATCATCACCTTCTAAATCTTCTCCTTCTAAATCTTCAACTTCTAAATCATCTTCTGTTTCTTCACCTTCTAAGTCGTCATATTCTTCGTTATCATCTTCATCATCGTATCCACCATCAGATACATTAATTATATTATTAATAGATTGTCCACCCATCATATCAGACGCATATTGTATATCCATATTCTCTTCCTGTTTCACAGGTCTATTTGTATCTTTAACTTGTTGAAGATCGTTGGCTAAACTAACAACTAACCCAAGCATAGAAGATAATTTATGGTCTTGTTCAGACATTCTATAACTAACATAAGTAAATATTCCTCCAATTAATATAACGATGATACCAATACTAAATAAAAACGATACATTAAAAATATCAAAGATAGCCATTATTAAACATAACAGATATATTTTATTTACTATTGTAACGAATATATTTATAGTTATTCAGTAACTAAATCTAGAATTTCTTGCGGATATTGCATATCATGTAATATATTTAATCCTCCTTTTATATACGATATGCCTACATCTAATTCATAGGTATAGTTAATTAAGCGCATCTTTCCTTCTTCGGCATCAGTTACATGTGTTTTCATATGATAATTTTGTATTCTTTTATTTTTATTTAATTTCTTGCATAATTGAATATAATGGGTTGTTAGTATACAAGTAAGATTAGTATGTTTAACAATATATTTCATAAACGCATTCGCACTTATAATTGCTTCATCTGGATTAGTTCCCGAATATAATTCATCAAATATGCAAAAATGTCTTAATTCGTTATTTGATAACTCATTTATGCTATCAATAATTTCTTTACATCTTCTGGCTTCCGCTTGAAATAAACTATCTCTACCAGACGTATCTGGAATATTTAGGTAACAGTGAAACTTATCAATAGGTGTTAGTTTAAGACCATCAAAACATCCAAATCCTATCTGTTGTGAAAGCAACACATTGAGCAATGCGGTTTTAAGAGTAGTTGTTTTGCCTGATGCATTTGGACCAGTAATGATCATATTTTTATGTAAATTACAATCATTTTTTACGATGCTTTCTGGTTCAGCATTAATGAATTTAGGATAATACATTTTAGTAAATGCTAGTTTGGCTTTTTTAGCGTTGTTAGCTTTACCATTAGCATTTGAATTCGTGTTTGATTTATAAAAGGTAGCACCTACAAGTTTATTTTCCGTTATGTTAGTTCCAATATGAGATAACATATTAAAATAACCATTAAATCCAAATGAATATAACATAGCATTATTATATTGAGTATTGTTATATAGTTGATAAAAATTATACATAATATGTCCAATTTCATTAATTTTGGAAAAAGAAAATGTAAAGGGTGTTATTTTGCATAATTCATTATGAAATTGACACAAGAGTTGTTTATTTTGGTCTAATTCATTCAAAAAATGATTATAGGTTGTTAGTTGGTTTGCCTTATCAGAGTAATAATTCATTATTTCTATGGTATGTCCTAAATAATGCTTAAATTTCTCAAGATAGAAGTGGATTTTTTGCATATTAGAATAAAAACGAATGCACGATAATATGTTTTGGTAAATAGAAAACAGATAAAATGCGGAAGATACTAACAAATAAAGTTTTTGACTTGTGCTAATTGCATTGAACTGTGTAAATATTTTAAATATAGCATGATTTGCTATTATTGATTTAAGTATATCAATATATTTTGCAACATTCAGTTTAAATCCCGAAAATTTAATTATAATAAATGGCACTATAAGAACAAATATGGGTAAACATAACGATAATATTGGTGATGCGATATTATATAAACACATTATCTGTAAAAAATTAGGATTATTATTTAAACACTTAGCAAACTCCCAATCAATATATAAATATTTTTCACAGAACCCTGTTTCGCCCTTTATTTCTTCCCATAAACTAACAATATTATGTATTTCAAAATCATGAATATCGTTTTTATTAATTATGGTATTTAATTCTTCTGAATTTAGACGATTTGTTAGTTCCTGTGTTTCCTTTAAATAGGCTACATCAGTTGTATAATATTTCGCGAATTGTTCAACTACTTCACTAGATGCTTTATTGGATGGTTTAAATACCGTATCATAAATAGACAGATCATCTTTATTAATACTTTTTAGTATTTCTAGTTCGGACAACAATTGGTCATTAAGTTTTTGAACTTTACTGTTATAACGAATAGGTATCTTAAATACATCGTTAATATTAGTGTTTATAGTTTTATTTGTAGTACATACTGGTAAACACTTATTTTCATTATCTTGAACGTCTGACATTACATTAATGCATAAAAAATATTAATACATTAAACGAATATATTATATAGTTACACATCTTCACTACCATCATTGGACGTTTTGTTAATTAGTGATATATGTTGTGTTTTAGACCAGGTTATTATTTTGTTAGTACATAAACTACAAGTCGCAAACATAAATGCTAGAGACATACCTAATATACCAACTAACATAATAGTGATAAACATAAATATAAGCATAAAGGACGATTGTAATAGAAAGCAAAACAGGTCATGTGGTATACCGTTATCAAATAATTCATATGTATTATTAAGATTAAGACATAATGTTGCTAAACTTTTCCAAACGAAACTAACAAAGAACACAAGCAATTGACATCTGTTTTTGTTCACGTTGTATTCCAAAATGGGGTCTATAAAATAAAATGAGAACACCAAAGCCATAAAGGTAAGAGATTGACAAATTATGATATAGCGTTGTATTTCTCCCAATTCCACTGTATAGTTTGTTAGTATACTTTGTAACAGTGATAATTTTTGTATCGTATAATGATTAAATATGGCTGACATTGAGTTCCATAAAGTTATTATAATAAATATGGTATTATTCGCGACAAGGTCATATAATGTAAATACTTTAATAGAATGTTTCGCAATCATTGTCGTACTTTGTTAGTTTGATTTAATTATAACTAGGTTTATTATTTCAATTTTATGATATACAAAAAATTGAATAATATAATACGTTAACTTGAAATTATACTATTATAATGAACCTTACAACATCTTCGATGAACCTTACAACATCTTCGATGAACCTTACAACATCTTCGATGAACCTTACAACATCTTCGATGAACCTTACAACATTGTTATTGTTGCAACGCAGTCCAACATTGTTTGCATTAGGTGCATTACTAGTTTTATTATATGCGTGTTATGTTTATAATAAATTAATGAACAAAATTAACCAATTGGAACAATATATTAAAGAAAGAATGGAACATATTAACCAAAGTTTGGATGACAAATTACGCACTAAATATACCAACCCAAAATTGGGATATCGTGTAAGTATTCCTAATACCCAAATGGATGTCGTAGATCTGACTATGGTAGACATCGACCTTACTGGTTATGCAAAGGGCGTTGGTCCTATATATGCGTGTCAGGAATGTTTAAAACTGTACATAAACGATAAAACAAATGAGTATATAACACGTAGATTTGGTCAACTAATATATGAATGGTTAGGAACACTCGATTGCACTATAGATGAATTATTGGATTTATCATTAGTTAAAACTAAATTTATACTAATGGCGTTAGAAAAATATAAACCGGACACAACCGACAGCGACTTAGTAATGAATTACGGCGAAGCAGTAGAATCACTTACATATCAAATGAACCAATTAACTAATACTAAACCCGGACGGTAATTCAATAATTTGGGTGGAATAATATTGTTCTATTTCTTTCATTTTTTCTATATCTCTTCTAGTAATGAGATTAATTCCTGTTCCCTTTCTACCCCATCGTCCAGATCTACCAATGCGATGAAGATAATTATGTACATCTTTAGGAAGGTCAAAATTAATTACTACTCCAACTTGTTGAATATCTATTCCTCTAGACGTAACATTGGACGAAATAAGAACACGTGATGAACCATTTTTAAATTCTTCAAATACTTTTTCTCGTTCTGATTTATCCATGTTACTGTGAAGACAGCAAACAGGGAACCCATCTTCTTTCATTGCTTCATATAAGTCATTAACACGTTGCACACTATTTGCATAAATAATACATTGGGATAAAGATATGTGTTGATATAAATCCTTTAATGTAAGAAATTTTTCTCGGTCATCATTTACGGCAACGAAATATTGCTTTATGCCTTCTAATGTGAGACTTTCGGCTTTAACACTTATTTTCACAGGATTTCTCATAAATTTGGTGGTTATTTGATATATGTTAGTTGGTAATGTGGCACTAAATAAGGCAATTTGTACGGATTTATTTAAATATTTGAATATGTTATAAATTTGTTCCTTAAATCCATAGGATAACATTTCATCGGCTTCATCTATAATGACTAGTTTGAGATTATTCGCATTAATATGGCGCCTTCTAATCATATCTGATACTCTACCAGGACAGCCTACAATGACATGGGGTGGGTTATTACGCATTTCGACAACATCGTCATCAATAGATGAGCCACCTACCATAGTTTTAATACGAATGCCAGTCATCATAGATGATAAATTGGTAATAACTAAGGCTATTTGATGTGTTAATTCGTGTGTTGGAGCCATAATAAGAATTTGATTTGAATTATCGGACACATCCACTTTGGCTAAGGCAGCCACTGAAAACGTGCCTGTTTTACCAGTTCCCGACTGTGCCTGAGCAATTAAATCATGTCCATCTAAAATTGGTTTAATTGCTTTACTTTGTATAGGACTTGGTTTTTCGAACCCATATGCATAAATGCCCCTTAATAGATTGGGATTTAAATCCAAATCGTCCCAATTATTGAAAATTTGGACAGGGCTATCTTCGTTGGTTGATTCACTTAACATAGACATAGTATAATATACATATTGGTTTTAAGTTTATTTAACATTATATATTTAAAAAAAATTGATATAAATAATAGACTATATATTATACAGTCACAATGGCAACTATGTTAAAGTATACTCTTAAAGAAACTACCAATATATCACATAGTGGATTTAGTTATGAAATACCAGAGGATACATTGAATACTATTAATTATTTATGTATGCAAGTGGGAAGTTCGATAATTAATTCCAGTTTATTTATTAAACCAGCGACAACTGCAACATACACGAATGATGTGGCGCCAGATTTTAAGAAACAAAAAAAGAGAGGTAATAAAGGTATGGAGGTAAGTTCGGATGATTGGGAAAGTATTCGTAATTTCCAAACAACCAAAATAGAGCAAAAAACAGGTATTGATGGTGATATAAATGAATTGCGTTTATATTTGAATAAACTTACCGATAAAACGTTTTTAGACATGCGAGAAAAAATTATTGATAAAATTAATTCGGTTTGTAAGGATTATGAAGGGGATACTTATAAAATTGGTATAGTATTATATGATTTATGTTCAACTAATCGGTTTTATTCCAAAATATTTGCTGACTTATTTGCCGAATTAGCATTCATGTATGATTGGTTGAATGTACTATTTAAAGAAAAATACGATACCCTAATGGAACAATATATGAATATAAATTATGTGGATTCAGACAAGGATTATGATGGTTTTTGTGAAATGAATAAGACAAACGAAAAACGCAGGGCGATAACCATGTTTTATCTTAATTTAGCCATAAATGGCTTTATCCCAAAAGAACGAATAGTTAAATTATTACAAGACCTGTTGTCGTCGATTATGAGTATGATTAATCAGCCTGATAAGAAAAATGAAGTAGACGAATTGACGGAAATAGTAGGTATCGCGTTTAATAGGGAAATTATTGATTTAGTAGATATGAAAAAAGAATTCCAAATAATGGGGCGAACAATAGTGGATACAATTAGTGGATTGGCTAAACAGAAGGCAAAGGATTATCCAAGTTTATCTAACAAGTCTATATTTAAGTATATGGATCTTGTAGAAATGTAATTTAATATATTATATGGCAGACAGTGAAAGTAAACCAATATAGAAGTTTAGATTTGCTAAGGGAACTAGGTCTAAAACTAATAAGGGATATAGAGATCCAACTACAACCCGTAGAGCAGATGGGGTGGATGAGGACGGTAATGTAAATGATGGCGCAAAAATTGAAAAAACAACTGGTAAACCTAGGGTTCCATTTGGTGAGGAAAGATTTGATGAGAGTGGTAATGTTAATCCATGGGGAGGAAAAAAATCAAGACGGAGACGAAGAAAGTGTAGTAGACGAAATTCAAGGCGACGCGGTTCTCGACAACGAACGCGTTGAAATCGTTAATACAAATTAACCCATAGGATTTTATTATAACCCCTTAAATATTATTTTGGCGACCTAGGGTATTTAAGTAGTTTCATATAGTATTTTATTATTTGTAGAAATATAATTTAATATATTATTTTTTTTATAAATATATATTAAATGGCGGAGAGAAGAACGTTAACTTTTGCTGAGAGTACAAGGGATCCATCCAATGCATATGCACAATCAACTACCAACCGTAGAGCAGATGGAGTGGATGAACAGGGTCGTGTAAACACGGGTGCAAAAATAAATCCACAAACTGGTAAATATATGGTTCCGGTAGGTTCACAACGTCCAGACGGTAAATTTACCGGGGATTTTAAAGGATTGGGTGATGTTAATCCATGGGGAGGAAAAAAATCGAGACGGAGACGAAGAAAGTGTAGTAGACGAAATTCAAGGCGACGCGGTTCTCGACAACGAACGCGTAGACGTCATTAATACGACTTAACCAATGGGATTTTATTATACCCCCTTAAAGATTATTTTGGCGACCCCCGCTTCTTTAAGTAGTTTCACAATATATATTATTTGGCGACCCCCGCTTCTTTAAGTAGTTTTCATATATTATATTATTGATCGCGAATTTGATTCCCAAAAGTAAATTAGGTTTTCGATTTTTGGACATTTATTTTTGTCCAATTTTGAAAACCTAAAAGACTTTTCCAAAAAACTGTTGAAAATCACGGTTATTACCATAATGCTCTCATTTTCGGGTTGGGCTGGTAAAAACGAGTGACGATAATTTTTTATATTTTTTAGGAAAACATATTAGGGATTTTTCACTAGCATAAATTAAGGATAAATGCTAGTAAAAAAATCCCTAAAAATCCCTACTTTTGTTGAATGCAACAAAATGTGATTATATTACGTCTAGTAAAAAAGATTTCAATAAACACACTGAGACGATGAAGCATACAATGCTAGTAAAAATCCCAAAAAGACTGTTAAGACCTTTATATGTTCTTGTGGAAAAGCGTATTGTCACGAAAGTAGTTATTATCGTCACACCAAAACACAAGCTAGTATTACATCAGTTACCGGTATCTGATGTAATAGGTGCACACATTAAAATAGAACATATTGTTTCATTTTTGGATCGTCCATTATTTCTGCCATGCATTCCCACATTCTTTTTCTTTTTTGAAACATTTGTGCAGTTTCAGGTAAAGTTTCAAAATAAATAATGGTATCTATGATATCTTGTTTTTTACACTTGGATAATTTAACGCCTTTATCTAAACCATAATAATTACATATTTTCAGTAAATCCTTTACGGTGGAAAGACTATATGTAATTTCTTGATACGTCATATGTTGTTCCTCAACATATGTATTTACAAAGGGTTGAACATTTGATACATTAGCAAAATTATTCATTATTTCTTGTATCGCATTATTGGCAGTATCATCTGTCTCATTATTATTTTCTTCTAACTCTACCTCTAACTCTAATTGTATATTATTAAACTTATCCATTACCTATTATGTCAATGTTTGTTTATATTCTTTTTTACTAATGTTAAAAACTTGGTCACATACGCTTCGGTGTCGCCATAAAGTCGTTCGGTTAGTAAATACGTTACCACAAATGCAGTTGAGACTTTTTGCGACTTTTTGGTTACAAAGTGTTACATTCTCGCACTTTTTGTGTTTTATCGTAAGAAGATGTTTTGTAAAATCATATTTTTTAGACGTATTATAGTCACATTGTACACATTGATATAAATGTGCGACTTTTGGCGACTTTTCTGTTACATTTTGTTTCATATTATGTAACACGAAAAATATCCCTTTAAAAAATGTGAAAATAATATCGTAACAACTTTTTTAACGAAATCACTAAAATGTGAGCATTATGATCACATCGTGTAAGTTGACGAGTTTTTTGGAAAAGTCTTTTAGGTTTTGGATTTTGGACATTTTTAAAATGTCCATTTTCGAAAACCTAATTTACTTTTTGGATTTGTTTTCGCGATCAACAATATAATATATGAAAACTACTTAAAGAACGGATGTATAATCCCCGGGGATAATTATGTACATATAACCAAAATATATATATTTACCTATATAAATGGTAGTATCTAAAATAGACAGTTCTATAAACTATCCAGAACTAAAAAGAGTAGACCCTGAAGATTTAAGTAAAGAAACTAACATATACCAAGTTGAAATTAAAGATTTAGACGTAATTATAGCCATTGGTAGCCCTAAACATACTTTCGCTGAAAAAAACGTAACTTATTTTCCTATTTATTTAGTTAAGCAAAATAGTAAGGTTTTACAAATAGGACTTTATGAAATACCCACTAGCAATATGATGAACTATATGGATGAGAACTCGGACATTGATATAACCCGTTTAAATGAACCGTTGATTTACACATTTGCAACCAAGGATATGATTGAGAAATTAAGAAAACCCCCTGAAATTGTAGAAGAACCCATAGTTATGCCAAAAAAATCCGAAAAGGCTATATCAAAACCAGTAATCGATACCGAAATACTTATTCCACAAATAAGAAAGGATATATTTACAGCTAGGATTGGTGCCAATATTCCCAATAAATTAAAAGAAGAAACCACTAAATTAGCTAAGGACACTAGAGACAAATATCACGAAAGTTCCGGCGACAATTGGGTTCAAAAATTTATGAAAAATAAAAATTATTCAATTACGGATAATGCAGGTGGTGGGGATTGTTTTTTTTATACGATTGTAGGTGCATTTCAAAGTATTGGACAAGAGACAACTGTACATAAGTTGAGAAGTCAAACAGCCAATGACATAACTGATGAATTTTACCTACATTATAAAGAACTATATGATATGTTTAATAGAGAAATAGCAGAGACCAGAGCACAATCAATATCGGTGAAAAAAGACTATGATCAATTAAAAGAAACCCTGGCTACAACAGTTGATAGAGCCCAACAATTAATTATCCGCGACGCAGCCTTAAAAGTCAAAGCACAGTATGATAGATTGAAATCCGAACATGCATTCGCAAACGACAATATTGCGGACGTAAAATTTATGAAAAAGATACAATCGCTGGAAGATATGAAAAAATTTATACGCACCTGTGAATTTTGGGCAGATGCTAGAACCATAAATATAATGGAACGCTTATTAAATATCAAATTTATAATTTTATCAAGCAGAGAATATAATAGCAAAGATTTTGAAGGTGTGTTGCGTTGTGGTACTGATGTTGACCCGATAATTATGAGTAGAGACGAATTTACACCCGAGTTTTATATAATTGTAGATTACACAGGAAACCACTATAAATTAATAAGCTATAAAGGCACCAAAATATTTACATATTCGGAGATACCATATGATTTGAAATTTATGATTATGAATAAATGCATGGAACGTGATTCGGGCGTGTTTTCCTATATTCCCGAATTCCGAAATTTTAAACAGGAATTGGGCTTAGATGTACCAAAACCGGCTATATTTGACGATTTAGGTGAGGCGAAAATAATGAATTTATATGACGACAATATAGTGTTTAAGTTTTATGCGAAATCGTCGGATGAGCCGATACCTGGTAGGGGATCTGGTGAAAAAATCCCAACATCGTATGTGCCTGAATTTGTGAATTTGGCGAAAATACCAAAATGGCGAAAAAAACTATCTAATTTTTGGATACAGTCGTTTTCTGTGGATAGTCATCGTTGGGCATCTGTAGAGCATTATTATCAGGCATCTAAATTTAAGCAAAATAATCCTGAATTTTATTTATCCTTTAGTTTAGACTCGGGAACAGATTTATCCAAGAATGCTGAAATGGCGAAGGGTGCTGGAGGCAAATCAGGTAAATATGAAGGCAAATTAATTAGACCAAAAACGGTTGTAATTGACCCAGATTTCTTAAACGAGCGGGCAGATAAAGAACTATTGAAAGCACAAGAATCCAAATTTACGCAAAACGATGATTTAAAAACATTACTTGTGGAAACAAAAAATGCAAAACTAACACATCACGTCAGAGGCGAAGAGCCAGTTACTTGCGATGGATTAATGGTTATTAGAAATAAGATTAAAAATGGGGAGATATAATATTGGTCGCGGAATGTTCCAGAAATAGAAACAACTATGATACGACATACTATGCTATTACGTTTTCATATATGTATATATGTGTAAATATACTTTCTCAAAGTATATATATATATATATGAAACTATCAAAAGACAGTACAAAATTAATTACCTATTTTGAACACGATACTTTACCACTTTTAAAACCGACTGTTAGTGCAAAAAAACTAATCATCCAGTTATATAATGATATTATTAGTGGCGTGAAACATATTAATAAAATGAAGATGAAACAGGGTAAGCATTTTTGTAAATTATCTATGGAACGCATTACTGATGTAAAACAAGTACCAATACCGTCTACATTTTCTTTAACTGCTTTTCCAGAAAATATAATATCTCATATACAACAACACAGTTTAACCGCACTAACATATCATTTCAATCTATTTAATAGAACCATTCAAATTATATTTATTATCGAACAGGATAATAGTGTAAAGACAATACAATTATACAATGAGTATATTAATTATATGTTAGTGTGGTTATATATAGTAGACCGTCATTCGTCTAATAAATGCGCCAAGCAATTAAAAATCTTCTTATATCACACTAATTTATTAAAACAGTTGCCCAAATTGACCAATGCTGTGTTAAATGAGAATAATGTAAACACCGCGTTTACAAAAACTTGTCCGCATAATTCGGAGATAGTTGTTTTTAGAAAGGAAGAATGGTTTAAAGTATTTATTCACGAAACATTTCATAATTTTGCATTAGATTTTTCGGATATGAATTTAGACACCTGTAATAAAACTATATTAGCCTTATTTCCGGTTAAATCTAATGTAAATTTATTCGAGGCATACACCGAATTTTGGGCAAGAATTATGAATGCGTTATTTTGTAGTTTTATTCAACTAAAAGACAAACATAACATCGTCACATTTGTATCCTATGCGGAACATTTTATTAATTTAGAAAGGACATATTCTTTTTTTCAAATGGTAAAAGTATTGAAATTTATGGGATTAACTTATGCGGATTTATATAAGAAAGACAATGCTATGAGACATGCGTTATATAAAGAAGACACAAATGTATTATCTTATTTCATACTAACATCTATATTAATGAATAATTGTTATGATTTTATGCTATGGTGTAATACACATAATAATACGGTTTTAAATTTCCATAAAACTGTACATAAGTTAACCGAATTTTGTAATTACATAAAGAGTAAATATAAAACAAATGCGATGCTGAAAAACGTATATAGTGCTGAAAAACAACTAAATAGCGTTAAACAAAAATCATATGTGGCAATTAATTTAAGAATGACTATGTTGGATATAGAATAAAATATTTCTATAGTATATAGTATAATGGAACGTGTTAATTAATTAAATGGAAACGGTTCAGGCGCTGCCGAGGAATTAAGAGGCGCATAAGTTCCACCGGATAAACGATGGAATAAATGGATTGGTAAAAATCCAAACATCACTTGGGATATAATAAGTACCAATCCAGATAAAGAGTGGGACTATGGGTTTGTTAGTTTAAATCCAAACATCACTTGGGATATAGTAGAAGCAAATCCCGATAAGCCCTGGAACTATGCAAATCTATCTGATAATAAAATGTCTAAAGATCCTTTTTTTACTAGCCAACTGCCTAATTATGAATTAAAAGGTGGCACACATAAACGGCGTTTAAGAAAATCTAAGAAGCGTTTAAGAAAATCTAAGAAGCGTTTAATAAAATCTAAGAAACGTATAAGAAAATCTAAGAAACATTCAAGAACATAAATGCACATATACCATAGAATTACGCAAAATCGCATGATGTATGACAGTAAGCAATTGAACTATATATTGAAATAAAAAATTGATTTACTTATTTTGGTTATAAAATGGGTTCATCACATATAATGTCAACTATAGCACAAGAACTTATCTTAAACGGTGTATCAACATACCCAATTCCAAATGGGTTAATTGAAAATTTCAATATACATAAATATTTATCTGAACAAAAAGAATATGTTCATATAGATGAAAACACGCAATATGTTATGAGTAATTTTGGTGCCCATGGTAATCCATCTAGTTTTCATCATCCAGAAGTAAGAGAGTTTCGGTTAGCCGTGTTTACTTTTATAAAACAATCATTGCAACAAAATGAAAATTTTAGCCACAAATATATTCAGTTATTGCCTGATAGATTTTCTCAAAGATTTCGTCCACCATCTAAAGAGGCGTGGCATAGAGATGTCTCGATTGATTATAACGAGTTACCAAATTCGGTTATACTCGGTGGCTGGATAAACTTAGACGAAACAGACCAGTTCTTCTCTTGCATTATAGGGTCACATGTAGAACCTGACCCGGGCGAAGGGTTTGCTAAATTATCTAAAGACAATGCCAAACTATATAAATCACGAAAAAGTATCATAAGAATTCCCCCAGGACATGGGATAAGTTTTGATGAGAAAATTGTTCACGAAATAGCTAATGTTAAACTAACATGTGTATCGCGGAGATTATATATGAAATACCATATATCTTCAGATAATGTATCTGCAATTGACCCCAAAATTATTCATGAAGCTATACAAACGCAAGGTGTATTTCCAATGAATAAATGGAATTTTATGCCTATTTACGATAAAGTACATGTAATGTTTTGGAACAAAGAATTAGTGGAATTTAGCAAAAATATAAGACCTGAATTCTTAGCAAAAACAAATAAAAATGGACATATATATGTGCAACGATTTATGATAAGCTTACTAGAATCTGGCGTAGGAATGTTTCCCGAATATAGAGATGAGGAGATAGAAATATTATTTCCAAAAAAAATAGCATAAAGAAATAAACTGAAATAAAAAATTGACATATTTTTAAGCCAATTTTTTAACGTACATTCGTAACCAAATCATACCAATGGGAATTCGAAATTTAAATCAATATTTGCGAGATAATTGTCCTAATTCTATTAAATGTATTAATATATCTGAACTATCCGGTAAAAAAATTGTGGTGGATATTAGCATATATTTATATAAATATGAGGGGGAACACGCATTACTTGAGAATATGTATTCCATGTTGTCTATCTTTATGTATTATAAAATTATCCCTATATTCATATTTGATGGAAAACCGCCACCCGAGAAAAGGTCATTACTAACAAAACGCAGAGAATGTAGAGAAGTAGCTCAAGAAGAATACAATAAACTTAAACTGCGTCTAGATACCACTACGGATGATACACTTAACGATGCAGAAAGACAGCATATTGTTGCATCTATGGAACAATTACAAAAACAAACTGTACAACTCAATAAAGAAAAGATAGAAACCGTGAAAGCATTAATTAGAGCGTTTGGTGCTACCTATTCTGATGCGCCAGGCGAAGCAGATGAATTATGTGCATTACTTGTAATTAAAAAAAAGGTATGGGCATGTTTAAGCGAAGACATGGATTTATTTGTGTATGGATGCCCACGTGTGCTTAGATATTTTAGTTTAATATCTCATACAGTAGTTTTATATCATAGCAAGGGAATTTATAATGAAATAAATATGACACATAAAGAATTCCAAGAGGTTTGTGTGTTGTCAGGCACAGATTACAATAGTAATGATAAAAATGTTAGTTTGTCAGAGACCATAAGTCATTTTAAGCGGTTTAAAAAAGTTCAATCCAATCCAGATTATGAATATGCCGAAATTAAATTTTATTGTTGGTTAGCATTTAATAGTCAATTTACCATAGATATTGAATTGTTGAATAATATATTGCAAATGTTCAACATAGATCATTTACCCGACCAGTTAAATGTGTTTGATGATTTAATGATTGAAAACGGACCAATTAGACCAGATGAAATAAAACAAATTATGAAAGAAGAAGATTTTATATTTTGTAAATAACAACTAACAAATAACAAATAACAAATAAGTTATTATAAAAATAATAAGTTAAACCTTTTTTAATTCATATATAGTATGAGTTGCGAAACATATAATTTAGATAACAATCAATATGATTACGAAACATTAATAGATATAATATATGTTGTTAGTTTGGTTGACATAGTAAGAACCCAAAAATTATCGGCTGAGTTTTGCGTAAAATATATTCTGAACAAATCATTTCAGTTTACTAGAGACGAAGAGGCTATAACATTAGATATGGTACTAAAATATCAACCACATATAACCTATATAGAATTGGCTAGGGCATATGTTAATTATTGGAATGGGACTAATGTTAACCAAAGGACTGACGTTAACCAAAGGACTGACGTTAAACAAACTAACAATAGTATAAATTTTGAAGCTTATATGTATGCGCATTTGACTTAAAAGTATTTGAATTTTCATATTTACATTTATAAAAAATTACAAACGTAAATATTTTTATTTTATTTTTTTTTAATTATACTAAATAACAAGACACCACCTAATTAAACAGAAGAAGAAGCAGAAGCAGAAACAACTACATTAGCCTTCTCAGCCTTGTAAAAGTGAGGAGACATATATCGCTGAAGATTGAAGTAAGTCAGTTCATCAGTCTTATTCAACTTCAAGAGAGTAGTAAGCTTAGCATCGGGGATAATCTTGCGACCATTGGTGGTATCTTGAAGATTATGCGCACGAATATAGGCGTTGATTTCACGAGTGACATCAGTACGAGCCATTTCAGTTCCTACGGGCTTCTCAAGAAACTTGGCGAGTTCATCCGAAATCTTAGTGGGCTTAACAAATCCCGATGGTTGGCGATTTCCCGACTTGCGCTTGCGCTTAACTTGGGACTTTTGTGCGGTCTTAAGTTCGCGACTCCATTTCTTTTCAAGAGTGCGAAACTCAGCCTTCAAGGATGCAAATAGGGCACCAACTTGATTGAGTTTGGTAAGAAATTCAGTAGCTTGATTGGTGATATCAGCACCATCAGCATCAGTGGGCTCAAGAACAGCAGTATCCACAACATGAGTGGATGCAGGAGCAGAAGAAGAAGAGGCAGAGGCGGTAGAAGAAGATGAAGAAGAAGAAGAAGCGGAAGCGGAAGAAGCAGGCGCCGAGGTCTCAGCCGCTGCAGCAGACTTGGCAGGCGCCTTTGGCTTTGGATTGGTCGTCTTAGGAACAGTAGGCTTGGAAGCCTTCTCCACAGAAACGGGGGTATTTACAACGGTATTCACGGCAGTAGTGGTCTCAACAACATCAGTCTTAGATTTGCTTTGTCTGGGCATTCTATTATAATATATTACCGCGACATCTTTTTAAATAGTTTTAAGCGTTATATATATTATTTCTTATTGCATATGGTCTAACAAGTATTTGAACAATTTATGTTTAATTAATTTAATTACAATATGTCCCCTACTTACATATGGTATGATGCTTCAAATAACCAGGGCAGTGATGTAGCAGCATCATTACTTACTAAAGTCAACGCCCCTAAAACATAATACGCGCCTAAACATTTACTATCTTTATCTATTCCAGTGGTTACCATTTTTTCCATTACTTCTAAAATATTGTTGCGGACTTCGTCTAAATTTGGTATGTTATATAATATATTGAAATTGGGCATTCTTTGAAATGGATTACCACTTGGATTGCATATAGCTTGCTGAGTTTGAAAGGTTAAATTGGCTCTATAAGTCCAAATATCTATTAATTCGCGAATAAATTTGATTAATTGTAATCGATTTAATGATAAAAACCATTGCGAATTAGAATAATTTCCCAACGCATCAATATGTTGAAATAAGGTCAATGCTCTTAATTCCACTTGTTTTTTATCTGGTATATCAATATTTACATCGGCGATTTCAACAATTATATTTATTTTTAATATTTTGCTCAACCTTATTAGTGTCTTGAAATTGTCAATAATAATGGAACCCAATGGTTGCTGATTAAATGGATTTTTTACGACCCCATTGCATTTATAAATTAAATTATATAATGATAAAATGTCAAACCCATAAATAAAGCCATCTTTGTCTTTAAAACTGAAAAACTGGTCGTCGGTAATGGTTGTTAGTTCATCCATAGAAAAAAAGTCTACAGTATTTGTACATAAAGAACGATTTTTAAAGCCAGGACCACGAATATGATTATATTTGCGTCGTATATATCCCCTTATAATTTTTTGAATTGGAATTATTAATTGCGACAAATATAGATGCGAATATATGCAGGACATTAATTGCGATTTGTTTCCAGTAGTTTTCAATTTATATTCTTTGGCTATATGTTTTAATTGTTTTATATTATAATGGCTTTTCAAGAATAGGTTGTAATCCTTGAATTTAGGTATTGCGTTGTTTAAACTGTCTATTTTATGCGATTTAGTCATCTTTATTTTTTCCAAAACGGTATTATCTAATAAATATGTGTAATCATTTTTGTGAAATTTACATTGGTTTACATTTGCATTTGTATTTAACTTAGCGTCAGTCATTTATATATAGTATATGAGAAATCTTTTTGTATTATTTTACTTTATTATATATATGTTTTGGAAGTAAACTAGGTAACCGCCTTAAGCATTCGAAATGAATTAATCATATAAAAAAAAATTGATTTAAAGATAAGTCTCTTATATATTGTATACCTAGAATGACAGACCATATTATCGACGGCACTAACATTGATTTTAATGTATTTTCCTATTCTCTACCCAAGCCCCATTCTTCTGGTGGGAAGGTAGTAAATTTATATAATAAATTGTCTAAGGAATCGCTTACTCTTTCGACACCGCTTATGCTAACTTGGGGCGCACAAGAAGGCAAGGACCCATCAGGCAATTTTACTGGTAAGTGGACTTTTGCCCTTCAGTTTCCGAATTCTGAATTTCCCAACCCAGACGCAGAAGCCTTCTTGAGGTCAATGAAAGCATTAGAAAATAAGGTTAAGGAGACAGCTATTGTAAATTCCAAAGAATGGTTTGGCAAGGAGGTTAAGAGCATGGAAGTAATTGAAGAAAAGTTTAATGTTATGTTGAGACACCCCAAGATTTCTAAGGGATCCCAAATTATGGATGAAAGTAAGCCACCTACCTTGACGGTAAAAATTCCCCAATGGTCGGGTGTTTGGAAGCCAGAAATTTACGACGAAGATGGTGAGCCACTCTATGTTAATGGAAAGGTGAATTCTCATTTGTCGCCACTAGAATTCTTGAAGCCCAAGTCGCATGTCATTTGTTTAATTCAATGTGGTGGACTTTGGTTTGTAAATGGAAAGTGTTCCATTACCTGGAACTTGAAGCAAGCGGTTGTTCAAAGACCCAAGCAAACCATTGAAGGTACCTGTTTCTTGAAGCCAAAGACGACTGATATTCAAAAGATGAAGGCATTGCCTCCACCAGATGATGTAGACCCTGATGGTGCACCGACAACTATTGTAGAAGATTCCGATGACGAGCAGGTGTTTGCAAGTGCACCTGTTTACGAACTAGCCGAAGCAACCGTAGCACCTGTTCACGAACTAGCAGAGGCGCTAGAGCCAGCAGTACATGCATTAGAGCAAGTTGAAGAAGTGGTTCAAGTCGCACCTAAGAAGAAGATTGTACGCAAGAAGCCATAAAATGCTGTAATAATTTAATTCATTCATGATCTTTTTTATTTTTAATTTTGCTTATCATGTAAAATTAAAATACTTATTTATAAAAAATTAAAACAGTACATACCGTTCCATTAATTGCAACATGCGTTTCTTTACATCATCTATTAAACCTATTTGCGCAAATTGTGTATATGCACGACTAAGACAAATAGATATGGTATATAGTTGCACGAAAATTTATGATATCAATTTGGTCACTGGAAACAAAATATATGTCGATGCGTACGAATGTATAAAATCAGAAACTTTATGTGGCATAAATGGCAAATATTATAAAGAAATATATCCCAAACAAAAATAAATGTAATGCTTTATGTTTATGCTAAATGTAATGTTATTTTTACTGTTATGTCTGATTTGGTATTGACATTATAAATATCTTTTTCTGAAATACGCGCTATACCTTGCCCCTTTATTGTATAAAATTGTTCTTCTTTTATGTATAACTTATTCAATGGTATTGAAATACATTTTTCTCCTATATCCAAACTAACAACCGCATCACCTTTTAATAATGGAGACAAATCAGATATATTGATACCAATTTCGGCATATAGATTATTATTTTCGTCAATAGATATGTTAGTTGGTAACTTAGGCTGACATAACACAATAATGTCAGAACCATCAACTGCATCAAAATATAATTCGTTATGCCATAATGGTACTAAATATAATTGTTCATCCACATATAATTTGTATATATTGTGGCTCATTATATCTTTCAATGTTGGTTTTAAAATAAAAATTTGGTTGTTAGTACACTTTTCTGTTATCACTGTACTAACAAGTTCTAATATTTCATTGCTTATATATAAGATTTCTTTGTATTTATATAACAATTGATATAAATCAATTACTTTTTGTTTATCGAAGCCTTCCATTTGGCATCTTAAATAAGTTAATGTAATTACATCATAGTTAAGTGTTATTTCTTTTATAATGTTAATAAATGTTTCATTGTAAGTACCCTTGATTAGTGACAAAATGAAGCTACTTAGAATATCTATGTATAATTTGGACTCTTTAGATCCCAACAAACTAACAAAGGCATAAGAAGTATTCAAATTTTCGGGTTCATAGTGCATATTAATTATTAAAAAATCGTAGGCTTCATTTATTTTTTGGAATTTTTCTGTTGCGTGTGGTTCCTTATTTTTATCGGGATGCCATTTTAAGGCTAATTTATGGTATTTTTGTTTAATATATTTTTCGTCTACTTTTGTTAGTTCAATGTCTATTTCTAATTCATCCAACGCTTTATGTATTTCATAATTGTTAAAATCCATGTATAATGCTTGTTAAATAGAACAAATAACTTTCTAAGTGATAAATTGGTCTATAATTATTATTATAATATTTTAAAAAAGAATATGTTTTCAATAAAATGCTGGATAAATGATGAGACTTTATTTTATTTGAATTAATAAGATTTGTTAGTATGTACCAAATACAAACTGTTATATCTAAATTATAAATAAATACGTCGTATAATAAGTCGCGAAATTTCAAGAATTTTAAGTCACATACATTTATCATTTCGTTTAATATTTTATTGCAAATAATTTTATGCGGATACATCAACTCATTCGTACCTGTGTGTAAGTATTTGATATTAATTATATTTTCCAGTTTTAAATCAGATGGAATTTTTTGTTTTGAGCATTTGTTATAAGCTATTTTAGTTGGTCTTGATACATTAATAATTTCACAACAATTTAATATAGAATCCGGAATGAAACTAACTGCTTCGGTTAATAACATATATTTTATACTTACAGGTGATACATTATTACTTTGCATATAACTGTAAAAGTTTTCTAATAATTCACCATGTATGCTATGAAAATTTTTGCAAACAATAACGCCTATTTTATTATGTTTTAAAGATAAAATATCTACTATTTGCTGGTATATGTCATGCCATAATAATTTAGAATTACATCCTAGTAATGACATGTCGATTTCATAATGAATGTCACTTATTTTAAAAAAATATTGTTTCTTATCATAGGTCAAACTGATTTTTTTTTCATATTTTAATTCTGTAGGACTATATTTTTTAAGTAAATATAAGAGTTGACTATATTTACCAACCCCACTAGGACCATAAAATATTAAATTTCCCAGTTTATCTAATTTAGACGGAAAATGGTTATAACATTTATCTAATTTGGTATGTAAATTTGTTTTACAAACTTCATTTACATATTCTTCAAAATGCGTTTCAAGAAATTTCATTATAATTATATAATGAAATTATATCTATTTTAAAATTTATAAAACAATTTATTCACTGTATTACAACAGATATAAAAACATAGTTATATAATATCCTAGGATATAATGAATATCGTAACTACATTAGAACAATATAACGAAGATCACGTCTATTTTTTGGAACCAATTAAAAATAACATAATAAATAATGGTAATTTTATTAGAATAATTTATTCTACAGCATTGTTTACTTTAAATGGTATTTATATAGCTATTAATATTAAATGTAATACCATAGATAGATATTATAATAAATATATATGTTCTTTTGACATTGGTAAACATAAAGAACTTATCGAAAGAATACGGTCTATAGAAATTACATTAATGAAAAAGATAACTATACCTGGAAAAATTCCCCAATATAAAATTTATGAACAACTCAAAAATGGCAATATAAAAGTATTTTCGGATACATTTGAAAAAAAAGGGCATTCATTTTTACTTAAAATAGCGGGAATATGGGAAAGTGAATACGAATATGGCTTGACATATAAATTTTTAATGTGATATTTTTATTAACTTTGTTTTTAACATTGTCTTTAACCTTGGGTAGAATTCTTTAACCTTGGGTAGAATTCTTTAACCTTGGGTAGAATTCTTTAACCTTGGGTAGAATAAAAATGTAATACTATACCAATTGTAATGGCTATTATAATGTTTATAATACTAAGCAATCCTAACAATGAAATTGTGGTATAAGAAAATAGATTTGTATTTTGCGATTTATATATGGCGCTAAATATAATAATTAGTTGCGTAAATAAAAACAAGGTGGACAACCAAGAAAATCTAAAATAGTAATTAGATACTTCACCCGATGCTATTTTATCAAAATAAATACCTAAATAACTCACAAGTAATACAATAATAACCAAAATCATAAAGAGTGGTATCATATCATAATACATATATCGTTTAAATAAAAAGTTTAGTAACATTATAAACAGAATTCCAAATAACAATCCCGAATATCCACCTATTAATGCGGACAATCCGTTTTTATCAGCTAAATTAGAAGTTATCAATATGATAACGCACGATGCAATTATAATTGCCACAAGCACATTGATGGAATTTTTAAATAAATTATCAGGTATAGGCATTATAATATACATATACTTTTAAACTTTTAACTTAAACATTTTTAAGTTACATATAATATGGGTGGATTTACGTTAGCTGGAAATACACATGTGTTTATTTCTAATACAGACAACCTATGTTTGTCTCATTTTTCTTTTCGGTCGGTGTAATGAAACAGACGAAGAGATTATTCTTAATAATAAAACTCTAGATATTGCAAACATTATAGATAAATTGTCTATTGAATTACAAAAATGTCTTTATTTAGTGTTAACGTCTCATTCGAATACAAATACATGTTATAAAATTTCTCGAAGAGATAGTTTTATAATTCCATCTTATTGTAACCCAAATAAGAAACTACAAATGTAATTAAGTATTATCTACCTGTTCAAAATTATAATTATATATATACTTTTCTTAAAAGTATAGCAAAAGGTTATACATCTTCATCAAGGATAGCATCTATGTTAGTTTGCATTTCCTCTATTGTGGTTTGCATAGCAGTTATTTTACTTTGCATATCCTCTATTGTAGTGTTCAAGTTTGATAATGATGGAGTTGATATATATATGTTTCCATCTACATATAAGTTTCCAGGTATATGCATGCTATTTGCTTTGGACGATGGCATAAGTAACATTTCAATGGAACCATCACTTTTTGGGCGGTTCACTATTTTCCATAAATTTCTACTAGAAGAACTAACAAAATGTTTTATATAAGACGTATTGTTTGCTTGTTTTCCACCATAATTAGACTGAGCCATTATATATATATATTTACAAATATTTATATAAATAAATTTATACCAATAAATATATACATGAGTCATACAAATTTTAATAATCATCAATTGATTAAAAATTCAAATCAATATTTCCTTGAAAAAAAATATGTATCCATTAACTCGGAAGACAGAGATATAACTAAATATCCCAATCCCGCTGAATTTGAAATGCTTTTACCACAAGAATACTTAAATATTGCGTCGGCGCGGTTGTATTCTTGGTCATTTCCTGCGAATTATGATGTATTTTCTGAAGCATATTATAATGTATTAATGACGTTTAAAATGACTAAACTATATGATCCATCAATGAATGGTGTCAGTGATACATTAATATTGGGTATTTATGATGCGCTGTTAAATTATGGTGACAAAGATATGGTTATACGCATCGAACCCGGGTTTTATAATCCAGACCAAATGGCAACAGAACTAACTAACAAATTTAATGAAACCGTGACATTAATTATAACTGATTTTTTCAGCAATAATGTAAAGTATTCAGACTTAAAACCCCAATTTGAAATAGCAGGTGGATATAATCGGTTTCAAATAGCATATAATCATGTCTCGCAAAAATTGTGGTTTGGAAATAATGCAGATCAATTTATTCTAACTAACAACTCTTCTGCTTATAATGCGAGTCTAGTAGTTAATAATAATTGTTTAAGGCGAAATCAATTGCCTGAATTTACTAATTGGGGGCTTCCATCTTATTTAGGGTTTACGAGATGTAATGCACAGTCGTATAGTGTGAATGAATATTTAGAATTATTTCCAGTGGAAGGACGTGTTTACACAGCCTTAAAGGATGCGAAAATTTTGCCCCGATTTTATTATGGTGACGCAGTGCCTGACTCATACGATAATGGTTTTTGGTTAATACCCACATTACCTAACGCGGACGTCTATTTTTTACATGCTCCATTTAAGATTAGTTTTATGGGTCCTGCTTATATGTATATGGAAATAGATGGTTGGAATTGTATTGATGAGACATCACCCTATAATTTGACACCATATACAACTACTACAAACCAAATAAATAGCGTGGTAAATTCATCGTTTGCAAAAATAGCCATTCCGACTACACCTATATCGCAATGGTTTGATAACGATATGACGCCATATAAGTATTGGCATCCTCCAGCGGAAAGATTAAGTAAAATAAAGGTAAAATTTAGATATCATAATGGAATGCTGGTTGAGTTTGGTCAATTTAATTATTCGTTTATGATTGAGTTGAATATGTTAAAGCCACAACAAGAACGGTCGTATAGTTTAGTAAATGCGTTTGATTTAGCGCAAACGCATGGGTTCGACCATAGGAGATAATTGGGCACCCTGTTCTTTAAGTAGTTTCACAATATATATTATTCCACTTTATACATCTCTTTAATCCAATTTAGAATTAATGCTTTATCACATTGTTTATAATCACTATTAAATGCGGTTAATTTTAAAAACTCTGGCTTTTTCATTCTTGGCTTTTTATAAAAAATATAGTCACCATATTTACCCGTTCGAATACTTAAGTGACTATTTAATTCACGCACTAGACCCACGGGCTTTGTAGGGTCCAACACCGTGTCTTTATCTAGATATTTAATAACATCCATATAGTTAATATCTTTTATTTTCAAGTCTTTAAATTCATCCTTTAATGACTTGATTTCTTTTCCCCATTGCGCATAAACACCATATTTGCCTTTTTTAATAAATAAATCCTGTCCTCGGTATTTTCCAATAGCATCCTTATTTATTAAATCACCATCAATTATATCTGCTAATAATAGTTTGTTAGTTTGCTTCAATAGTTCTATGTCTATATTTTTTTTTACTGGAATGAATGTCACTTTGTTGGTATCGTCATTATGTTTTATAACAGGACCATGCTTACCAATTATTAATGTATGATGGTCGTCTATTTTTAAGCTAAATTTTTGCATATCTTTACATTTGTTAGTTACTTCTACTAAATTAGTATAACATTCGCTACATAAATTATGCCAAACCAATTTGCCTTTGGATATGTCATCTAATGTATTTTCCATTTGTTTTGTATAATCATAATTGAAGAACATATCAAATTTGGTAATCAGTAATTCTATTACCAAAATTCCTAAGGGTTGAATTACCAATTTATTTTTTTCGTTTCCAAATGTCTTTGAACTAACAACCTTGGAAATAATGTTGTCTTTTAATACATAATCGGTGGATGCTATTTCTGTTCCAGCTATATTTTGTTTTTCAACATATTTTCTTTCTTGAATTTTATCAACCAACGATGCAAAAGTAGAAGGTCTTCCTATTCCATTATCTTCTAATAATTGAACCAATTTAGCTTCTGTATAATGCATCTTATGGTCTACAAGATTGAAATGCGCATTGATTTGTTTAAACCGCATACTAACATGTTGTTTTAATGTTTGAATATATTGATAATAATTATTGGCTATATCGTCATCTTTATTATTTATTATTTTCCATCCTAAAAAAATAACTTGTTCACATTTATAAACAAATTCCGTATTTAACGGTGCTGTTAGTTTAGCACTTAGAACCGAATATTGGGCTGAAGGCATACATGTTTCCACTGTTCTTTTCCATATGAGTTCATATAATTTGTTTGTTTTTGAAGATAGCTTACTATCTGAAGTTGTTGTAACAGCAATATTTACAGGTCGTATAGCCTCATGCGCTTCTTGGGGTGGTGGAATACCTTTTTTGGTTGATTTGCTTTTTGTTAGTTCATCAGTCAATGAAGTTATAACATTACTAACATATTGGTGTCCATAAGTAGATGTTATAAAGTTTTTCACAGTTTCTACAAATTCAGCACTATATTTTTTCGAATCTGTTCGCATATAAGTAATATACCCTCCTTCATATAATTCTTGTGCGCATTTCATTGTTTCTTTGGGCGAAATATGTAACTCATTGTATGCCATTTGTTGTAATGTGGATGTAGTTAAAGGTTCGGGCGATTTTTTGAGTGTTTTTTTTGGTGCAGTTAATGAATATATGAATTCCCAAGTTTTACAATGTTCTAAAAAGTCGTTTACTATGTCTTCTTTATCGAATTGTTTGTTTAATGCAAATACTAAATTCTGGGTTGTAAAATAGCCGGTTATATCATATATTAAATTCCCCGGGGATTTTTTAATATCGAGATAATTATCATAAATTAGACGCAACGCGGGTGTCTGACATCTACCAGCAGATAAACTAGCATCGTGTTTTTTAGAAATACAATTCCATAAAATAGGTGAAATAGTGAAACCAACTAACAAATCCAATATTTGTCGTGCTTGTTGTGATTGAACAATATTCATATTTATTCGTTTAGGATGGGATATAGCTGATTGTATTGCGGTTTCTGTTATTTCGTGAAAAATAATGCGTTTAGTAGTATCTATAGGTAGACCAAATAAGTCACAAATATGCCAACCAATGGCTTCACCTTCACGGTCATCGTCGGTAGCAATTATGACTTCATCTGCTTTGCCAATTTCATTACGTATTTTTTCTATTTGCTTTTGTTTCATAGGGTCTTCCATAATGGAATAAGATGTCTTGAAATTATTATGAACCTCAATAGATTCAAGACCAGAAATATTTCGCAAATGTCCAAATGATGCGACAACTTTATAACCAGGACCAAGATAACTTTCTATTTTTTTGCATTTAGCAGGCGATTCGACAATTACTAATGACGTAGTGAACATTAATGGTATAATATGTAAAATAGTCTTTATATACCTTTTTATACCTTTAAGAAAGGTATAACCAAATAATATATTTATATTACATAATAATACAACTATTATCTTCCGCATCTTCATCCTTATTATTAGACACGTCATTAACATCTTCTTTTGTTTCAACATCATCGTCATCAAAACTAGCAATTAAATCTATAAAGTCGTTTATTTCCATATTTTGTGGTTTCGAATCCTTATCTGAAAATCGCACAACAACACAATTATATTCTTCGTAATATTGGTCAATGCCCACAACATCGTAATCCATTTTTTTCCATTTATTCATTCTTGAAATAAATGTTTGGTCATAATTAACATCAACAACCATATTTAATTTCAATTTAGTAGCACTTGTTAGTTTAGTTTGAATATCTTTAGCAACAGCCATATAGTTTTCGTCAAACGGAATAATTGCGAAATCAAGCGACATAATTATAGTATTACATTATGCATTTAAATAGTTTTTAAGTAAATTATTATTTCATTGAGATAAACAATTTGAAATACTTATTTAACCAAGTAAGTATTTCAATTAAAGTATATAAAATATAGGTCTTACCGGGATTTGAACCCAGATAGCCAGATTCAAAGTCTGGAATGCTAACCATTACATCATAAGACCAATCTTTTTGCTGGTTTCCATTTTATATATATATTTATATGTATTTGATTGCTGATAAGAAACCATTAGGTAGTTGCGTTAAGGGGGAATCGAACCCCCTTTCTGGAAGTGTTTCATGTTACCACTACACCATTAACGCTATTAACGCTGTACTAGTTCACATAGGCACTCTTAAGTAAAAGTATGGTTTGCTGTAAGGAACTATCCACAATATAATATAGGTGCTGTCTTTAAGTAGTTTTTCTAAATATATATATATACTCGCAAAAAAATGAATTAAAAGCAAAACAGTACGACATATACTATTAAACTAACATTGATAAGTGCATAAACCGTGTTGAATATCATATTTTCATATTGGTCTTGTTGATATTTAATAGACATAATGTTGTTTGTTAGATCAACATCCGTATTCTCCCAATTATTTAAGACTGGTTTGGCTGGCAACATTGGTGTATTTAACCTTGTTCTTGTATATATATTTTTTAATGTGGAATTATAGTTTATTATTCTATCTAGCGAAGCATTGATACCATCTATAGAAACATCAATTTCGGCTATTGTTTCAAAAATATGGTCGACATCGGTTGTATCATCTTTTGTATCATTCTTTAGTGCAAGGGCTTTAGAACGTGTTAAAACAGGCATTGTTATAGTTGTTTACGACTTCTAAACAAGAATAATATCAATTCAATTTTTTTACGTTATGCTATTGTTATTGATTGCCTTTCATACTTTACGTCTGCTTGTAAGATTCTTAAATTGACCCCAACTAATATTTACTTGCGGACCTTTATATTCGGACACATTGTTTTCGGTTAATGCGTCTAATTTTTCAGCCTTTTTTAATGCACTATCAACATAAATCTCTTTCAACAAGGTTCCAAATTTAAATGCGCCTTCATGCTGATCTATTTTACCATCTTCAATATCTTTTAGTACATCAAATGCATTAAACAATATCTTTAAATCTATTTCATCTTTTCTTATTTTATTATAGATATCAGTATAATAGGTAAATAAAAAATTACATTCAACCATTCCTTCTAAATGGAGATTTTCAGGTGAATCCGCATATTTGGACTTCAACATGAGCAAATTATTCACATTTTCGCGTAATATGGTGCTATGTTTTAAGGTTTGTATTAAAGTGGTAGTATCTTCTACATTATTTGCACTAATCATTTTTTGCAGATGAAGACGTTGACTATTATCCATTATATTAGTAATTAGAATACTATTTTTATATTTAAACTTATAATATCCTTTTATATATATAATGAATAATCAACGTGTTGTTCAAACAAATGCATTGCCTCCAAATGTGGTTAAACCATTTCCAGGTGGTGCCAATAATATTTTTAGTGCAGGCATAATTGCACAACAAAATAACAACCTGTTGCAAAGTAATTTAACTAAACAAAATGGTGGTATAAAACACCGTAAACTTAAAACCCGTAAACGCATTAAACGTCGTAAACTTAAAACTCGTAAACGTATTAAACGTCGTAAACTTAAAGGTGGGGCTAATCCACCTGTAGTCGTTGTGCCTGGCGCACAATCTTATGCGCCTAATGCGTCTGCAACAAACTCTATTAATGCACAAATTGCAGGACTTGCTATTTCAACTAACAATAACGCGGTGTATGATAAAACTGGGTCTCAAGGCGACGTAAACGCGATTTCAACAGCGCAAAATCGTGTATATTATGGTGCAAAAGGCGGAGCACGGTAAAATATAGACAGTTCTATCTCTTTAAGTAGTTTTCATATATATATTTATTCTCGCCAAATAAACACCAAAATAAATATATCGTAATAGTATAGATTATGCCAACAATGAATAATTATTTAAATCTCATATATGTCAATTTGGGATTTATCGCACAAATTGCCGTTATGATGTATTTTAAATCCGCTTTAGAAATTAGAGAAAACTGGACTATGTATCGATGTAATCCACCTTATTGGATTTTTTCAAAGAATATATCCGACGATTTCACTTATTGTGTACAAAATACACAAATGAATATGATGGGATATTTACTTCAACCATTAAATTATATGATTTCTTCTTTAACTTCTGTTGGTGGACAATTCGCAGAATCAATTAACAATATTCGCGTTATGTTTAGTTCTATAAGGAACTTTATATCGGAAATTATAGAAAATGTATTTGGCGTATTTTTAAATCTTATTGTTGAATTTCAAAAAATTATTATTAGTATTAAAGACATGGTCGGAAAAATGATCGGCATTGTTGTAACTATTATGTATGTATTAGATGGTTCTATTAAAACCATGAATAGCGCCTGGGCTGGACCTAGTGGGCAATTAGTAAGAGCTATCGGGTCGTGTTTTCACCCACAAACCCGTATTACACTCGAAAATGGATTAATATATTCCATGGAAAATGTACCGTTGGGCGCCAAATTAAAAGGCGGGGGAAAAATATTTGCCGTTTTAAAAGTGGATAATTCCAAAAAAGAACCACTCTATAAAATAACAGGTAAACAGAATATTTATGTTACTGGTGATCATTTTGTATTAAACCAAACTAACAACCAATGGATACAAGTTAAAAAGTATAACAAAGCAATAATACAACCCAGTTTAGTACCTGAATATTTTAGTTGTTTAATAACAACAGACAGACGTATTCCTATTGATGATGAACTTTTTTGGGATTGGGAAGATGATGAACTAACAAATAACAAATAACGCATCCATTGAAATAAGTATTTGTAGTTTATTAGTTTATATTATCCATTTATATAATATAAACATGAATTTAAACCAACCGAACATAAAGGACACACTATCATTTATAAATGACACCTATGATAAGTTATCTTATTTTGATTTATATGGTAATTCAGTGTTTCTATTTATATTCATAACACTATTCGTATTTAGCGTGTTTTCTTATTGTCAAGTTATGCAAACAAAACAAGCAATTGCTGATGATTGGGTAAATCAAAGGTGTAAACCACAAAATATGTTATTTGCAGGGTTAATTACACACCCAGAAGATATATCCGCCTTCCAATACACTAGTGATAATTTCCAATTTTGTGTTCAAAATATATTGACTAATATATCGGGATATGCATTAAAACCATTTCTATTCATGATTCAATCATTAACACAAATATTTCAAGAAATGGCAAATTCTATTCAAGAGAGTAGAGAATTAATTAATAAAATTAGAAATGGATTTAAACAATTTTCTCAAGACGTATTCGAAAGACTTTTAAATATTATGACACCTATTCAAAAAACAATAGTTACTTTGATGGATACATTTCAAAAAATACAAGGTGTTATGACTGCTGGTTTATACACTATGTTGGGAACTTATTACACACTACAGGCATTAATGGCTTCTATATTAGATTTTATTGTTAAAATTTTGGTTGCATTAGTTATTGTTATTATGGGGTTATGGGTAATGCCATTTACTTGGCCTGTTGCCGCCACAACAACAAGCATTTTTGCCGCCATTGCTATTCCATTAACTATTATTATTTATTTTATGAGCGAAGTCCTTCACATAAAATCAAATAGTATTCCAAAATTAAGGTGTTTTGATGAAAATACTATAATACCATTACACGATGGTAACACCATAGCCATACAAGATATACAAGTAGGTGATATTTTAGCCAATGGCGGTTATGTTACCGCGAAAATAAAAGTAACATCAACCCATATGAAAATGTATAATTTACATAATATTATTATTAGTGAGAGCCATTTGGTGAAATATAAGGAAGACTGGATAAGAGTAGGTGAGCATCCCGATGCCTTACAAATTGATTACAATAAATCCTTCTTATATTGCTTAAATACCAGCAATAAAGTAATCAAATTAAATAACTTAGTATTCAGCGATTGGGACGAATTGATAAATTCTACCTACCAAAATTTAGAAAAGATTGATGACATTGGATTTGAAGAACACACTGCGATCAAATTATATGACCACGCTTATTCTAAACCTATAAAATACATAAACATAGGCGATATTTTGGAAAATAAAACCATGGTTTATGGATTAGTTGAAATATATAGACCAAAATTAAGGAACCACAACAAAATATTATATCATTTATTAACAACTGATGGTAGTTTAATAATAAATGCGGTTGATGTGAAAGATTACAATAATATCATTGACAAATTTATTATCTAAATATTATGTATAATATGGAAATATCTATTGGAACATATAAATTTCGTGTAGAAATTTTAATTGCTATAGTTGTTATTTTTTGGATTATGTTTGGTCATATGTTATGCAGTTGTAGTAAAATAAGTTTGTTAGAAGGTATGGATATTATGTCGTCAGTAATAAATACTAAATCCCTAGAAGGATTTACTGGCGCTAATAATACGGCTATGGGACCTGAATTTGCTGAAGCTAGATCCCCAGATTATATTATGAATCCAGCTACTTGGTCGGCACCTTCACTAACATATAGCCCAGGAACCAAGCCAGGCGCAGGTGTGCAAGCTATTTGGGATAGACCCAAACAACCAATACCCCTACCTGAAGGCGAAATGGATATGTTCGCAACTACCGAGTTTAAACCCGAATGTTGCCCCAATACATATTCAAGCAGTACCGGCTGTGCCTGTATGACGATGAATCAATATAAATATTTGGAAGAGAGAGGATCAAATAATGTACCTTATTCTGAATTTTAACTTTATCATCCTATATTACTTTTTACTTACTTCACATTTAACACAATAACATATTTCTTTAGATGTATCCATATCTATATCGATAGTATCATTTGTCCATTCATGGTCACATTTGTTAGTTAGTTGCTGTTTAACTCGCGATTGTAAATTTATTAAATTTTGGATACACATATTAAACTTTTCGCTATCATCTTTACATGCGGATAAATATTGGATTAAATCATGGTCGTTAAACTTTTCGTTAAAATAATTATTGTCCAAGGAATGTATTTTGGACATAATTTTATCCGTTCTTAATTTGGAATTTGTAAAATACGCAACGCCAATAAGTAAATCAACATATATGTCCTGTAAAATTTCGTTCTCATTATTCATTTGTTAGTTTATATTATATACTAACAAGTTTTTATATTGTTTTACTATATATGTATCATGATATGAAATCGTCAGGTCTTATGAACCCGCGTAAGCTCAGACAAACGGTCTCAGATTCAGATGCTTATGTGTTTGAACGCGCCAAGACAACTACACACGAACCAAAAAAGGAAAAACTAAAGGTGGTAAAAATACTAAAGGCAGAACAAACAGACAAACAAGACGACATAAAAAGAAAACTCACAGAAAAAGACGGTGTTAACTAACAATAAAGCATATACATCGATGGATTTAATCCATTATCTGACTTTTTCACCAATTTATCAACCATGTCTTTGGTAACCGTAAATGGGAATTCTACTTTTAGCGACATATTCTCTTCAAACAAATTAGTGCCTGGACGCATTAAACGAAACAAATTTAGTTTGGTATAAATAATCTCTAAACATCTTTTCAGATTTCGAACCCCATCTTCCTTATTACACATATTTTCAGCGATATACTGAATAGTTTGGTCAGGAATTATTATATCTTCTTGTGTAAAATTAACTTGTTCTCTAATTTTGGGCAATAAATAATTATTCGCTATAACCGTTTTTTGTTTTTGATTATAACCTTGTGTTTGAATACGATACATTCTGTCTTTTAAAATAGGGTTTACCTTACTTTCATCATTATAACTAAATATGAATAAACATTTACTTAAATCAAAGTCCAGTTCCGTAAAATATTTGTCGTGAAATTGACTATTCTGTGACGTATCAGTTAAGTGTGTTAATATATTCGTAATTTCTTCACCCTTTGGTGTATCACTTATTTTATCCAATTCATCAAAATAAATCACCGGGTTCATACATTTACTATCAATTAATATTTGAACAATTTTACCCCATGTTGAACCTTCATAGGTGTATCCACAGCCTTCTAGAAAACTACTATCAGTTGCACCGCCCAACGCTATAAATGCAAAAGGTCTATTTAAAATTTTACTGATGCCCTCTTTAACCAAGGATGTCTTACCAGTTCCAGGGGGTCCATGTATAGCAATGGCGGTCCCGATTGCTTTTGGATTGGAAATTAATTGACCAAGCATCTGCATTATTTGCATTTTTGCGTCATTCAGACCATATACCGCATCAGATAATGTTTTTTGCGCATTTTCCATAAAATCATGGCACTTATCTCTACCGTCGTCTATAGTTAAAGACAACGTTTCATATTTTCCAAAAGGAATTCTCATAAAAGTATCTATCCAATTTTTTAGTTTATGATATTCGCCTGTTCCTGGTTCCAAATTTTGCAGAGACTTTAGTTTTTTAAGAGCACATGCTTTAAACGGAATTGGGACATTACTTTCTAATAAACTTAAACGATATGGTTTTTCTATACGAATTATTTTATTAATTTCGCGCAATTCTTTAATAATTTTCTTTTGTTGCTCAACATCTAATTCTTCATAAAAATCATAATCATCCATGGTATGTTTGTCGCGCAAACAACGTTTAAATATACGCGAATTTCTTTCTTTTTCTTTTTGAAGTTTAAGTTCCTTTTTTTCATTTCGTTTTTGTATTTCGTCATCATATACTGCAATCATTTTCTTTAATAATTTATCCTTTGGATTATTTTTATATAACTCCTTGAAATCTTGAAATGCTTTTTCAATATCAACATCATTAACAATTGCAAGCGGTGACGTAATATGTGGTTCTATCCTGGATAATTTAGGGTTGTTATTTTTTACATTATCTTCTTCTTCGTTATCTTCATCTTCTTCTTCGTCATCACTACTAATAGGGTCATCTTCGTTTTCAGTGCTATATTCGGAACAGGTGTCGTCTTCATCGTCATCGTCATCATATTCATCGTCTTTTTCTCTAATTGTAAAAACTATATTAATTTTTTCCGATTTAGTATTACTTTTTGTGTTTGTAGGGGAGTCATCGTCGTCATCAGAACAGGTCTCGTAATTATCGTCATCATCGATTTGGTTAAGTTTTGTTTTTGACCTTGTGCTATAGGGATGAATATTATTTCCATTAGATTTTGGTCGTTTAATTTCTTCTTCGGAAGCATCTTCTTCCGAGGCAGTATCTTCTAAAGCATTTTCTTCTAACGCGGACTTAGGTGATGCGGACTTGTGTACTACACTTTTACGTAATGCACTCTTAAGATTTTCACCAGCCTTTATTTTGTTTTCCAAGTGTTTAGACGGAAACATAGTTCTTAACAATTTGCGATATTCGTGAACATCTAATTCTTTGTCATTTTCATCATCATCTGAATATAACGAAGTATCATCATCCGACAAATCCGCTATTTTTTTGGTGTTAGTTGCTTTCTTATTTTTCTTCGATTTATTCTGAGTATCGTGTGACATAGTATGATATAGTAATCATTACAAAGATATTTTTAAGTTCAATTTTTTATATAATTAATATCCATAGGGAATTAAGTATTTCAATATTAAATAAAATTGAAAAAAACAATCTAAATATTATTTGTTATATATAATAAGAATGTTGAAGAATTCTGGAAATATGAAAAATAATAGTTCTAAAATTATTGGCATTCAATTTAGTATATTGTCACCAGAAGAAATCCGCAAGGGTTCTGTTGCTGAAATTACTAGCAAAGAAGCATATATTAATAATAAACCTGTCATAAATGGCATATTCGACCCAAGAATGGGCGTGTTAGAAGCAGGCCTTATTTGTCCAACAGATGGACTTAATTATATGCAAACCCCTGGATATTTTGGACATATTGAATTGGCACGTCCCGTATTTTATGTACAATATTTGTCTACTATTCAAAAAGTATTACGATGTGTATGCTTTCAATGTAGTAAATTATTAATATCCAAAGAAAAATATAAACAAGCACTTAAAATGCAAAATCAACATAGATGGAAATATGTGTTCGAATTATGCAAGAATATCAAGCGTTGTGGTGAAGATACTGACAATGGGTGCGGTTGTCTTCAGCCTAAAAAAATTAAGAAAGAAAGTATGGCTTCGTTATTCGCTGAATGGACCAACACATCGGATGATGGTGATGAAAACATTATAATCCCATTAATTCCCGAATTGGTCTTAAAAATATTCAAGAGAATATCGGATGAAGATGTCACTTTTATGGGATTTAGCCCTATTTGGTCACGTCCAGATTGGATGATTTGCCAAGTGATGGCGGTTCCACCACCTGCTGTTAGACCATCTGTTAAACACGATGCGCAACAACGCTCTGAAGATGACTTAACACACATTTTAGTTAACATCATAAAAAGTAATAAATCATTACTTGAGAAAATGCAAAATAATGCGCCAGAAAGTACTATTAATGATTGGACATCTGTATTGCAATTTCATGTGGGGTCTATGACTGATAATAAATTGCCTGGCGCAAGTCCTGCTGCCCAAAGGTCTGGTAGACCATTTAAAGCTATAAAAGATAGATTAAGTGGAAAGGGTGGTCGTATGAGAGGGAATTTAATGGCTAAACGTGTAGATTTTAGCGCCCGTTCAGTTATTACGGCTGATCCGAATATTTCCATTAGAGAATTAGGTATCCCTATGAAAATTGCAAAAAATATTACGAAACCAGTAGTTGTGAATAACGCAAATAGAGCATTCTTAACTAAATTGGTGTTAAATGGTCCTGATGTCTGGCCTGGCGCCAAAATTTTAGATAGGAAAAATGGCGATAGTGTAACACTTCGTTACTTAGATAGGAAGAGTATTGTGCTAGAAGATGGCGATATTATACACCGTCATATGATGGATGGTGATGCGATATTATTTAATCGTCAACCAACTTTACACAGAATGAGTATGATGTGTCACATTGCTAAAATTATGAAGCAAGGTGATACATTTCGTATGAACGTAGCCGATAGACTTTGTGTCGGCAACAGGGGGCGTTAAAAACGTGTTACCCCCTAGTGAACTGTATATGCAAAATGCAGTTTGCAACGTCGCCAAATTGACGGGAAACCCTTTAGAGCCTAACTAATCTAATAAATTAGTGAATCGCTACCAAGTTTGTGATGGAAACACACAGATGGCCGAGATAGAACTCGGGTATGGTAAAAAAGCGAAGGATTAGGTGATCCGCAGCCAAGCCCCTAAACTCGTTATGGTAAGAGCATGGGGAAGGTTCAGAGAGTAGACGACGACGGGTCCCAAATGATGGTCTAACCAACCTGATGGGGCACAAGGTGTATTCCACCCTTACCATAAATGGTAAGGAATTTTCGACAAAGCCGTACAATGCCGATTTCGATGGGGATAGACATATGTAATTACATTTTGTCCCCAACAGGGAGCGTGAAAAGCGTGATACTCCCTAGTTAAATGATTCTAAATAGAAAGCACTTAAAGATAAAAATATAAAACATGCTAATGGAACTGTCAAAACGTCAAGAACTGTCAAACATCATATTAGATGAACCAACCAACCGATATTGTGAAATTTATAAAATAATATGTCTGTCGACTAATAAACTATATGTAGGACAAGCCGTATCCCATATTCTAAATCATAAACGATATAGACCTTATGGATGTAATGGACGGATTCGCAGTCACATTTCAGAAGCATTCTCAACTAAAAAAAATCAATCACATTATTTAAATAATGCTATACGACAATATGGCACTGAAAATTTTGTGGTTGAATTAGTCGAGTGTTGTGAGATTAAAAATGCTGACGAACGCGAAACACATTATATAAAGGAATTCAATAGTTTGTATCCTAGCGGATATAATCTAAAGAACGGTGGAAATACGTTTACGCATAGTGATGAAAGCAAAAAACGTCTTTCAAATGGGGTATTAAATTATTATAAAGATAAAAAATTTGATAGATTTAAACATATCAATCATATAGATGATGATATTGATAAGTATATTAAACCATTAAAAAAATACAATGAACAATATGGTTGGTATGTATATATTGACAGATGTAAAGCAGATTTTGGCGGAATACATATTTCATTAGATGAAAGTAAAAATAGTGCTATCGAATTTATAAAAGTGTTAAAGAATCATTTAGCAACACAGCCAAATTGACGGGAACGCCCTTAGAGCCTTTGCTACCACTCTTATATGGAAACTAATAAGAGGAACTCGGTTTATAGCCGAACCCAATGGTAAAAAAGCAAAGGATTGGGAAATCCGCAGCCAAGCCCCTAAACTCGTTATGATAAGAGCATGGGGAAGGTTCAACGACTAGACGACTGTGGGTATTATGTGATGGTTTAATCAACCTGATAATGCTTAAGGTATAGTCTGACCCTATCGGAAACTTTAGGGATTTCATGGAAATGAATTTACATATGCCCCAAGACCCAGAATCAGAGTCAGAATTGAAAAATTTAGCAGCCGTGCCATATCAAATTATTAGTCCTGCTAACAACGCATCTATTATTGGAATTTACCAAGATTCCATGCTTGGATGTTATAGATTTACCAGAAAAGATATTGACTTTAATCATAAAGATGCTATGAATTTATTGATGATGTTTAATCGCATCAATCCAACTGCATTTAAGAACGACAGAAACAAACGCATAACCAATTTCGAAATATTATCGCAAATTATGCCCCCGCTTACATTAAGAGTTGTTAATCAACAATATAACGATGAAGTTAAAGACGATAAACCGAATACATCTAATAATGTTATTGAAATTATTAATGGACAATATATTCGTGGACAAATGGATAAAGGTATTCTTGGTTCTGGTACAAAAGGATTAATTCACAGAACTTGTAATGATTTTGGAAATATGGCGTCATCGCAATTTATTGATGATTTGCAAAACATTATTACTGAATATATGAAGCAAAGTGCATTCAGTGTAGGAATTAGCGATATCATTACTGATGACAAGACGAATGACCAAATTATTTCTATAATTACCGAAAAAAAAACAGAAGTCAAAAATTTAATTGAACAGATTAAAATTGGTGTATTTGAAAATAATTCGGGAAAAACAAATGAAGAAGAATTTGAAACGAAAATAAATAATATTCTCAGTAAAGCTCAAAATGAAGCAGGTAAAGTAGCACTAAAAAGTTTAAGTATGGATAACCGATTTGTTGTTATGTTTAATGCGGGTTCAAAGGGTTCGAAAATTAATATTCAACAAATGACTGCTTGTTTAGGTCAACAAAACATTGACGGAAAACGCATTCCATATGGATTTGAACATCGAACCTTACCACATTACACTAAGTATGATGATTCCGCAATTGCGCGTGGATTTGTAGAAAGTTCTTATATCAATGGCTTGTCACCCCAAGAATTATTCTTCCATGCTATGGGTGGTAGAATTGGGTTAATTGATACCGCTGTCAAAACTTCTACCACTGGGTACATTCAACGAAGATTAATTAAAGGATTAGAAGATTTAATGGTTAACTATGATATGACTATTAGAAACAATAAGAATAAAATTGTGCAATTCTCGTATGGTGATGATTCTGCGGATACTATTAAAGTAGAAAATCAGGAATTACCATTGCTTGAATTAAGTATTCAAGATATTTTCGCACATTTCGCAGTCATCAGTGACAAAACAAAATCCAAATCAATATCTAGCATGTTTATTAAATCAGCTTATACTAGACAAAAAAAACAAGAACCAGAATTAAATGTCAAATGTCAACAATATATTGATTATATGATAGATAAGCGTAACAAAATTATAAAAAATGTATTTAATAATAAATCTGACCAGGTGGTAAGAGTACCCGTTGCATTCGCATTTATAATTCAAAATATAATTGGTCAGCAAGGCATCAATAAAAATTCATTAGTTGATATTACTATGCTAGAAACATTTGATATGATTGAAAAAGCATTTGAGCAATTGAACTTAATTGTATTCGCACCACCAACTGAATTGTTTAAAATTTTGTATTTCTATTATTTATCACCTAAAGATTTATTGCTTAACAAACGTTTTAATAAAAAAGCATTAGAAATATTACTTGAAACCATTATTCTCGCATATAAACGGGCTATTGTCGCACCAGGTGAAATGGTTGGAATGATTGCTGCGCAGAGCATTGGTGAGCCCACAACTCAAATGTCGGTAATGTATTGTGAGCATATTATGTGCGGAAAAATTAATAAACCAACTGGAAAAATTTCTATGGTCTTAGAACAAATTGGGGAACTATGTGACACCCTAATTGAAGAAAATCCCCAGTTTACATTCAATACTGGACACGAGAACAGTGTCGAAACATTATTAGACGAATTAGAAGATGAATATTATATTATAGGGGTTGATGCGCAAGAGCGAACGCAGTGGAATAAAATTTCACACGTAAGTCGTCATCCAACCAACGGTGATTTGGTTAAAGTGACAACCAAAAGCGGGCGTAGTGTAACAACTACCTTAAGTCATTCGCATTTAATTCGCGACGAAGATAGTCAAAAAGTGAAACCAATTAAGGGTTCCGACTTGAAGGAAACTATGCGAATTCCTGTTTGCAAATATATTCCTAATAATTTGGTAAACCTAACAGTGTTAATTGGTAAGCAGGTTAAACAATTAGACCACCTATTTGGATGGTTTATTGGTGCCTATTTATCTGAAGGTAATATTAGTGGAAACGCCATATGTATTTCCAATATATCGGAACATTACATCAATAATGTTACTAAAATCGCATTAGAATTTGAAAAAGATGTTAACGTTCGGTGTTATGCTGGAGAATATGGTCCTTCAACAAGCACCCGATTTAATCACAAAGAATTGTCCGAATTTATAGTTAGCACATGCAATACTGGGTCGTTTGTTAAACGTATTCCTGATTTCGCATTTACAGCACCCACGGATTTCAAGGCTGGATTAATTCAAGGATATATGGATGGAGACGGTAATTTTCAATGTGATGCAGGACATCACCAAATCAGATCATGTAGTAGAAGCAAACAGTTATCAAGTGACCTCGCTTTAATGTTGAATTATTTCAGCATATTCGCATCAATTAAAGAACAAAAGGTAAAGGGCGTTCCTATGTATAATGTATCAATCAGCGCTAAGTATTCCAAATTATATCAAGAACATATAGATAGTTTGGTTCATGCGGATAAGTTGAACAATTTGGTTAAGTATGTTGAACGCACCGATGCACATAACTTATCCGATGATATTGATAAAATTAATGGATTGGGTAAAATAATCGCCAAATGTGGTAAGTTATTGAAAATGCCAGGACAAAGTAGAATTTATGGACGATGGGCTACTAAGGATACCATTGGACGAAGAACCTTGCAAAAATACATAGAAGTATTTGAAGCCCACCCAAATAGTCATTTAATAACAGATGAACTATGTGTGTTACGACAAGCATCCAACTCGGATGTTATATGGGACGAAATTGTAGATATCGAAATTATTAAAGGCGATGAAACTGAATATGTGTATGATTTCACTGTTCCTGCAAATCAAACATTTATGATGGATAGTGGTATCCTGGTGCATAATACATTGAACACGTTTCATTTTGCAGGTGTAGCGTCCAAATCAAATGTGACCCGTGGTGTTCCAAGAATTGAAGAAATATTATCACTATCTGCTTCTATCAAAAATCCATCCTTGACAGTTTATTTAAAAGAAGATGACCATGGTGATAAAGATAAGGCAAACACAATACAATATATGTTAGAGCACACCAAATTATCCGAAATTGTGTCTAGTGTATCTATTTGTTTCGACCCTGACGACCTAAATACATTAATCGCTGAAGATATGTTGACTATGTCACAATACCGTGATTTCGAAAAATTAGTTGACGAATGTAAAACACAAATTACGGAAGAAGAACCTGAAAAATCCAAATGGCTTATTAGAATGGAAATGGACCCCGAAATTATGTTAGAAAAAAATATTACTATGGATGATGTAAATTTTACGTTAAAAAATGTATATAATGATGAAATATCGTGTGTATATTCAGATTATAATGCAGATAAGTTGGTATTTAGAATTCGTATGAACAATATTTTGAAAAACGCAACTGGTAAAAGCAGTAAAAAAATTAAGATTAACCCACTAGATCAATCAGACCAAATTTATATTTTAAAGAATTTCCAAGACCAACTATTAGAGGGAATTGTATTGAGAGGGGTAAAAAATATTAACAAAGTAATTCTCAGAAAAGTCAAAGACAATCTTGTTGAAAAAGGGGGTGCTTATGTCAAAGAAGATATTTGGGTATTAGATACTATTGGAACTAATCTATTAGATGTATTAGGATTAGAATATATTGATTCAACAAAAACAATTAGTAATGATATTATAGAAATATTTAATGTATTGGGTCTAGAAGCAGCTAGACAAAGTATTTATAATGAATTATCGGAAGTTTTAGAATTTGATGGTGCCTATGTGAATGCGCATCATATGGCGTTGTTATGTGATAGAATGACATTTAGCACAAAACTAATCTCTATATTTAGACATGGTATTAATAATGATGACATTGGTCCAATTGCAAAAGCGTCCTTTGAAGAAACCCCGGAAATGTTTTTAAAAGCAGCGCGACATGCTGAACTGGATACTCTTAGAGGAATATCAGCCAATGTTATGTGTGGTCAGGAGGGTATGTTTGGTACAGCATCGTTTCAAGTTCTACTTGATATTAATGAAATGATAAACCTTGATGAAAAACATAAATACGAATTTCAGGACAAAAATAAGGAAATAGAAACAGGATTGTTTGGTGATCTTGAAAATCCTAGTGATGTATGTAGTAAACAAAATTTGGAAATACCAAATAATGTAAACAATATCCTTGTAGAAGAAGATGGACACGATGATGATTATAACCCATTTGTGTAACCAAGTCTTCAAGGGTGTAAATAGTTTTTTAATATATAATTTTTACTAATTTTTGTTAGTTTAAATTTATTAAACAATCAAAAATACAACATAAAAATAATAGATAGTGTATATATATGTCATTATTTCCCATTTTTAAAATAAATAAATTGTCCGATAAAAATATAACCGATACAATTTATGTGTTTTATGGCTCTTTAGACATTGACAACGATCCAAACGAGTTGTTTGATACCGAGCCAACTAACAAAATATTTTCCAATATTTTTTCTAAAGAAGAATTACATGATATAAAAACAAATAATATTGAGGTAATATTCATCAATCAATATATACATATTGACGATAGTATAGGTGTTATTAAACTGAAAATATGTCATGCGTTAAATAAAGAAGCATCCATGAGCGAATTATATTTATATTGCTTAAAAAGTGAAAAACTTAATCCCATAACGGTGTATCAAAATTTAACTCAAAATGATAGATTGCCATTAACTAAAAATCGCATGAACCAATTACTGTTAAATTTGTATGATGATGATGGCACTATTATGAATTTTGATTTGCAAAATAAAGAACAATATTCGTTTGATGATATTCTTAAATTAGATTTAACTGAAACAACTTATTTAGTTGGGAAACCACTTGGACAAAAGTTTGTTTTTTCTAATGAATATCCGTTTATCGCTGACCCCTTTTTAGTTACCGAATATGATACATTGCTAGAAAAATCTAGGAAAGAAACTTCAACGCTAAGTACAAATCTACTCTTAGAAACCGGCTCTATTTTTAGAAATACTATTTATCTTTGTTTGGCAAAAGATGTATTTGAAATTTCTCAAATTAATGACATATCAAGCGAATATTCGTCTAAAATTTATTTCCCTTTTTTATACCAACAACAAATTGAAAATATGGAAGACTTAACAGAAAATAATGCGAAATTAATGGAACAAACTCTAGATAAACTAACACCAGACACCATGCGTAATTTTGATAACGTAAACATATTTTATAATATATATGAGAACCATATAAAATCTACTGTTTTTTCTCAAAACGGACTGAAAACAGGTATCCAATTTTTTAAAATATCTATTTATCCTGATATTAAAATTAAAATTCCTATTGATGTAATATTTAAATTACTGCATGCTACACAAGAGTTTCCATTGATTAAATATAATTCGGATTCCAAACAGGAAAATATTTATCGGTTATTCGCACCTGAATTAACAGTTGATGGACGAAAAATTCCTTATTTACCTAAAACTCTTGTATTTAAATTAATGCGTCAAATTGGGAAAAATAAATGTGTGGCTGTTTACACTAACATAGTATATAATGGTATTCATATTTTAATGTCTTGCGAATTTGAGGATAATGGTGTTATTACTGTTTACCCATTAGACGATTTTGCTAACCCCATAATATTGAATTCTATAAATAATGATATGTTTGAAAATATAGATGAAATTATTAAACAAACAATTAATCCATTAATTGAACAAATAAAACCTTTTTTCGAACAAAGTGGACTTGATATTCCCTTGTTTTCAACCATTAATTCGGAAAATATTGAGTTTAGAGAAATGAAATATCAAACAGTGTATAATATTACCAATCCTATCGATATTAGAAAATTAGGTGGTTGCATATCAAGTGTGTTTACAGTGGAATCGTCTAATTTAAAAAAAGGCATCAAAATGAGATATAAACGGGTGTCTAATTATGATAAGCGTGATAGTCAAGAAGCCTTTATCATTGAAAAAATTGACCAAGGATTTCGCGCGGAAGATATCATTGATGAGTTATTGGTACAATTTAATGACTTAGATAGAGAGACAGCCCTAGATTTAATTATTAAAATACGTTCCGAATTAGATGTTATAAGAGGAGCAAACAAACGGCGTGCATTAATGATAAAAATTAACCCAGGTTTTCAAACTTTGATGACGTTGAATAGAATTACAAGTGAACTAACAATTAATGTGAATGGAATTAATGACCCAGCTTATTTAAATACTATTTCTGTATATATAGATTCAATAATTCGAATTACGCAAGACATTGATAGTTGTGGTATTGATATATCTGAAATACATACTCTTTGTTCTGGTGAAGAAGTAGATGATATTGAATTTTCAAGAATAACAGCACAATCAGAACAATCCATAGATGATAATGAAGTCCCGTTAATTCAAAATGAAGCACCTAGTTATAGAAATTCAAATGACCGGGAAGATGGTGAATATATGGATGATTTGCTTGATATGTTGGGAATTGAAGAGAACGACGAGAATGAAGAAGATTTAATTGAAGGAGGTGGTGGGGGTGATGATACAAGTGGTAGTGTGGAGCGCGATAGTCTATCCGAGACTAGTTTAAGTGATGTTAGTTTAACTAACATACCTAGTATCGCTGTTCCAGAAAAGGGGGTTGTTAGTTCTGCTAATTTTCAAGGTTCACCGGAGTCTGTTAGTGATTTATCTGAATTGGGTTCTATAAACTCGTCTAGCGATAAGTCTGCTAGTTTAGAAGAAGAACCTGATAAATCTAAATCTAAATCACCTAGTGTTGCATCTGTGAGTTTAGAAGAATTAGAATTGGATGAATTATCTTCTAAATCTAAATCGCCCAGTGTTGCGTCTGAGAGCTTAGAAGAATTACCTGATAAATCCAAATCTAAATCCAAATCACCTAGTGACGCATCTGTGAGTTTAGAAGAATTAGAATTGGAGGAATTACCTGATAAATCCAAATCTAAATCCAAATCTAAATCCAAATCACCTAGTGTTGCATCTGTGAGTTTAGAAGAATTGCCTGATAAATCCAAATCTAAATCTAAATCTTCTAGTGACGCATCTGTGAGTTTAGAAGAATTAGAATTGGAGGAATTACCTGATAAATCCAAATCTAAATCCAAATCACCTAGTGTTGCATCTGTGAGTTTAGAAGAATTGCCTGATAAATCCAAATCTAAATCTAAATCTTCTAGTGTTGCGTCTGAAAGTTTAGAAGAATTAGAATTAGACGACTTGTCCGATAAATCTAGTGTATCGTCTGAGAGCTTAGAAGAAGAACCAACCATAACAAACAATAAAAATTCTACACCTATAAGTTTAAGTCCAATAATGAAACCCAAAGAAAAGCCAAAAGAAAAAACCAAAGAAAAGCCATCACATAAAAAAATACAAGCCCAAACTAAATCTTTGGAAAATAAAGTGCGCGATATAACTGGTATGACACTTCAATATCCTAATCCGTTTACGAAACGCTTAGAAGAAAAAGAGCCAAAATTATTCGTAAAAGCAAAAAATGACAAAATAGATTTATATTCGCGTATGTGTCCATTTTCTTTAAGTGACCGAAGACATCCCGTAATATTAACTAGAGAAGAACGTGATAAAATGGTAGAAGAACATCCCGATGAAATTGATCAAGAAGCCGATTTTATTGCCTATGGCACAGATCCCAATGATAGTTCCAAAACTTATTATTATACTTGTCCCAGATATTGGTGTTTATTAACAGAAAAAATGGTTACTGAACAAGATATATTAGATGGCAAATGTGGACCAAAGGTTGATAATGTGGCAGACGCAATTATTCCTAAGGATGCAAAAACGGTTCCTAATGGAAAATATGTGTATGAATTTTATGGTGAAAATCAAAAACAATATCCTGGATTTCTTAAAAAAAAAACAGCATCGGGATTATGTATTCCTTGCTGTTTCAATAATTGGAAAACAACCGCAATTAAAAATCGTAGAGATATATGTCAAGGTAAATTTGACAAAAAGGATGCGGAAAAAGTATCTAACGAAGAGGAAGAAATAGAAGACCAAATAAGTCGTGGTATTGTTGAAATAGAACATTATGTAAAAGGACCTGAAAAATATGGACCAAGTTTAGGAGAAAATCGCTGGGGATTTTTACCTATAGCAGTACAAAAATTTTTACATGAAGTGAATGAAGATTGTCAAATAAGTCAAACTAACATGGGGTTAAAACTACACCATACTTGTATAATTAGACATGGTGTTGAAAATAGTCGCACACAATCATTTATAGCTTGCTTAGCCAATGCATTATTTTATGTTCAAAAAGACAATAATGGTAACCCACTTATTCAAAACTTTATACCTAATGCAAAAAGTGATGTACCATCTATAAAGCAAATGAAAGAGTTAATTATATCTGCCATAGATTTAGATAAATTTATAAAATATCAAAATGGCGATTTAATTACTAGTTTTGCTGACCCAGACTTAGATGTAAACCTAGATGATTATAAAACAACCAAATTGTATAAAAAAATAACTAAATCTAGTGACCCTAAATCAAGTGAATATACCATTGGCACCGAATTTATTATAAAAGTTGCACAATCCTTCGAAAAATTCAAACAATTTTTAAAAGACAATACAATCACGATTGATTATACATATCTTTGGGATTTGGTGTGTATGCCTAATCCCAGATTATTTGAAGCAGGCATTAATTTAATTATTTTGGAAATGCCTGAAGACGATGTAACTAACAATATTGATTTAGTGTGTCCAACAAACCATTATTCTGCTTCTATTTACGATTCGAGAAAACGTAGTTTAATTTTAATACAACGCGACAATTATTTTGAACCAATATATGGGTATCATAATGATGGTAAAACAATTCATATTACGAAAACTTTTTCAGAACATGATAAGAAATTGCCCAAATCTTTACGTGCTGTATTTGCAAAAATTATCAAACCAACATTGGGTGAAAAATGCAATCCATTTTCCAGTATTAAAGAGTATAAATTTAAACGTCCACCATTGTTGGATAATTTAATTAATGAACTAATTTATAAAAAGTACACTATATTATCCCAAGTGATGAACTTTCAAGGAAAGGTGATTGGACTTGTAACAAAAAATGTAAAAGGTTTGGAGGGATTTATACCGTGTTATCCTTCTGCACTAACAAATTTAAAAAACAAAATATGTAGTAAACAAAATCCGGAAGGCTCATCAGATATATGTGAGTATGATTTTGTATATATGACGGATGATATTTGGAAGCCATATGAGCAAACACTTACATTCTTAAAACAATATTATGACTATAAAGAAACTAATACTGACAATTTTAAATACTTTTACAGAGTTGTTGAGGAGGAACTCATTACAGGTTTTCTAACTAACACCAATCAATTTATCCCTATAAAAGTCCCAATACCTGTATCTACCGTGAGTGATAATATAAAAACAATAACAGAACAAAATATGTTAGTTGCTGACATAAACACACTTACAAATAAGTCGGTTGACACAAAGAGAGTTGATTTTATTAAGAGAATTCAACTAGAAACCAATTTTTATAATGTATTTAGAAATACTATACGTATTTTATTTAATGATTATACTAACAGTCAAAAAAGAAAGGCAATTAAAGATGAATGTAATGCAAAATATAGTTTATATAAAAATCAATTGGACACTGTTGTAGATTTATTACACGAGTTAATAGACGATACAATTGTGTTTGCGTCAAAAATGCCCTATAATTATATGTCATTAAGTGATTCTGATTTACATACATGTATGTCAAAAACAGTGGATAAATGTAATAATAAAGATAATCCATCGGGCTCTATTTGTAGGATTGCCAATGACAAATGTCAATTAGTATTGCCAAAAATAAATTTAGTTAACGAAACAGATAACGAAATTATATATTATAAACGAATGGCTGATGAATTAATACGTTATAATAGAATTAAAACATTCATATTTAAACCACAGTCTTATTTATCATTTGGTCAAGTGAAATATAATTTACGCAACGATGAAATTATTATATTACAAGATTTGATTACGCAAGAATTTTTTGAAAACTTAATTCCAGCCGAAATAAATAAATACGCAAAATACAATACATATGATACAACCAAGCCTATAAAGACGCACTTGTATAACAACCAAGTAAATATTGATGACATTATAAATCCGCTTCATGATAGGGATTGTGTGAAGTCGTCACCTATGGCTATAAAATCTATAAATTGGCGAAAATGCTTACCCACTACTTTTAAAGAAATTGAATATACTGGTTCAACTTATTGTTCTTTATATTTGATTATTGATATAGTAAAAGATATATTACATATAGATTTGACTGTTGAAAAGGTAAAGGAAGATTTATTAACTACGTATAATAAATTAACAAATGGGTTTAAAAATATCAATAGGATGCGTAACATAATTGATATATTAAAAGAAGAAGCACAATTTGATGCGAACCAATTACAAGATAAATCAATGAATTTTGAGCAAATGATTATGCAAGATGGATTTGTTGCGGTTAATTTCGATTTATGGCTTTTGTTAGTTCATTACAAAATACCTGCTTTGTTTATGTCAAGTAAAACCATTCCGGAAACTAGGTTTAATCGCAGTGCCTTCGTATGTTATACAGCGCCAGAAGTTACCAAATATGTATTTATAGTAACGCCTGCAATGTATAGAAGAAAACCACCATTGTTGCCTGAATATAAATTGATTGTGGATGCGAAGAATATAAATATAGATATTCGGGAATTAGAAGGGCTTGGTTGTTATGACAAGTTAGATGAAGCGCTTTTGCATTATGATACAGTGGAAAATTATATAGATTTAATATTTCAAAAAGACATAACGACAAAATATAAACCAAGACAAAAAGATTTAAGGAAAGTTGTTAAATCAAAAGCGAAACCAACATTGTTGATTGAAGAAGATGAGGAGGAGGTTGTAGGAATAGAGCCGGTTACAAGAATAGAGCCTGTTACAAGAATAGAGCCGGTTGTAGATGAAGAAGAAATAATAATAGTACCCAAAAAAAGAAAAACCAAAAAATCAAACTTGAAACTAGCGGTAAATCCACTAGGTAAAAAAAAAACTATGAAAAAACTACCAGATAATTTTATAATAGTAGACGAACTATAATTATTTCAAATCAAAATAGGGATTATCGGTAATATCCATCCCACAATATGGCTCGGGATTTGTTTTATAATCGACAGGTTGATATATATTGGCATCTTTTGCTTGTTCTAATAAAAACTTAAAATTCTTCCAAAATTCTTGGAGATGTCCCTCACTTGATGTCATTACGTGCGCTAGTTCATGAATAGCTACAAATGTTAGTGTATTTATATCTATTAGTTTGGATTCTGTTTTTTTTTTATTTAAACAGAATGCAATTTTTTCGCCCTTATTTTCACTATAGGCAGTGAACTCACTGGTTGGTAAGGTTTCGGATATTTTTGTAGGATTGAATTTTTGTACCATTCGCTGTACATTTTCATCATTGGGGAATTTTTTTGCGCAAAATGATACCAAGTCTTTTAGTTTTCTGGTAACAGTCGCCAACAAATCGGCAGCCAATTGCATAGATGCACGTTCTCTAACACAATATCGTTCACCATCTACATCGGAAATAATACACTTTAAATTAAACGCATCAGATTCGTTATATATTTTTAATCCTAAAAATAGTACAAATACTAAAATAATATATATAAATATGTCTTGTTTGTTTAGGTTTAACATATAATATATACTATAGACATAGAATTATTATTTTCTGCCTAGTTTGTTCTTTAAGTAGTTTCATAATATATATTATTTGTGCGACCCCCATTCTTTAAGTAGTTTTCATATATTCTTTAATCGATCGCGAAAACGAATCCAAAAAGTAAATTGGGTTTTCGTTTTTGGACATTTATTTTTGTCCATTTTTCAAAACCTAAATGACTTTTTGAAAAACGCATTGTAATTAACCATTTAGACCACAATGGTGCGAATTTTGGTTCGACCTTTCAAAAATGTGTTACCATAAAAATTCACACTTTTTGGGAAAATAACTTAAAAACTTTGTCCGTTGTTAAATTATGACAACGAACGACAACGAATTATTAGGAAAAATTAGGAATATTTTTCACTGTCAATATTGTGACTATACTACGTCTGTAAAATTCAATTACACAGTTCATCTTAAGAGCATGAAACATAAAAACAACGCTTTGACAACTAAAAACAACGAATTATTAGGAAAAATTAGCAAACAATATAACTGCATTAAATGTGATAAACAATTTAAGGATAGAGCAGGCTTATGGCGTCATAAACAGAAGTGTACAACAGATAACAACAAAGACAATATAATCAATTTACTACTTACTCAAAACAAAGAACTAATTGATTTGCTTAAAAATGGAATAACTAACAACAGCCATTATACTAACAACACAACAAATAATGACAACAAAATATTTAACCTGAATTTATTTCTAAATGAAACCTGTAAAGAAGCAATGAATATTAGCGATTTTGTTAGTTCAATCCAAGTTAATCTTGATGAATTGGAGAATACAGGAAGACATGGTTATATTGAAGGCATATCCAATATAATCTTAAAACGTCTTAACAATTTAGAACAGCATTTTAGACCATTACATTGTTCAGATTCAAAACGAGAAGTATTTTATATTAAAGATAACAATGAATGGAAAAAAGAAAATGAGAGTAAACCTATTTTGACTAAGGCAATCAAAACTATCGCCAATGAAAATATTAAACAAATTAAGCGGTGGCGAGATAAATATCCTGATTGTGCACAATCCGATTCCAAGAAAAATAATTTGTATTTAAAAATTGTTAGTAATTCTATGAATGGACTTACCGAAGAAGAAGGTTGTAAAAATATTGATAAAATCATTAGCAATGTTGCTAAAGAAGTTATTATTGATAAAATGAAATTATAAAGGGATAACTACGTCGTACATTAAATGTGTATAGCTTATCCATTCTGGATTTTTTGATAGCGGTATGGTTGGAGAACTAAAATTCGTACTGCAAATTCGGTCAGTTATTAATTGTTCCAATGTAGTTTCGCCCATTATTATTTTTGTAGCACAATCATGACAAGGTATAAATCCACAGCCATTATGAACTAGTAGCTGTGATGATGTTCTGTGATATTTACCAGTATAATGAGCCATAAAACTGTTAATACAACATTGTGGATATCCATAAAATTTTCCGGCTAATTTAACTTGCTGGATATTGATAAGACGTTGTGAACTGATAAGACTTAGTGAATTCATTATATTTGTTAGTTGTTATATGTTTGTAGACAATCTTTATTTCAATTTTTTATAAATTTGGCTACACTTTTAAGAGCCGTTGGCTACACCTTTCTTAAATTTATTGACCCCCTTGACCTAATTCCAAACTGGGTCTCATGGTATCTGGTGTAATCGTGCTTTGTTGCCAAGGTCCTGTTGGAAGTTGTGGATTTGGGGGCTCAGATCGTATTTGCAAATTAGCATTTCGTAAACTTTGACCCACAGTGTCTATACCTATATGATAACCAGCCTTTAATAAATTAATATTCGCCAAGTCACCTTTTCCAGAAGGATTTAATTGCGCCCATTGACTGTTAGTATCTTTTGGTAAAAGATCCGCTGGATTTTGGTTAGAACTATTAGGACTACAAGACGACGGTAAATTCATACCTAAACCAGATGAGGCGCCTACAGATGAGAACACTTCATTTCCCGATTCTTGGGCTGGTTGGGGTCCCGATGGCGAAGAATTATTATATGCTTTATTTCTATTTTGCGACATATGTTCGCCACCAAAAGAACCCTTCTTTATTAAATAATTATATAAGATATATAATCCATATAAAACAACAATAGCAATTAAAACACCACCTATTCCATATTCATTCCAGAGTTTTTTTAAGGATACGCCCATTATATAAATTTGGGGATAAAATATTTTTCAAATTAATATTTAATTACCAAAATTAATAGTCTAAAGTATTTCCATTTATTATTCAGTATCATTCATTGTCACTATCACTATTTAGGTCGCTATCACTATCCATATCGTCTATCATATATGTTTTCTTAATATTTTTCATTTCTATATATGCTTCTAAGGCTGTTTTTTTGGCTTCCTTCGCCTTTTCTTTTGCTTTTTGATATAATTCATAATATACTTGTGTTGGTTTTTTCAATTGAATTGCTTCTAAACTATTGTCTAAAGTACTTAACAAATCCACTTCCTTTAAAACATGGGGATCGTCTTCCTCCACTTCCACTTTTGGTTCCAAATCTTCTATATCTAACTCTATATTGGTCTCTTCTAAATCTATCTGGCTTGTCACTGGTTTCTCTTTTAAAACATCAAAGGATACGTCTAAATCAATAGGGTCCGATAAATCGGAACGATTGTTAGTTTTTTCTAAATCCTGGACAGATTGGTTTATTAAATTGGTTAAATCAACTGGGGCATTCGTAACATCTTCTTTATTTTGTTTTACAGGCTTCTTAATAAAGCAATTGTCTAAAAACGGATCAGGACTAACAACCATAGTTTGCTTAAGTTCTATTTCTATTTGGAAATTTCTTGAAGTGAATTTTAATCCTTGGATTTCTAATATAGATATTATTGTTTTATCACTTGTTATGCTCTCATATGCTATGAGCTGGTCTGTTTCGCTATATATTTTCAAATTTGGCTTCACATTAACTCTTAATAAATAATATTTTCCAGATTTAAATATTTTAAACGGTGATGTAAAGGCATTTTCTATATCATCTTTTTCTAATTTTGATTCAAACCAGGTGTCGCGTTTTGCAAAAATAAGTTCTTGACATCTGGATTCCAAATTTTCAATCCAATTTATGAATACAGTGTCGTTATTATCAAACATTAAATCCGCATAATGTTTTTTTCCACTTTTTATGAAACCTTGTTTTGTTAAACTTTTTGGCGTTTGAATAAACAATAATTTGTTAGTATTATACATCAGTCTAGTAAAATAGGCACCACCTGCTAAAGAAGTTGGTGGACCAAAATATAATTTCGTAAAATCATAATCCATACTAGGTTCAATTATATCGTCCATCATTTATTGTAATAAAGAAAATTTTTACTATAATAAACCGTATAATTCGCATTTAATTTGTATTTCTTTATTAAAGAATATGACAAATTCATTAATAAAACAATGTTTAGACATTTTAAAAACCGATGATGTTAGAAATGAAATCAAAATATTATTTTCACCTGTCACCGATTTAATATTGTATGAAATATATCCCTATATTTATGTTATCATATTTTTGGTTTTCTTAATATTCATATTAATTTTAGCAATACTTATTATTTTAGTTACGTTATTGCGTAATCAATAGTTATCACATATTTTTCTAAATTATGTATATAATGGTTAAAACAAGACGCAAAAGACAAAAAGGCGGGGGCTGGAGTTGGAGCCTAAATTCTTTAGGAAGTGGCTGGACAGAATTTACAAACTCGTTTATGTCCCAAAATAATAGCACAAACACAAATATTCAACCAGGTACTAACAATGGTGTTATAAATACAAATGCTAATACAAATACAAATGCTATACAGTTGATGAAAGCTGGTAAAAGAAAACGAAAACATAGTGTTAAACATGGCGGTAATGTAATTGCTCAAGCTGTTGTTCCACTTTCCTTGTTTGCTATGAATAATGTAGTAGGTAGTCGTAAACGACGCAAACGCTATTAACCTAATTGGTGTGTTTTAGGTAATAGTTCATCCGCTAATAAATCCGTGTATCCTGAAAGTCCTGAATAGGGGTCTGGTTCACCTGGATTTACACCAAATGTAGGTTTAACACCCTTAAACCAGGTGGCTATATGTCCATCTTCTAACGTTTTTGGTGTATAAATGCCAGCCATCTGATAATCGTCTTTAACATTAGTAGCATCATATGTTAATTCATTCATTAATTTATTTCTTTCTTCTCTTTTTCGCATATCAAGATTCTTGTTGGTTGTTTCTTGCACAAAAAGTTGGATTGATTGTGATAGGTCGTATTCGCTTGATAAGTCTGGAGTGTATGGTAATTCAGTTGTTCGACTTGGGGCTTTTTCTATGTTGAGCTTAGGTATAGTTCTTGAAACAATACTAGGAGTAGGGTCAATACTAGGAGTAGGTTCAATACTAGACGTAGACCAAGAACTAGACACATTTTTGGGCAAAGTTGTGTTAGTGAAGCCGGTACCGGCGGTAGGTAATGCATTTAACAGGGGTCCAGGAATATAAGGTTCTTTAAATGTAATCTCGGATATTGGTGTTGAAGATGGTGACGAAGACGCATTTGTTTCCAACAAGGCAATCTTCATTTTTGTCTCATTTTCTTTCGCCTTTTTATTTTGTTCATTCAGCATATGCTCTTCAACATAAGTAACTAATCCTTCTAAGACGCCATCCAAATTATCAAAATTTTCGAATAATATCCTGCTTATTTCTGCAGGCGTAACACAAAGATGTGTATTATTAATAATGGTTATTTGTTCTGCTGTTAGTGTAGTGTCGTATCTATGTTCAATTATAGCAATCAATTGTGAATGATCCGCAAACCCAAACTTACCAATCACATCTATGCGTCCTGGTCGCGTGAATGCTTTATCTAACTTATCTATGAAATTGGTCGTCATAAAGGTAATTCGTCCAGGTGTTTCCAAAACGCCGTCAAACAAATTCAATAAAAATGATAAGGTTATTTTTTGATTTGTATCATTATCCTTTTTCTCATTAATTCGGTGCATATCCCCACCAGTCATAACCATTTTTTTACCATTTGACATTTCACTCAAAGCGTATTTTAATTTTTCTATTTCCTTTTTCAATTCGTCATTTTTCTTCGCCAGAATTTGCTCTATCGTTTCATTTTCTCTATCCAAAATAATATCACATTGACAATCAATATCTTCCAAAACATAAATACGTTTGTTTATTGGGATTGTGTAGGTTTCTGTTTTTCCGTTTTGGGTAATATGCAATTGCTCATTGTAAAACAAATTTTCCACCTGAGTTTTTGTCATCGTTTCTGATAAATGTATGTTTATAATATGTCTTTTTAGTTCATTTGCAATACACTTAATAATAGATGTTTTTCCAGAACCGGGATTACCCGATACTAAAATACCCAATGTGTAAGGCACACCCTTGTCATCATACCAATCTTTATTGTCTTTAAAAAATTCAACTCGCTTACGAATTATGTTCACATCTTTACCAAACAAATTTTTAAACGACCTATTTGTTATGAATTGTTTCATTGTAAAATGCAAACTATCGTGCGACTTACTATGGTCAATTTTCCCGTTATTATCGCGATAAACTGACATAGGTAATTCACTAAAATAATAAATATTATTTCCCAACTTGTTCGTGATTTTAATTAAAAAATTCTTTACAATATTATTCAATTCTTCACGAAGTTCTTCCATATTTAATGTAAATGAATACAGTTCAATATATTCACCACTATTTTTATCTCCAATGGCTGGTTCTGATGATCTTTGATGAGATGTGGTGTCTATTATCGCATCATTAGTGATAAGGTTCTTGTTATTTGGGTTATGGGTTGCATTAGGCTCACTAGACGTGTCTTTCATAGCCATTTGGGAATTTGGACCATTAACCAGTTGCGCATACAGACCCTTCGATATCTCTATTTCTTCGCTATAATTGATTGAATAAATACCATTTGAAAATAATATGCATTTAGTGTGGGGTAAATGCGTTAAAATATCTATAATAGCGTCGGATGTGGGATTTTTCGAAGCGGATTCTATTTTAACTATAATTGACGCCTTTTTTATTTTCAAATAAGACGATGTAATCTTACCCAAAATGGAAATATCATTTGTCTTTTTATTTACATATATTTCTATTTTGTTCGCAATTACACCACACACCTTTTTTATTTGTGCTACAATGGTATCTATAAACGAAACAATTAACATAATTAATAATGTGTTAATAAAGGAATTTTTGGAGTCTGTTTGACTAGAACCTTTCACCATAGCCATTGTAAGCATCATTGATTTAAAATTATCCAGCATCATATGCGAATTCATATTCGTCATAGATTGAGTTGCCATATGATTATTAATCATTGCTAATAATCATAAATAATAACACTTATTTAAGTAGTTTAACTATATTATATTCTTATGTTAGTTAGTATTTTATAACTTTGGTTAACAATAAGGGGTGAAATATGGCTGCCCAACTTCTTTCAATATAATGCCCCACTTCTGGATTAGAATGTGTACTAACAGTGTTTAATATTCGTTGGTAATGTCTTATGTCGTGAGTTATGATATCCAATTTATGTACAGAGAATATTCCATGAATACAATAATATTGTACCTTTATATTACCAAACATATAATTATACCATGTACTATAAGGTCGTAATGACGCTCTATGTGTTATGTGTTCTGGATTTAGTGTTTTGTTTGATAAATCAGTTGAAGTCCACTCGTCTAAAGTAAAACTTGCAAATGTATTTTTAACATTGTTAGTATATGTGCCCAAAAATATAGCCGTTTTATGCCTTATTATTTTATTCAATAATAGTTTGGCTTTTTTCTTTTTATAAAGCACATTTAAGCAACCAGGAAAAAATACATTGATGTCATTTAAGTTATTGAAATTATGAACAATATGATATAAATAGGTGTGATCACATCTACCTATATTGGGAAGATTTATGACTTTGTCTACATTGCATTTATCGAAGTCCTCATTTACCCCTTTATTGTATACAATATATCTAAATAAATTGAATGGGGGTTCCTTCATCCAAGATAAATCTTCATTATAACGTGCAACAATTATTTTCACAGATGGGTTCATATAATATAGTAAGATATCATTTTATTTCGTCCAATGGTTTAATTGCACTAAATTAACATCATCTGTGAATTTATATTTGGCACGCCGATCGCCCATATGATTACTAATTGATTAGAGTTCAATATTGTGAGATTTTAACAATTGTTGAATATTTGTAGAATACTTATTTTGTAACTGATTGTTAACTACATTATTATAGACTTTGTGTATTTCTGGAAACATGGATGATTTATTAGACGTACCATCATCTAAATTTCTGCTTTTTCGTCTAATATGTTCTTCTTCGGATTGACTATAATAATGAGCTATGTAAGCATAAGAATTCATAAAAGGCAAAGGTTGTTCATTGAAAGGGTGCATGCTCATTTTTGTTCTGTTGCCCGAATAATAACGATTTGGATTAACTATTATATAGAAATGCGGATTTACAACTTTAACAGCTACGGATGGTCTTACAAATGATTTAACATGTTTATTTAATCTTAATTCAGACCTAATAAAATTGTCTGTAAGTAATCCTTTAGGTTGTTTATAATAACCTGATGTGCCAAACGTTAACCAATTGATGCCTATAGCATCTGCTTGTAGAAACATATCTAAAAATTGGTTAACATTGCTATGTTTATTTAAATTTAAAAATTCATCTGCGTCTAAATACAACATCCAACTATAATTATCTTTGCACGCAATGTTTATAGCTTGTTGCATTAATTTTAATTTAATATTTCCAGAACCCCCAACTTTAATTATATTAAGTTTTCCATTAAAATTTGTTTTTACCATCTGGTCTATAGGAATGGTTGAAAAATGGTCAAATATAATTATTTTATCAAAACCTAACAATAAATGATGAGCTACCCATTCGGCTATGTTAGGTTCATCTCGGGCATTTGTAAATAAAATAGTCGAATTGTTGTCAGTTCTTCTAATGTTAGTTAACATAATAGGTTGTAAATCTCCATTAATTGACCTAAACATATATTATATAAGGTTTATATTATATTATTTTTTTTCTACATTATTACAATGAGTTTTGAGCAAAACATTCAAAATTGGGTAAGTATTGATAACCAAATAAAAACATTAAGTGAACAAATAAAAGAACTTCGCGACAAAAAAAACGTCATTACTGAAAAAATCAATACCCATGTCGAAACATCCAAATTAGAAAATGTGTCTGTAAAAATAAGCGATGGACAACTTAAATTTGTAAAAGTAAAAGACACACAACAACTAACATTTAAGTATTTAGAAACATGTCTAGTAGAAATTATAAAAAATGAAGAACAAGTTAAGAAAATTATAGAGTATATTAAAAATAAACGGGAAGTAACTTATATTCCAGAAATAAAGCGATTGTATAGCAATTAATTTATATTTTAATATTGTATATGACAGAAACTATGAATAATGATATTGAGTTATTTGAAGGAGGAGATTTTGTATTTTCTGAACAAAATGGTGTGTTTGTCGGTGGTGGATATAAGATTAAAACAGAGTTTTTAGAAAGTGGTATGCCTATTATGACGACCATGAACGATGACGAAACTCTTATTGGGGGTGCCGGCAAACAGGTGTCTAGTACGAAGGTTTCTAGTCCATTCGAAAACTTAGCTGTGCCTGCTGGTTTATTTTTTATTAATTCGCGTGTTCCCAAAGCAAATATGCGTCAAATGGATTTACCACATCAAACAATTAGTGACGATATTATGGATAAATTATATTCTTTGGTTGAAGTTCATAAAAAGCAAAGAAAAACCCGAAAACACAACAAGGCTCTAATTAATCAATCCAACCGAAAAACAAGAAGACACAAACAACGGTAAACAAAATTGAAATAACTTATTATACAAACAAGTTAATTAAATATATAGATATAAAGTAAGTACTTACATATGCATTTATTAATAAATTCATTATCTGACAATAACAACGATGAATGTTGTATAATTTGCTGGTGTCCAGAAAATATGAAAGCCATATCCGAGTTAACATATATTAAAAGAAACTGTGTTTGTAATCCTAAAGTGCATGAAACATGTATTGACACCTGGTTACGTAATTCGCTAACTTGTCCTATATGTAGAACAAGTGTAAACATAGAACTGCCTATTAATATAAGTAAGATGTTATATGTATATAATATTATGTTGCGATTTAGTTACATATTAAATATATTTGGGTTTATATGTAATATTTTGTTAGTTAATTTGGCGCGTCTCTTGTTTTACAACATATGTACTATTTACATAATGTCACATAAGGAAGATAACTATGACTTGGATAGGTTGTTAGAGAATTAACTATATTCTTGACCAAGAAGAACTATTAAAAGGCGATACTAAAATTTCGGATAATTTATCCTTCCAATAATTAACACGTTTTTCCATTAATATATCTTTTTCTGTTTTAGGATATAAAGGTTCCGTCGCCATTAATTCTCCTTCCGTTGGGGTCATTCTTGGTTTATATCCATAACAATTTACACCAAATTTAAGAGCAGGGTTAACCATATAACCCCCATTAACCCCAGGTCTCCCACAATCATTTTTATGCCCTTCTATTTTTTGAAGATTATCAAATGTTTTTTGTTGTGTAGGAAATAATGCCATTTGTCCGTCCGACCAACCATAATTACACCATTCACCCCCATTTTTATATGCATCTTCGACTTCCGCATAAGTTGCTAATCTTGACCCATATGCCGAACATAATGCTTTAGCATCTTGATATACATAATCATTTCCTGGAATATTATACACCTGTGGGCGCAACATTATCTCGGGAACAGGCGAATTAATAGCGTCTACTCTAGATGCATCTACGATTATATCCAATTCAGGATTTCCGGTTAATAAGTTTTTAATATTGGCAATAATATCAAGACCATAAAAGTATTGTAATCCGTTTATTATAACTAACATCATAAACAATACAATCACAATAGTTGTTATAGAACTTGTGCCTGAATTGGCTATTGCTGTGCTATTATTTCCTAAAGACATAAATAGCACCAAATATAGAATTAACACTGCAACTAACATTATTATTACGCTGGGATTTATTAATAATGTGTTCACATAATTATATGTACTATTCGCAACGGTTCCTAAACCAGTGCTGACCACATTTATAGAATTATTAACAGGGTCGTCCATATATTATACTTTTAAAAAAAGTATAGCAAAATAGGGTTACTTTCGCTTTCTATAAAAAAAACAATATGCATTAGGAGTTATAATTTGTTGAATATTTGTCACTTCTATAACCTTCTCATCATTATAATAATACCATTTATCATTGGCGTTCTTTACAAATGACGTGTAATGACCTAAATTGGCTGTTCCTATATGATTACATACGCCGTATAAATCATACACATAGGATTCTTTATTATAGCCTAAAACATATTCGGATAAATTCAAATTTTCTAGTGGAAAATCAATCATTATTTGATTTTTATGACTAACAAATTTGTTATTTTTATATTTATATTTATTTATCAGGTTGTTAGTTTCAAATCGTTTAATATCAATCACTAAAATATCTGGAAAACTCCAAAACATAATAGTCTTTTTGACTTCTATTTTTTCTTTGGTATCATCTAACGTAAAACAATTATCGCCATCTAATATTTCACCTTCTACATATAAATTAAAACAATCTATTAATGTTGGTTTCTCAATAGTTGTAGGAATTGGTAAATTAATTATAAAAAATGGTTCAGGTACCGTGCTAATTTTATCACCATTGGATACTTTTTCAAGCATAGATACATGAATTCCATAAAAAATTTTCCAAATTTCCGAATAATCTTTTTCATATATTTGTTTTACATGCTCAAAACATTTTAATGCTATTTTGTCTGTGTCATGACACACTTTTCCAGTAATTGTCATTTTTACTTCTCTAGATATAGATGTATGAAAGCAATCAATCACAAATATTAAAAATTCAGGTAAATCATTTTGATTAAACCCCGTAAACATATCGAGACCTTTTATTTGAGCTAATTTATGTACAGTATTGACAAATTTATACGGGGAAACTATGCAATTCTCTTTCCATAATAGGCACCGTAATTCGTCCCATTCAATTAAAAGTGCGGACTCATATTTATTATTCAAATGCTTTTTATATGTTTTTATATCTAAATAATTATTTAATTCATATGTGTGTGACAATACCTGCATAATTGCATTTAAAAAACAAGTATTGCCTAAGTTGGTTAATCCAGATAATCCGTTGTCTTTGTATTTTTCAAAACTCATTCGAGATATAATATATTATATGGTTTATATTTAAACATATTTCATATAATATATTATATGTATCCTACTCAACCCCCAAGGGAATTAAGTATTACCCAACGACAATTACTAACAAATTATATAACTCAATATAATCAAACTAATGCGCATATAGATATGCTTATAAATATGTTAGACGAAATTAGTGCTAATATTGTGACTATTTTGAATACGCAACAAACGAGAAGAACTATGCGAAGAAATGCGTCGTCAAGTCCATCGTCAAGTGCATCAAGTGCGCCTATTACACCTAGTGCGTCCAGTGCATCAAGTGCTTCCAGTTCTTCTAATAATTTAAATTATTATAACACGCCAAACCCTAGACATAATTATTATAATTACAACTTGGGTAATTCTGTTTATGATACTAGAGCCTATTATGATGATATGACCAATTTATTTTCAACCTTTTTAAATACACCAGTCCAAATTAGACCAACTCATGAACAAATTGAAAGTGCATCTATATTGGTTAAATACGAAGATATTGAGAACCCCTGCTCGGAAGTTTGTCCAATATCATTAGAACCATTTACCAGCAACTCTGAAGTTAGACAATTACTGCATTGTGGGCATATATTTAATCCCACACAATTTCAAACATGGTTTTCATCTCACGTTAAATGCCCTGTATGTAGACACGATATTAGACATAATGGCGAAGATACGCATTCAAATGAGGATGTTACGGCAAGTTCTAGTTCTGCGCCCAACACCTCATCTAGCAATCAAACGCTAAACTCACTTATAGACCAAGTAGCCACTAATTTGTTTCAATCTGTATTAAATCCTAATAATAACGAAGGATTTATGGTTGACCCATCTAATAATATAATGTATTATGAAACCATTATTAGACCTAATAGAAATAATTTATAATATAGTAAACTAAGTTAAAGACAAACTAACAAATAGTACCATACATGCAAAAAAATAGTAGAAAGCACTGGACTGAACTATGTCTGGAAACAAATACTAGTAAACCCAGTAGAAGTGGAAAGCACTGGACTGTTAACGAATGCAATCAATTACATCGTGAATGTGAGTTGTTAAATATGAGTGTTGCTGAAATGGCTATGAAACACAATAGAACTTCATTTGCTATTTTGTGTAAATTACAAGAAGAAAATTTATTACCAGATGACGTGATTGTTGAAATGAAAAAAACATATTATGAAAATACAATTCCTGGATTATATATGCAACATATTGATGCCTAATATTGTTATAGTAATGTAATTTAATTATATTACTATATATTCAAATACTTTATCAACACTCTTTTGCTTTGAAGAACTTGGTTAAACTCAGATTGTTATTTTTAGCATTATGTGTATCTCGTAAATAGGATGAGAATATCAACTCTTTAACTTCTGCGTTTTTTATTTTATTCACCTTTGATTCACATACTTGTTCATTATCGGTGTCTAGTCTTAGTTGATTAATCGCATTTTCTAATTTTACAACCTTGGCACGTCTAGGTGGCTTTTGCGACAACCATATTTCTTTCAGCACCAATCCAAACAATTGCATTAATGGCTTCATTATTTGGTTTGTAATATAAAACGAAAAGTCTATTTTCATATTATGTTCTTTGATAAATGCAGGTGTTTCAATTCTATTGCCTTGTAATATCTTTTTTTTTTTTGTGGTTTTTTCATTGTTCACTATATAAACATATTCTATTCTATCTCCTGATGTAGGTTTATTCCCTGGTTCTCTTCGTCCAATTCGATCGGCTAATACTTTATGGGCAATACTTTGTGGCTTTTTATAATAGGAACGCAATGCTTTTGAAATTTGTAATTTCTCAATCGGAATATTACCACATACTAGATTTCGCAACCAAGCATGCACACATTCTATTGCTTTGGGAATGTTTTTTTCTTCCATCAAAATATCTATAGCACTTCCATATATATCTTTTACAATAGGTGCATTATCACGTCTTTTTAAAACCATACCCATTTGAGTGCGTTTGCCTTTGGTTGGGTCGAATTCAAATTTTATACCTACGTATCTTTTTTTTGATAATAAACAAAACGGCATAAATGTTTTTTCATACTCAAAGTCGTGGGGTTGTTTTAATACTTTGGATACTTGATGGCACGATTGTTGGGCTATTTCTATGGATATTTCTAGTGCTTTTTCACCTATAATTTTTTCGCCAGTTTCTGTGTCTGTTAGGTTGAACTTGAAGAATACGGAATCAGTGTTATGGACAATCATATTTCCAACGCCAGCTGCGAAATGATGGTTCTCAGTTGTCAAATCATATACGTATCCAGAATATTTAATTTGTTGTATTTTGTTAACAGATATAGGATTTATAGGATTTTCTGTTCCAAAAAGTTTTGGGACTACGATAATGCTTAAATCTTCATATTTACCACTATTTGTATGTAAACGAAATGGTATATTTTTATTATTCAAATAATTAACATATATAGATGCTTCAAGCATATTATCAAAATGTCCTTTGAATGCGTCTACATAAGTTGTTTGTTGTGCTTTCTCAGGCAACGAACAATGTAGTAATTCTGTTCCACAGGATACGTGATTTGGCGAAATTTCAGTACCGTCATTTTTTACTAATGAATGGTCGTCCGTTACATCAACGCACCCAGTATGTGTTAATACACGTATCATTTTTTTATGAGATGCCAATTCGTGTCTAATAACTCTATGTAAAGGTGTCCATCCCCTTTCAGTCCATGTTTCTATGTTTTCCAATTCACAAAATTCCTTATCTTGTTTTCCAGGTTCAACACATTTTACCCAATTATCGTATCCATATTTTTTCGCCAATTCTTCAATAGTTACTATGTCAATTATCCTATTATCAGGCTCGTCACGTTTGAAAGTGGATACATATATAGGCGTGTAATTGGCTACACTGTCACCATACACATATTCCGCATTAGTATTTACAAACCCATGTTTCGTCTCCAAAGTTTCATTCGCATAACATTCTTCAATTACACGTTTAGCAAAAGTCAATAACATTCTTCCCGTTGCGGTAGTAGCAGCCGCAACATCGGGCTCATAAAAGGTGCTAGTTTTGGCTCCTAATTGTCCATAAAGTGAATTGGCTGTCAATTTATATGCCAATTGTCTTTTTTCCAATACGTTTTTGATAAAATCATCATTGGTTTGTGGGATGAGTTTTCTCGTGTCCTTTCTAGCCTTCAGCAACTCTTGTAAAATAGATGGCATAATGGCTTTCTCTTCAACGCCATTTTTGAATGTAGATTGTGAAAACCGACATATTTTTCTTCCTGACTTGACTTTTACCGCTTTACCTTTAGGTGTCTTTTTAATATAACGAAATGTGTCAAACGGTATATTCACATATTCTAGACCAGGCAAATTATCGTAAATATAGCGACCTTCTGCGTTCTTCTCTCCTGTTTCTGATATTAAATTGCCCGCTAAGTCATAATTTTTGGTCCAAAGTTTACTACTCATGCATAAATTTTCAGAAAGGATGGAACTTGGATATAATGATGCGAAATCGCCAACACCTATTGGGTCATCAACATATAATGCACATTTAGGATACAATACAATGGCACCTTCAAAACCATCACTATGCGACCCCTTATCAACCACTGGCATCAATACACCTTTTTCCCTGCATTTTTTAGCTACATAACTGGTAAGTTTAATTCCCTGACCTCTGAATATTAAGAAACTCATAGGCACACTACATAGTTTGGACATTTCAATAAGATCCGTAAGCACATCCACTTTATTAAATAAATAATGAACCAAATTACAATCTTGAATACAATACTTAGCAATAATGGCTCTAGAGGCGGGTCCCTCATTAGTCATTCTGAATATGTCTTTGGGGGTGACATCATCTTTGGCTAATCCCCATTTTACTTGTTTTGCATGGGGTGATTCCGTGCCCCATATTTCAAACCATCCCTCTTCTTTACACACATAAGCCACTTTGAATTTTTGTCCATTTTTATAATAATCGCTACTATGCATAATTTCTTCAAAATGAATATAACTTTCTGGATGCAATCCAGTCATATTTGTGGTCGCAATCCGTGTCACGGGTACATCGTCTCTACATAGATGTAGCAAGTTTTTGACAGTATCACCGATAATATGACCCCCTACATAGTCCAATTTATAAGACGTGAAATTTTCTGTTTTGCGAAACCAATTTAGCATATCAACTTGCAACCGACCATTCATTTTTATAATGGACAAATCAAATAAACCCGATGACATCCGTTCAATATCTATTTTTTCGGGATTTTTATAATCGGTTGTGGCGCATATTTCGCCGTTATTTCGCGATAATTTTAAGAAATCTTCGGTACAAGCCAACTCTTGAGACCGTCGGAACATAAACTCATAATCAAAACCAAATATGTTGTATCCGATAATTATATCTGGGTTTTCTTCTTGAACCAATTTTGTCCATGCCAATAATACTTCTTTTTCGGTATCGTATGTATCTATTTTACCGTTCGATACTCGCATATCATCACAAGAATTCAACACAATACAATGATTTAAATATGGTTCTTGTTCGCCATAGGTCATAAATGTGGAACCAATAAAGGTAACCTTATCACCTTCTAATGCTGGGAAATGGTTTCTTAATGTTCGAACTAATTCATTAATTTTCCCTTCTCTTTCGAATTTTGCATCACACATAATATCTATAATTGTTGAATTGGTATCTTCATATGTCGTGCCAATACTTTCATTAACAACTACAGGTTGGTCGTCATATATGTCGGGTTCTTCATTATTGTCATTATCCGATTCACTATCAGCACTCTCAACACTGTCGTCACCATCAGTATTCACATCATCTTCGTCTTTTTCGCTTAATTGTATTGCATTGTTTGCGTTTTCGAAGAATTTCTCAATTAACTGAACCTGTTGCGTTTTATGCGTGCAATCTTTTACCTTTGTTTTAAGCCAATTCTCTGTTCTTCTTGATAAATCTCGTTCGTCATATAATGGTTTTTTAGGATATACCAAATCAATATCATCCATTAATATAAATCCAAAACCAGCTCTTAAAATATCTCGCAAAATTAGGGCACATTGTGCTGGCGTTGGGATACTTATTTTGGCGAAATGGTCTACAATATTGGTTGCTAACTTTTTATAAGATTTGATTGGAACAGGGAAATCTCCGTGACTACTAGATGCCTCAATATCAAAACTCATAATTTTATAAGGCACCCGGTCTTCTTTGTGATTTAAAGGTATAATATGTTTATAATTGATTACAAACTCAAAATCACAAGACGTTGTTTTATTTATTCCCGTTATAGATGTAGTGTTACTGATTGGCATAGCAATCCAACCAGATGGACTTAATTGACGAATATGAAATAAACGCAGTAATGGTGGTATATTTGCTTCATATAATTCAATATTACAACCATCGAATTTATATCCGTTAGGCAATAGTTTGCGTTCTTTTTCTCCATAAAAATTCACAACTTCTCTATACCATAAATTTTTCACTTTGTTATAAATGGTTAAATTCGCAAATTTCACTTCAATAAACCGGTGTTTCTTTCCCGCATCAAACCCATATAGTTTTTTTCTTTCAATTAACTTACATTCTATAATAGAATTTTCATAATATTTACCTACTTTGGCTTTTAAATGGTCATATAATGCTTTTTTCTTTGTTTGTCCCCAATCATTATTTACTTTCAAATAGAAGAATGGCTGATATTCTTCAACCATAATGGATGCTTTTTCTCCCTTTTCATTAATGGCAAACATCTGGATAACAAATTTTGCATTGTCTTTTTTGGGTCCATATGTATCCTCTTCCTCAATACCCCTGTCATTATAAGGATTAAACTCATATAGTTTGAATACATGTTCCATTGTTGTGCGGTTATATGATTCCCTATTGTATTATTTTTAAGTCAATTTTTTACTAAAGCCTATATCCTAAATTCCTAATAATATGTGATGTATTCAATATCGTGACGATATATGGTTACAATATAAATCATATGGTTGAGGTCGGAAAAGTCTGTCAGAAACTCAAAAATAAAAGTACCCTCGGTTTTGAAAAATGGACAAAAATAAATGTCCAAAAATGAAAAGTCAAATAAAGTTTTAAAAAAGGGGTGCATAATCACCAACTGTGTCCATAATGCTCTAAAATTTGAAAAATATGCGTAAAAACACCAGACGCTAATTTTTACATATTTTATGGAAAAATGATTTAGGGATTTTTTGCGTTGTCAATATATGCAACATCTGACAACCAAAAATCCCCAAAAAATCCCCAAATTTCATTGCGTTTTTTGCAACTACATAACCAATAACAAAAAAGATTTTACAAAACATATGGCGACACTGAAACATATAAATTTGTCCGAGTTACAACAAATTACAACGCAAAAATCCCCAAATATCCCCAAATCATATGACTGCATAAATTGTGGGAAATCGTATAAATATAGGGATGGGTTATGGCGACATAAAAAAACATGCAAGGAACCAACCGTCGCTGACGTGTTTGCTAACAATTCTACTGTTCAAATAACAGACCTTATGTTAAAAATGATAGAACAAAATAAGGACTTGACAAATAAAATAGTGGAACTATCCAAAAGCAGTACAATTAACTATACAACTAACAATGTAAACAGCAATAACAAATTTAATCTTAATATGTATTTGAATGAAACATGCAAGGATGCGATTAATATAAGTGATTTTGTAGAATCGCTAGTTGTTAGTGTGAAAGACTTAGAAGAGACAGCCAGATTGGGTTATTCTGAAGGAATATCGCAAATATTTATAAACAAATTGCTTACCATGAATGAACATTCGAGACCAATACATTGTAGTGATGCGAAACGTGAAATATTATACATAAAAAACCAAGATAAATGGGAAAAAGATAATGAAACGAACGATATAATTACGCGCGCAATTAAAACGGTGGCTCATAAAAATATAAAAATGATACCAGAGTGGATGAAACTAAATCCTGATTATAATGATGCAAAATCAAAAACGAATGATAAGTATTTGAAAATAGTGATGAATTCCATGAGTGGTTCAACTGAAGAAGAACAAAAAAGAAATATAAACAAAATAATCTCCAATGTTGCCAAAGAAACAGTAATAAGCAAATAATATATTATGGAAACTACTTAAAGACCGTTGGGATTGTTAGTTCGAATAAGCTAACCCTCCAAGTCCACTCATAAATATTAGAGCATCAGATGATATTATTGGTGTGTCTAATGTGTATAATTCTATGGATGTTTGTTTACGTTTGATTTCAGTGCATAATTTGTGTCGCAATAATGGACTACGACATATAGCACATTTATTTATTTTACTTAAACAAGTAATGCAATATCCATGGTTGCATTCTGTATAATATAATTCAGACTCATCAAGACATATAGAACATATAACGTCGTAATCCATTATTATTATTATTGTACAGCATGTATTTATATTGTATTATAAATACATATATATTATTTAAGCTGAAAACAACTTAAAGAAGGGGGTCTCCATTCCAAATATATTATTTGTCGCAAAAAAAATTGAAATTAATTATCCCACTTATAGGTTTACTATACACTACTAATTAATAATCAGCAATGGACGCATTAAATGAATTTGAGCCTAAGACTATTAGCTTTGGGGCATTTGAACCTGAAACAATTACTGAACATACCCATGTACGAAGAAATTATTATAACGCCAGATTATCCAAGTCAAAATATGAAGCAATCAAAAATAGAACCGATAGGTCCAAAAATGAAAGCCATTTGACCGATAAAGCCAAACAGTTCAAGAGAAAACATAAACAGGATGACAAATCCAAACGATCCGACAGACAATACAAACTATTTCAGCATAGGCAAATGTTTATTCAGATGATTGATGATGAATTTCAAGAGCCATTACGACGATACAACCGCGATTGGATGGAAGATGGCGACAACGATTCGGATGACGATGTAGAACCATATTTCCCTTCCCCGTTTGACACAGGTGCACTTGAGTTTATAAAACTTCAATATAGCCTATCTTTCTAAATAACTTATTTAACCTTTTTTCGTCTAGTATTGTTATGTTTTTTTGATTTTCTTTTAATCGTAGATTTTCTTTTAATCGTAGATTTTCCTCCGCTCATAGTTTTCTCAATCATAGATTTTTCTCCACACTTTATGTCCATTCGCATTATTTGATTATATAATTCTCGTTTTATGCTTTCGTCCAAATTTAATTCCAATGTAACTGTTTTGAAACTCATCGTCGTTAAAATAAAAGCAATGGCTTCTTCTCGTGTAGCCCACCCTAAATCAGATACATCACAATCCGTATTAAAAGTTTCCCTACAATCTTCTAACATGTCTTCCAACTCTTGTTCTGCGCTTTCACGAGTTTGACTATATTTAGTAGCAACATAATCGTGAAATTCCTTTGCGTGTGCTACTGTAAATGTTTCACGAGATAATCCATGCCCAGTCACATATTCGGTCAAATCGGGATTTACCGCATTAAAATATTTATACATAGCATAGGTTGATATTGGGTTAGTTGCATGGGACACAATTTTTTGTATAGCAGGTCTTGAAAAACACATTAAATAAATAAAAACAGTTCTTAAATAAATATTGTATTTTAAGCCTTCATATTTAGGGTCGGTCTTAGATAACAATTCCATTGAATTGTCTAGTTTATTATATCTACCAGTAACACTGGACACACATTTATTTTTATGGTACAAACATAAAATTATATCATATTTATCTGACAATTCATCGTATACAGGTGCATCTATATCTTTATGTCTATATGGTGTTAATCTTAAGTTGTATGTTGGGTCGCATTTTGTTTCTTGTAGGTTTTGTATTATAGCATAAAAAATATCACCATCACGATAGGCTGTTTGAAATGTCAAGTCATTTGTGGTAGATGTCATATATTATAGGATACAAAATAATACCGATTTTTCGGAACTATTGTTAGATTGTTTTTCTCTTATTTTTATGTGTCTTTTTTTTACGTGAATTAGTTTTACGTGTCTTTCTAGTACGAGTACGTTTATGTACAAGTCGGCTATACAGATGTTTAGCAGAACTTGTTGGCGTTGTTGAAACCATTTCATTTCCTTTTGTCTCAATCCAATTTATAAACGAACTAACACTTCTATCTTTTGTATTAACCGAACTATTTTCATAGGTTTCTGTGCTTTTTCCATGATTTCCTATATATTTTAAAGTCGGAAACCCATCTATTGCACCAATATGCTTAATTCTAGGCAAATAATCTTTATTCACATCTATTACCACCAATTTATTATTTTTAGCATATTGTTCTTTTAACGCGGTTTCTAGTTTTTCCCATTCTGGGCGCGTGGCATTACAAGGACCACAATTTTCCATATAAACAAGAATAAATACATCTTTACCTTGTTTAATTAGCTTATCTATACTACTAACATCTTTATTAGATTGAACATGCAAAAAACGCATTATATATTATATATTATACTTTCAAAATAATATTATATTTACTGTAAAAATTATATGCATAATATATAATGACATATTCAAAGATGAAAATTGCATTTATGTTAGTTCTATTTTTAAGCGGGTTGTATTTTTATATTTATTACACCAGCCATCCTAAATTGTTAGAAGGATTAACAACTAACAATGGTGAATTAAGATGTCCTAATTTATTAATTCAAAAAGGCACTAAATATTATTTATATAATTCCAATATAACCCAAGTGCCTGGTGTTAATCCTATTGAATTTAATAATTTAGAAGAGTATACCGAATTTTTGGAATGGCAACGTGGTGCAGGAATTCGTTGTCCTGTGTTATATGTTCAAAATTCTTATGATGCACAAGGTGAACGCGTTTACAAAGTTAGACCAAGTGTTACTGAACTAGAAGGTGGACTGCCACCCACGACCTCTGTTCCATTACCCCTTAAATTTACACCTTTGGTAGATGCGACGCGCAGTGATGCCCCCTATAATCAAGGAAGTTACCCAGCATTTGACCAATCCAGTTATTATGTTGGATCTATTACGCCTTTAGACCAAATTAAAAATTCAAATTATAATATGCTTTATAGCGACAATCCCATGGATCCTAATTGGGGGGGACCTGAATATACACAAGCATTAACTGATGCTGGATATTATAAAGCAAATGAAGTTAGCATTAGTGTGGCGTAAAAATAAAATTGAAATACTTTCCTCATAGCATATTTTTTGGCATAAATATAATGAGTTCCTGGTATGATTATATCCTATTGCATCCTGAAAAACCGTGGGATTATTATTATCTCAGCAAAAATCCTAATATAACTTGGGATATTGTTTTACAACATCCTGATGCGGATTGGAAATACACAGGCACATTAGCTGAAAACCCAAATATTACTTGGGATATTGTTCAAACAAATCCAGAGATACGATGGGATTTTCACTATTTAAGTTGTAATTCTACTATTACTGATGCTATTGTGGAACCTAATTTGGATTGTCCATGGGACTATAAAGAACTGTCTAGAAATCCAGGCATTACTTGGGATATTATTACACCTTTGCACATTTAAAACGCCGATTTTCTTAAAAGTTTTTTATTTTATTTCCTGAATATAATAAAAAATTGATTTATAATTTAGTAATTATATTATTACATAACTTATATGAACTTTATCAAAATGAACTCCACTAACGGATATATTTATGTTAGAAATCATACATCGTATGATGTTGATGATGCGTGTAAAATGGGTAAAGCAAATAACATTCCTGAAAGGGATACACTATATGCTACTGGTGAGATTAAGAGAGGATATTTTGAAGCAGTGTTTGAAGTTCCTATTGAAAAAATGGGAATTGTTGAACGCTTATTACAAAATGAGTTTTGTGAATTAAATGTTAAATATGATGCTGGAACTGAATTTTACAATAAAAAAATTATTACTCTTATTGAACCTTATTTAATCACGCTTGGATTTAAATATAAAAAATTAACCAAACAAGAAATTAGTGATTTAGTAAGATGCAACAGAGTAAGAAAAACTATAAAAAAAATAAACATTCAATCGTTAATTCATATGCTAAAATCCAAGAGAACAAATAAACAAATTGAAAATGTAGAATTAAATAATAAAATATATAATCCAAGAGATTATCAAGAAATTATTATTAACAAATCATATGAATATTTTCAAATTAATGAAAAGGGATTATTAATAATTCCTTGTGGAGTAGGAAAAACTCTAATTTCATTATGGATTACACAAGAACTAAAATCAAATACTATTCTTATTGGTGTTCCTAATAAATTATTATTGAAACAATGGGAAGAAGTTATTTGTGTTTTGTTTCAAAGTGTTCCGTATTTAATTGTTTCAGGTGGAGTAGATACTGAAAATATAATGCGATTTTTAGAAAATAATCAAAAAAAATGTATTGTAATAACTACATATTCATCGGCACATAAAGTATATACTGCAACACAAGATACAAGATTTGTATTTGGTATGAAAATAAATGACGAATGTTTTCCATTTGAAACAGGAATACAAACAAATACAGGAGTAATTAAAATAGGTAAATTATACAATATGTTTAAGAGAAAAGAAGAATTACCATTAATATTTTCATTTAATGAAAATGATAAAAAATTTGAGTATAAAAAATTAACTTATGCATGGCGAAAAGAAAATAAAAATTTATTAAAAATTCAAATGTCTAAAAAAATTATTAAATGCACAGAAAACCATAAAATTTTAACCAATAATGGTTATATTGAAGCAAAAAATTTAAAAGAAAATGATTTAATTTTATCTAAATATGATACTAATCATATTGATACAATAGTAGCACCTTGTTTAAATAATGACCAATTACAATTAATATATGGTTCATATTTAGGTGATGGACATTTATCATATACATCAAATAATAGATTAAGATTAAAAATTATTCATTGTGAAAAACAAAAAGAATATTGTTTATGGAAAGCGAATATGTTGAATATTAATGAATTAACTTTTATTGAAAAAAATGGTTATTCAAAAAAACCAGCATATACTTTTCAAAGTAAAATATTTGATTTGGATAATGAAATACCAAGAGATACAAAAATAGTTCCTAATTGGTTATTAGATAAAATAGATGACAAAGGCATAGCAATATGGTTTATGGATGATGGTTCAGTTAGTAGATATGAAAATAATGATATATCTTCAATAACTATCCATTCTAATAACTATGATGAAGAAACACATATTAAATTTATTAATAAATTCAAAAATTATGATATTGAGTGTTCTTATTCAAAAGTAAAAGAAAAATATTATTGTTTAAAATTCAATAAAGTAAATTCATTAAAATTATTAAATTTAATTACTCCATATATTCATAGTGATTTTAACTATAAAATAAGTAATATACATTTAGATAAATATGAATGGAATAATAAATTTTTAAAATATGGAACATTAAAAATTACAAAAATAACAAATATTATTAACAATGGTTTTCGTAGTGATAAACCTTATGTATATGACATAGAAGTTGAAGATAATCATAATTTTATTATAGGAACAATAGATAGAAATAATAATAATGATAAATATATTGATGGACCTATTGTTCACAATTGTCATCATTTAACTACAAATAATATGCGATTAGCACATACTACAAAAAAATATATTCAAATGTTAAACATTCCATCTGAAAAACAATTATCATTAACTGCAACACTTAAACAATTGGAAAGTATGTGTGATGATAGTATTGTAGTTTCAAATGATAATGTTGAATATTTTGGAGAAATAATTGATAGAACATGTTTGATATGGGCGATTAATGAAAATATTATTTGTGATTATGTTATTCAAACCATTATTACAAATGAAGAACAATTAGAACAACAATTATCAAGATTTCATATTATAGAAGAAAATTATAAGAGGTTGTTTTTGAGTGCGTTTGCGTCTTTGAAAAGCATATTTGACGGACATTCACATCATTTATTGATATATTCAAATAACAAGGATAATTCGTTGAAATTAATTCAATATATAAAAATGCTGATAGACGATAATTACTTTGATATACCTGATTTATATTATTCAAATTACCATGGTGAAATGAAATCAAAAGACCAAAAAGAAATAATTAATAATTTTGAAAAGGCGAAGTTTGGAATAATTACTTGTGTCTATTGTTTGGGTGAAGGGTGGGATTTTCCATTATTAGATGGTGTTGTATTTGCTGAAAATATGACATCAAATATTCGTATAGTTCAATCCGCATTAAGAGCAAGTAGAAAAAACAAAAAGGATACAAATAAAAAAACCAAAATCATTTTACCAATTTTGAATAGAGATGACTGGTTAGAAAATAACGAAAATCCTGATTTGAAAAAGGTAAGAGAAGTTATTTATCAAATGGGGTTAGAAGATGAAACTATTACTCAAAAAATCAAGGTGTTTAGAATTGAAATTGAAAAACAAAAACAAAAACCAAGAGAAAAAGAAGAAAGAGAAATAATTAATGAGTTTGGTGAATATGATGATGAACTAACACTAAAATTAAGATTGAAAACAATCAAAAGAACTGCACTTGCTACAACATATGAGAAAGCAAGAAAAATAATTGCTGATAAAAATATAAAAAGTAAAGAAAGTTATTATGAATTATGTGAAAGAGATAATAGATTATCCAAAGAACCTGAAATAGTATTCAAAGGACAATTTACAAACTGGATAGAATATTTAAGTATTGACCGAGTATATTATGATTTGGAAACCTGTAAAAATAAAGTATGTGAGTATTTATTGGTATATCCTGAAATAAAAAAATATTATTTGGACTTATCAATTGTAAGTAATGAATTATGCAAAATAGACACATTATTTCCACACAACGGATTATGGGTTGAATACTATAATGTAAAGGATTTACGAGATATAATTACTATAACAAATAAAAAAAAGAAAAGTTCAAGTGATATTCTATAATTACTATATAAAATTATATTCATAATGATATCATTATGAATATGATGGAAGATTTTCGTAAAACTATTATTGAGTATAACTTGTGTAAAAAAATTATGACAAATCAAACAATCATTATAAATGAGTTAAATGTAATATTGAAAGAACAAAATGGATATAAATATAATTCAAAAACTGATAAAATTAAAAAACATTTTCCTGCAAGTGTAAATACAAATTATAATACATATAATATTTTTTTGATTAAAGAACATAGTAAAAATAGAAGAGTATCATTTTCTTTATCATCAAAAACAATTATAGAACAAATTGATAATTTTTTATCAACCGCAACAAGACGATACAATACAATTAATATATTTAAAAATGATAATGATTTATTTGAATGTTTAATCACAAAAAACTCATATAACTTACCAATATTATCTCCATTAGATTTACGACATAATTTAATCAAATATAATAATGAAACCGATATAAAGTATAGATTTCCTTATTTTTTTGATAAAACCAACCGACCATTTTATGATGTTATTTATATCATTAAAACTGAAAATCCACATTTGTATATTGATGCAAATAATAAAACATTATGCGATACTATATTAATTTGTTGTAATATCAAAATATTTAATATATTTTTTGAATTAGATATACACAACCCATATTATCGTCATCTAACTAATAACTATCCTGAACCACTAATAAAAGAAATATATAATAACACAAATATTTAGGGAAACATTAAGGAAAAAATACTTTATTATAAAATTGAATAAAAAATTGATTTAATTTAATATAAAGAAATATTATCTTATACTATTATATATGTCTATGTCTAAACACTACACTTGCGAACTTTGTAAAAAGGAATTTAATCAAAAAATTGATTTCACCAGACACCAAAATAAGAAAGCACCTTGTATAACATTAACAGAAATGCAACAAATTAGTCAAACAAAAGAAGTAAAAACTGAATTTAAAACTAACTTATCTACAATATTTAATTATTGTTTGGATGTGTTAAGAAATAACGAACATTTAACAGGTGATAAAGCATTGAGAACATTAGCACACTTGTTAGATTTAAGATTGTTAGAACCTCAATTTGGTAATCAAATTGATATTGATACTTACGATTATGATTTTAGTTCATATGAAGATGAGATTATTGAAAAACATAAATCAAAATTATTAAGTATGGTAAGATTTAGTAATCTTGCAAAAGAAAAAGAAGAAAATATACCAAAAATTATGAAATGTTTATGGGATGAGATTTTATCGGTTCATCCTATTACTAAAAATATATTCTTGAAAGGAAAAGGTTTTGATATTCAACATCAATCCACATATAAAAAATTAATTGATAAATTATACACATTTGACTTTGAAGCAGTTGATGAAGATATTTTAGGTGAAGCATATGAAGAAGTAATCAAAGATGTTATGACTGGTAAGGTGTTGGGACAATTCTTTACACCACCAAAAGTTAAACAAATGATGATTAGACTTATTGACCCTCAACTAAAAGCAGACGGAACAATTGAAAAAATATTTGACCCTGCTATGGGAACAGGAGGGTTCTTAATTTCATCATTAAGACATTTATTACAACAATCAAAAACAAAAGGAATAAAAATGAACTGGGATTTTATTAGTAATGAAGGACTTGGAGGAAGAGAAGCAGAACCTGATACATATCAATTAGCAATTTCAAATATGTTGATTTCATCAGGACATATGTTTAATGTTTTGGAAAAAGGCGATAGTATTCGTAATCCAATAACAAACAAATATGATATTATTCTTGCTAATCCACCTTTTGGAATTGATGGTTTAACCTATAATGAAATTTTACATCCATTGAGAAATGAATATATGCCTATTAAATCAAATAGTGCAGTTCCATTATTCTTACAAGCAATTATTTATATGTTAAAAGTAAATGGAAGGTGTGCTCTCGTATTACCATACGGACAAGAATTACAAAGTAAAAATTCAAATCTATCTATTATTCGTGAGTATTTAATGAAAACTTGTGATTTGAAAGAAATTATATATTTACCTGCTGGTGTATTTACACACACTACTATAAAAACTTGTGTTTTAAGTTTTGTTAAGAAAAGAGAGGGCAATGCAGCATTAGAATTGAATATAAAAATTTCAAAAACTCATAATGAAACAGATAGAACTTACAAATTTAGCAAAACATATCAAACAAGTAAAGTTAAATTTTATGACTATAACCCTGAAAATGATAATAAAATATTATTAATTGAAGCAAGTATTGAAGCAATATCAACTAATAGTTATTCGTTAAATTATACCGATTATTTGGTGGAAGATTGTGATAATAATATTAATGAAAATATGAAACCTCTTGGTGAATTATGTAGTTTTAAATCCGGAAAACAATTATCAAAATCAAATTTTAAAACAGGAATTTATCCTGTAATTGGAGGAGGACAACAACCAACCGGATTACATAATGAATTCAATAAAGAGAAAAATACAATTTTGTGTTCGTCAAGTGGTGCTTATGCAGGATTTATTAATAAATATGAAAGTGAAGTATGGGCGAGTGATTGCTTTTCAATACATTCAAAAAATAAAAAGATATTAGATGAAAAATATTTGTATTATTACCTTAAAAGTATTCAAACAAATATATATAAATTACAAACAGGAACAGCACAACCTCATATATATCCAAAATCAGTAGAAAATTTAAAAATTCCTTTGCCCTCAATGGAGCAACAGATTAGTATTATTGAATTTTATGAAAGTAATCAAGTTAAAATTAATGAATTAGAAAATGAAATTAAAAAATTAAAAGAATTAGAAAAAAATTATATTTCAAATATGTTTAAATTAAATAATGTTAGTTCAGTAAATACTGAACCTATTGATGAAGTTCAAAATGAAATAGTATCTGTTGAAGAAGAAGTAATTATTGAACCAAAACCAAAGGTTAAAAAGATTGTTAAAAAAGTCAAAAAACCTATTGTTATTGTTGAAGAAGATAATGAAGTATAATTATTAACATTCATTTATTAGCACATAATTTTAGTATAAATAATTTAATTTATTATAAACATTTTTTATTCCAATTTTTTTATATCATATAATATAATTATTATATAATATAATGCCTACACACAAAAGCGAAGATTATAAATTATCTGCGGTTGAATATTATTTAACAGAAGACAGAACACAGGAAGAAGTGTGTAAAATATTCAAATGTTCTGCACGAAGTTTGTTAAGATAGGTTGATAAATATGATGAAATGGTGAAATAAAAAGACTTGGCTTTGGAATAAGATAAAAACAATATATGCACCCCCTTATTATAATGGTATGATATGTATTGTTCGTTTTTCAAATACTATGATGAAGTGCATACATAAATATGCTACAAACAATCACACTTTATTTTTCATAGAAGCCATGTTTCCAACAGTAGCCATAAAACATGAATTAGTTTGTAACCATACTAGTGAATTCAAAAATATATATTATAGACACACGTTTACTACAGAAGATATAGATAAGCATAATTTATATCATCCCATAAAAGAGTTACCTAAACATGTACAATACCGAAACCACCTTATTGCTGGTCTAAAAACGTCATCGTAGCATTTAACGATACTTTTGCGGTGTTCATCACATTTAAGTTATTCAATAAATCAATATTTGTTTTTAAATCACCATTTATTTTCATATTCAATGTTTGTTGTATCATTAAATATCCTATGTAATCATTTAAATTAATAATAGCCGTTTCATAATCTTTTCTATATTTCGCAACTAACAATTCGTCTTGTAATTTAACTACCTGCGCTTTAATTGCCTCGGCATATGATGTGGCTGTACCGGCTTCACCTGTTGCACTTGTTACGGGATCATTGTTAGTTAATCCTTCAATAACTCTGGTTTGAATTTGAAACATTTTTATTGTCATATAAATTATGAAAAAACTAACAATAACAATTCCTATAATTTTAAAAAATTCATCTTGCTTCATATATTTATAAAATAAAAATAAAATATTATAAATACTTGTACGTCTATTGTTTCAAAAACTTAACTATGGTAGCTATCGTTGTTTTACTAATTTTTCTACTCTTCCCATTTGCATCCATTGTGCAAACATTGCTTAGACAACTCTCGTTCTCATTTATAGCCTTAATCAAATTAGGTAGTGTTTTGAATTGCGATAAAATAGATAGTGCTGACGTAGAACTAACACCTGGAATTTGACACAACATAATTTCACCTATGTTATCAGCAGTTATATTTTCTTTTTTCACCTTTTTAACAACTGAACAATAATCTTTTTCGGTTGGTTCTTCTTGTTTTGACGGTTCTACTATTTCTGAATCTATTTCTATGGATTTATCGGTGGCTAAAGCGGTTGTTAGTTGCACATTAGAATAAAACGCATGTTTACCTGCTTTTAAACCACCAACCAGTTTACAAACCATATTACAAGCAATCATTGCGGTTTCTTCTAAATTAATTGAACGCATCACTGAAAATCCTTTGAAATAATTAATAGAAAATATAGCCGAATATAATGTTTGTTTATCCATTCGGTCTTTAAATACATTGATACGGTTCATATCACCCTCAATAAGATATATTATATTATGATTATGATGTTGCAGTCCATTTAAACGATAGGATTGTTCTTCGTAACGACCATCTTTTATGCTTGCTGCTAAATCAGAGAGAGATTTTCGTTCAATTATAACACAATCGTTTAACCCATCATTTATAATTATGTCGCCTAAAGGTAAGGTTTCTAAAATCAACTTAATGTTATTAAATTTTACAACCGTGGCAATAATATTTTGACATTTAGCATACAATTCCTGTTCACGAGTATCAATCTTAATAAGCATATTATAATTAATGTAATAAAGATGTTATTATATTAGTTTATTATATATATATATATATATTTTGTTATACCATTGTCCGCATTTAATATCGCCTAATAGCCCTTAATGCTGACTGAGATGGGTTGGAATAATTTCCGGTACAAACTAAGCCAAGTTGAGTATTTGTTGCGCGAATTAAACTAGGATTTGACGACACGAATGCACCTACTGACGGGGCAAGGCCACTTTTCTTGGATCCGCCTCCACACACATTCGTGCGGTTAACTATGGACGCTTGATTGCGAGCTGCCTTTGCTGCATTTAATAAAACCATATTATAAACTAACCATAGATAAAAAAAATTATCTAATCTAATCTAAATATTTCCAAATAAAACCTCCTGCTGTTTTTCTGTCATTTCTTAATACTCCAGAAATACTACTTCTACTAATGTTATTTTCTCTAGACGCTAAAGATATAGACATATGTTCTTTAACAAGATTGTTGTCTAAAGAATATTGTCCTATTTTTCTTGTAAAATTATTGCCTAAACCTATTTGATGTTTATGAATTTGATTTTCTTTGTTAGTTACCCATTCTAGATTGGTAATATTGTTGTTAATTTTATTACCATCAATGTGATTTACTTGATGTTTATTATCTGGGTTATCAATGAATGTTATAGCTATCAACCTGTGTAATAAATGCGTTTTGTTATTTATATTTATGCGTACATATCCATTTGCGTTTATTTTATAATTATTCATAATTATATTCCTGCTATTTTTAAATCTTCCTAAATTTGATACATAATGATGTTCACAATTATTGTGTGAAATTGATTTCCAAAATTCATCATTTAAATCGCTCTGTTTTATAATTTCCCATTTAAATCCGTAAGCGGTGTTAGACAATCCGCAAAGACAGTTACCTATGGAATTTCTTGCATTGTGAATTTTTGCACTTAACTTATTATCAACAACCCATAAACCCGCGTCTTCAATTGAATTATAAGATTGAAGTATAATGTTCGTATATGCATTAATTCTATTTAATGATTTTTTTTTATTGGTGGATAGTTTTAACGCATTGCATCGATGAAAATTGTTCTCACTTCTAGTCATCCATTCTAAATTATTTACGTAATTATTTAACTTGTTTTTGTCTTTATGATTTACATCAGTTTTACAGCCTGGATTAAAAATAAATGTAGACGCTACTAATCTATGAACACACATGGTTTTTCTCATTTTCAAGTTTGTCAGTGATATATTATAATATCCGCACTTATGATTAAGTTTTAATAATTTGTTAGTTGTAATGTTTTTAATGTTACCAAAAGAACTAATTTGATATTTAGGAAAATTCTCTATAGGTCTCCAAATTTCAGTCATAATGGTATGTATGATGTAGTATTAGCGACACATGTTTAACTTATTTTTACTTATATTTTGATAATTCATATTTCATAACTACTTAAAGACAATTCGCGGGATATATACATACATGACTGAAAACATTAGAGACGAAGATATCATTAGAACAGAAGACGGATTAATATTCAACCCTTATAATCCGCTAAACAATGAGATTAGATTGAGCGATGTTCAATCTATTCTTACCAAATATGAAATACCCGCTAAAGTGCATAATATGGAATTATATAGACGCGCGTTTATTCATAAGTCATATACCAAGCGTCCAGAGTTTGAAAATATGCAACAAAATATTAAAATCGTGGCGAAACCAGACGATTGTTTGCCGTTAAGTACCAAATCAAATGAACGTCTGGAATTTTTGGGGGACGGAATATTAGAATGTGTTGCTAAATATGTGTTGTACCGTCGTTTCCCTAAGGCGAATGAAGGGTTTATGACAGAGAAAAAAATCGCTATTGTAAAGAATGAAGCCATCGGTAAAATTGCGTTAGAAATGGGACTACATAAATGGTTAATTTTATCACGTAATGCCGAAGAAAAGAAAACGCGAACTAATTTGAAGAAACTAGGGTGCTTGTTCGAATCGTTTATTGGTGCCTTGTTTTTAGATTTTAATAAAATTATTGTTCACGATGAAGAGGGTTGGTTTCAAAATATGTTTGTTACTGGACCGGGGTTTCAAATGGCACAAAAATTTATTGAAACAATATTTGATAAACATATTGATTGGATTGCACTTATTCAAAATGATGACAACTATAAAAATATTCTGCAAGTTAAAATACAAAAAGAATTCAAAGTAACGCCCCATTATTTGGAAATATCACACGATTTGGACGAGGGTTACAAAATGGGTGTATATTTGTGTTTTGGACAGCCAATATATAGTGTATCTGTTGGGGATGCTATACATATTAACACATTAAATAATTTTGAAGCGGTACAAGAGTATATAATTAATCACGATGGAAAAATATTTCTATTCTTGGGTGAAGGTCTACATAAAATTAAACGCAAGGCAGAACAAATAGCGTGTCAAGAAGCATTAAATTATTTGAATTTAATGAACGAGAACCAAAAGCCTGGTCAAATTGCTTGTCATGAAGCCATCCGATATTTAACATTAATGACCGATACTGAAAAAAAATAAATACATTAATTTTTGGGAAATATCCATGTTTCTAATTCCATATCTATATCTCTGTTGAAATATTTATCCTTTATTTTGCTTAATAATATTTTTACAATTGTCAAATACTTATATCGATTAAAACTTTCTAATTGGTTTATAATCATTTCCATTGTTATCGGGGGAGACCAATTGCTTTTACATAAATACGTATTGCAACATAAACAATCCAGCCCGCTAAATTGTTTCAGGGCGACTTTTAATCGGGGAGACCGTATTTTAAGGTATGTTTGATGCCCGACACCATTTATATTTACTCTAGGTTCTTCAAATGGATAATTCCTGGGAATGGAAAAGGCATAATTTGTGTGATTTTTTGTTATTGAAACACACATATTGTCATCATCAATTATTTCAGCAGTAATATCAGAATAAGAGCCTGATTGCGACATTCTCTGACACTCTTTGGCTGCACGCTTATTTCTTGCACTTATGAAATCGAGGTTAAACATGGTATTATGTTAGTGTAATATTGTACTATAATGTATTGTACGCAATTTATATTTCAATTTTTTTATATATATATATATATATACATATGAAATCACGAAGGTTAAAGCGCATAATTAGTAAAAAACGTCTTCATAAATATAAAAATAAACGTAAAGCAAGGAAAACATACAAACATAGAAATAAAATAAAGTCATATAAATTAAAAGGCGGGGAGTTTAACGAACAGTTAAATGTTATAAAAACAAATTTGGAATCTAATTTTACAATACCCAATTCAACAGGGGTTGTAAAAATGTTTAATTTAGAGTGTAAAAATTCGGATAATTGTTTAGCATTGGGACCCTATGGTGATGCACTTAAACAGTATTTTAATAATTTTACGGACTTAAGTCTTATAGATAACACGAGATTAAAACGTTTAGGCGCACCATCCACCAATGGGTTTGTGATTGAAGTTCCTTTTGTAAAAGGTGGATATACCGCATTTAATGCATTAAAATGTTCATCATCTCCAGAATCTGATAATTTATTTTATGAATACTATGTAGGAAATGAGTATATTAATAAACAAATACATAAACTACCATGTTTTGTAGAAACATATGGATGTTACTATTTTGGTAAACCTAATAAGGGTGATGGAATTAATAGTCCTCAGAAATGGTCACAATTACAAACGGCTGCTGAAACTAAGACGTTTACTGATATACATTTACAGTCAGTGATAACGCCATATAAATTTGGTGATGCATTAATCACTAGCATAAGTAATTCATGCGTTAAAAATAAACTAATATGCATTATGATTCAACATTTTGATAATGTGCGAAGTTTAGAGGACGACTACAATAATAATTTTGACAACATTAAAAATGATTTATATAATTTATTGTATCAGGTTTATTTCGGATTGGTGCAACTAAACATAAACCCAGTAACAAAAGAAATTAATAAATCTTACACTCATTATGATTTACACAAAGGAAATGTGTTATTATATAAACCATTTGATGGTAATAAATATATTACTATGCGATACCATGTAGGTGATTTGGTTTATGAGTTTAATACAGAATATATATGTAAAATCATTGATTATGGTAGAAATTATATAAAACTACCCAACGGCGACGACACGAACACCTTTCTTACAAATAACAATTATGGTGTATGTAAAATATCTAAGTGTAATAATATTTTTACGGGTGATTGTGGGGCAGATGTAGGGTATGGCATAATACAGGGCAATGCATTTGACCCAGCAGCCGATTTTTATAATATTATGCCCAATATTCCTAATATGTCACACGATATGAGATTAGCAATGGGTTGTAGTAAAGCTATACGTAGTTTAACTGACAACATTCAATATAAACAATCTTACGGAACACCTGAATTAATGGATGACCATGAAGCGCCCGGAAAAATTAAAAATATATTTGATTTGAAAGAACGTTTGGAAAATATAATAGGTCATAATGATGCTCCGAAATTTAATGCAGATCACAATCATATAAAATATGCTACTTGGGTACAAGCTGGAATAATTGATATTTATGATAATGGACAAAATTATAAGTATACAATGGTTGCTAATGAGCCTAGTCCATCATCTAGTTCTTCCTCACCAGTATCATCTAGTTCTTCCTCACCAGTATCATCTAGTTCTTCCTCACCAGTATCATCTAGTTCTTCCTCACCAGTATCATCTAGTTATTCCTCACTAGTATCATCTAGTTATTCCCCACCAGTATCATCTAGTTATTCCCCACCAGTATCATCTAGTTCTTCCTAGCCAAAACCAAATAGAGAAATGTTAGTTTAAAAATATTGTAACGATCCGCGGATTATAATAGAGACATAATTTATGTTGCTAAAAAAAATTGAAAACTTAATTAGGATGCAATATTTGTTAACTATCAATCACAATGTCCACAACATATGTACGAATTTCTCCAAATGTATTACCAGGTGATTTATTTAAATATTCGTTGGATGATGGTAGTGTTCATTATGGAACATGTCCAATGAATTTACCTGTTTCTAGACTTATAAAAATTACAAATGGTGAAATTGATAATACAACACTTTATAAACTTGTTGTACCCAATCATGCGGTGCCTGGTGAAACATTTAAAGTTTTAATTTGCAACGAAGAATATGATGTATTATATCCATTAGGAGCTACTCCTGGTTATGTGATGTTTGTTGCTTGCTAAATAAGATAATAAAAACATATATAAATTACAATATATCTTTTTTACATTATTATGATTTACAAATTAATCTTATATAAATATAAGTAATGAGCCATTTAGCAAATTTAATAGATAGATTAAAAATTAAACCAGATGTCCGTCCTAATGAAGGTGTACGTGTGGTATTAAAACAAGTAGAAGGACCCCCAATAGGTGTTCCAAAAAAGCCTATTATCATAGCTGAAAAAGATGATGGTAAACTTGCACAAGATATTTTAGAAAAAATAAAAAAACAAAAATTATCAACGGTTATTCGAAAACTACCTGACGAACCAGTTGCTTTAGTGTCTAAAGCACCAGAACCTGAAATAAAGGCGCAAAATAAAAAACTTAAACTTAAAAAGCCCCTTCTTATTTTAGAGGAGGAAGTAGAAATAGTTCCCGATAAAATGCCAGAAGGTGGACCACAATTAGATGATATTTTGCCTGAAAAGGACAGAAACGCAAAAGATAGAGACCAAGACGAAGACGCTGTAATAGAAATAATCCCAAAACCACGTAAACGAACTACTAAAAAGGTGGCTAAAGGAGTGATAGAATTAGGTTCCGAATTAATGATAGAAATTGGAGACACTGCTTTGGAAAAAAGGTTACCGCCTATTCCTGTTTTTAATGTCAATGTTTCCAATTATTATATGAATAATCGCGAGGTATTTTTAAAATTCATTAATGGAATATTTGAACCTTATAAAGAAGATTTGTTAGATGAAAGCAAAGGAATTAGTTGTGAAGACATCGGAAAAGATACTGGTGAACTATCTTTATTAACTCATCAGAAAATTGTGCGAGATTATATTAATTTATATACGCCTTATAGGGGTTTGCTCTTGTATCATGGCTTAGGTTCTGGTAAAACTTGCAGTTCGATTGCAATAGCCGAAGGCATGAAAAGTGTAAAAAAAGTAATTATTATGACACCTGCATCATTAAGACGCAATTATATAGAAGAAATAAAAAAATGCGGTGATTTGCTATACAGAAAAAATCAGTATTGGGAATGGATTTCAACCACAGAACGAGCAGATTATGCCGATACATTATCTGGAGCATTAGGGTTGCCTAAAGAATATATATCTAGACATCGTGGGGCTTGGTTAGTAAATATAACAAAACCGCCTAATTACTCTATATTATCATCTTCCGATAAAAAAACACTGAACGATCAACTTGATGAAATGATACGTAATAAATATACATTTATAAATCATAATGGACTAAGACGTGACCGTTTTAGAGAACTAACACGTAATTTTGAAGATAATATTTTTGACAATGCTGTTGTTATTATAGATGAAGCACATAATTTAATTAGTAGAATAGTGAATAAAATAAACAGTCGAAGTAAATCAGGCGCTGCAGAAAAACAACGAGGAACTGGTTCCTATATACCACAATCCATATCGCTTTTATTATATGAATTTTTAATGAATGCGTCTAATTGTCGCATAGTGTTGTTAACTGGTACGCCTATCATTAATTATCCCAACGAAATAGCCATATTGTTTAATATATTGCGAGGATATATTAAGGTTTGGAATTTTACTCTTAAAACAGATGTCGTAAAAAAGTTGTCGAAAGAAACATTGCGAGATATGTTTTCCAGGGAGAAAACATTAGACTATATTGATTATGTGCCAAGTTCGAAAACATTGTCTATAACACGCAATCCTTATGGATTTGAAAATAAAATTACGGCATCTTCTGGATATGAAGGGGTAACTAACAAAAAAAAGGAAAAGCGTACTGAAAATGGGGAAATTGCGCGTGATAAAAGCGGTCACATAATTTATGACGAAAGAGGACAGATTTCCGATGAAGATTTTATTCAACGTATTGTAAAAATATTGAAAAAAAATGACATAACCGCTGTGATAAATGGAACAAATTATTCCGTGTATACAGCATTACCCGATACATTAGAAGAATTTATGAATGTATTTATTAATAAAGACACTGGAAATGTAACAAACATTGATAAATTTAAACGTAGAATAGTTGGGTTAACTTCTTATTTTAGGTCCGCACAAGAAGAATTATTACCTTCTTATAACCGCGACTTTGATAGACATGTTGTAAATGTTGAAATGAGTGATTATCAATTTAAAGTGTATGAAGATTATCGTCGTGAAGAAAGAAAGACAGAAAAACCTGGTAAGAAATCATCGGGTGTAATTAATTCAGATGGATTATTCAAAGAGCCATCGTCGACCTATCGCATTTTTTCGCGTCTTGCTTGTAATTTTGTGATGCCTAATCCGCCAGGTAGACCTAATCCTGCGGCATATGCTAGACAATTTAATGCAAGAAATGCAGATACTTTATTGGAATGGATTAAAAATAAGCATTTTAAAGATAGTGATGCAATTGATCCTGAGTTTAAAACTAAATATGATGAGTTTATAGCCATTATACCAGGCGAGAATTTTGATAACCCTGACAATCAATTAGTAATTAAAAATGGCTTAGACCAATATGTAGAGCAATATTTGCAAAACAATTATCGTAAATCAATTCAAGCATTTTTTATATCTAATGGTAATGATGCGTTGTTTGGTAAAGACAAACCGAAAGTTATAGAAAAAGTTGTAGAAAACCCAACAAAAGATAAAGAAAAAGAAAAGGATAATGACAAAGATAAAGCATCCAAAAAACAAGACAAAGAGGCATTAAAGGCTGCTAAAGAAAGAGAAAAAGAAGAAGCTAAGTTGATAAAAGAAAGAGAGAAAGAAACCGCGCGTGAATTAGCAAGACTTGCGAGACAACAACAAAAGGAAGATGCCAAAATGATGCGATTATTAGCACGTAATAATAAAGAAGGTGTTAAACCAGTAGAAGATGTTAAAATAGCTATTATAGTACCTTTTCGCGATTCAGATGAAAGTAAACCAAGAACCGAGCAACTGAAAACATTTGTGGCTTATATGGAAACCTATTTAGAAGGCTATAAATACAAAATATTTGTCATAGAACAGCAAGAAGATAGACGCCGTTTCAATCGTGGTCAACTGTTAAATTTAGGATTTGATTTGGCTGTTGAGGAAGGATATAACAATTTTATTTTCCACGACGTAGATTTATTACCATCCGATGAATTAAAGAAATATTATACTACTATACCTACAACACATGTAAACCATATTGCGGCTATGTGGGACCGTTATGGTTCGAATAAGGACTATTTTGGTGGTATTGTGGCATTTAATAAAGATATGTTTAAAATAATCAATGGATATCCTAATAATTTTTGGGGATGGGGTGGTGAAGATGATGAATTATATTTGCGTACCACTAAATTTTTTCAAATTACAAAGGTAAACGAAGGCAGAATTACCGATTTAGAAGACCTAAACATAAAGCAGAAACTAGATTACTTAAATGAAAATAAACTGAAGTTTGATAGAAAATATGAGGCGCTTGCAATGCATGCAACCACCTGGCAACTTAATGGATTAAATGAAGTTAATTTAATAACTATAGTAGATAAACAAACATGTGGTGCTAATTGTGAACAAGTTGGTGTAAACTTGTTTGATACGCCTGAACTTGAACTAGATCCAACTTTGGCTGGTGGGGCGAAAACTAAAGCTTTAAAAGAAGCCAACGTCCTAATTGCAAACCAAGCAGAAGATTTTATAGATGATATGGGTGACGCAGTTATGACCTCAACAGTATTTGAAGAATATAAAGATGAAGATGCTATTCTAAGAGAAGCCCATGAGTTGGAAGGGGATGAAATATTAGAGAGCATGGGTAATATTGAATATAAAGAAGCCATTAAAGCATCCATGCGATATTTACAATTAAACTCAGCTAGATATCTAACGGCGGATGGTTTACAAATTTATGGTCCTAAATATTTAGCTATGCTTGACATCATAAATGATCCTGAACATCAGGGGTTAAATTTAATTTATAGCCAGTTTAGAACTATGGAAGGCATAGGTATTTTTTGTTTAGTATTAGAAGCCAATGGATACGCCAAGTTTAAAATTCAACGAACCAGTAGTGGTTGGGAAATAAATATGAGTGAAGAAGATATGGGAAAACCTTGTTATGCATTATATACAGGAACTGAAGATGCAGAAGAACGAGAAATACTGCGTAACATATATAATGGTTCTTGGGATTATATACCTAATAATATTGCATTACAGTTGCGGGCTAAAAGTTCAAATAATGACCTGGGGGAAATTATTAAAGTGCTTATGATTACTTCAGCGGGTTCCGAAGGTATTAATTTAAGAAATACACGTTATGTCCATATTATGGAACCATACTGGCATCCTGTTCGTGTAGAACAAGTTATTGGTCGTGCTAGACGCATTTGTTCGCATCAAGGCTTACCAGAAAATTTACGAACTGTGATAGTATTTATTTATATAATGAATTTTACAAAAAAACAATTGGATAGTGAAATGGCGATTGAATTAAAACTAAAAGATTTATCTAAATCTACACCATATCGCCCCCAAACATCCGATCAAAAATTATTTGAAATATCAACCATTAAAGAACAGTTGACATCACAATTGCTAAAAGCAGTAAAAGAAACATCGGTTGATTGTGCAACCCATAGTAAATCAAGTAATGCAGAAGGACTAGTATGTTTATCATTTGGTCAATCAAATGTAAATGAATTCGCATATAATCCAAATTATACACAAGATGAAAATGATACTGTTGCTGCGCTAAATGAATACAAGATTGATTGGGAAGCCAAAAAATTCACATTTAAAGAAACTGGCAAACAATATGCGCTAAGAATGGACACCCATCAAGTGTATGATTATGAAAGTGTAATTCGAGCTAAAGAAATGCCTGGGGTTAAACCTATATTAATAGGAAAACTTATTCGTAATGAGCGTGGTGAAGCGCAAATTGTCAAGGAAAAACTATAGAGTTGTGTTGGCATTGGTATTCGTATTCATTTTTTCTACTATGTTAGTTATATTAACTAACATTTCTTGTAATGTATCTATTCGTTTATTGGTTTCATTTAATTGTTTTATTATTTCCGTGGGTGTTAATATGGGCTCGCGGGGCAAATTATTGATACTTAGTATTTTTGACGCTTGTTCATTAGAAATTGTGGTTACTTGAGGTAATGGTGCTGATTTTTGTTCATGATATTGTTTTAGTTTATTAAATATATTATTATTATTATTGTTATTAGCATTTATGCTTGGCTCATTCCAAGATACTTTTTTGTTTTTATCTAACGATGTTTCTATAGGTTTCAACCATTTTTCTGGTGAAATATTATTGTTTTCTATTAAATTATCTCCTATTTCTGCATTTCGTTGCGCTATTTTTTCGGCAACAATAGTATCCATAGATGTTATTTTATCTATAGTTACATTATCCGCAAAATTTATATGGGATGGTTTTTGTGGAACCATAAATGTTTCCAGTTCGATGCGTTTTTGTTCCACTTCTCTGTCAAAAACGCTTTGTCTGGACGCATGTATGTCTTCTATTTTATATGGTTCCTCAACTACGGCTTCTTCATCCAATATGGTAAGTTTATTGATGCCTTTGTTTTGCCTTGAATATAAGTATTTTACATAGGCTACTATATGAGATAAAAAATCTTTATTTAAATCCATAATATTGTGCTTTAGGTGCAGCTGTATTTCCTGTGACGTCTTTTTTATAAATAGGTTGAGTTGTGTTTCAAATACTTTTTGAAGGTTCGCAACAATGGGTTTTGACGATACATTCACATTAAGTTCATTTAATAATACATCCCATAACAATTCTATATTTAATGCAGATGCAAACGTGTTTAATGCGTCGTATGACATTAATATATATAAATAAATAAGTAGTTTTTATATATATTTTATAATTAAAGTATTATAAATGAAATGCTATATAGCACCATTTTCGTTATAATAAATTTTTCTAAATGTTTCCATATATTTATCTTTTAATATGTGCGTTTTCAAATAATGACCTGTAATCTTATCTTCAAGCATATGTACAACAAAAAATAGAGAATAAATACCACATTCAGTATTACCATATTGATGTTCTACTGGATAATTTTGGTCAAATTTAAAATAAATAGGGTTTGTTAGTTGCTTACCTTGTTCTGTAACAGTGTTAACAAATTTTTCTATTTGTTCGGGGATTTTCTCACCAGCGCTATCAAAATAGAATATTGTTTTGTTTTTTGTATTAATAAATAGTGATACCCAGTGACTACCACCTTTATAATGCGGGTCTAAATTAAATATGATACCAAATTTAAAACGTTTTTTTTGAATTTGTTTGGATAAATCAAAATGACATAACTCATCCCAAACACATTCGCCATGTAATTTATGTGTATCATAATCTATAGGGGATGGTCCTAAAAAATCAAAGCATTTATATTTCTTTTCATATTGGTTCATTACCGCTATTATGTCAATACTTGATAACCATTCATTCGGATTTTTTTTCCATTCTTTAGGGGCTTCTGGCGCAAATGAATCTAATAATTCTTTTTCAAGTTTCGTATTTTTGGTCATCTGTCGTACCCAACATGTTTCTTTATTACAAACAGTAGCATAATAGTCTTTTATTTTTTCCCATATTTCTTTTTGGTTGTTAGTATGTATTTGTCCATCAGGATGTCTTGCGTTAAACATATCACGCATTTTATAAAGTTCGTCATCCGAAAAACAAGAATATTCTTTAGGTTTATGTTTATTTTTAGGGCTACAATTTAATTTAACGAATTGTTTGGGCATTTTTGCACTGTGTTTTGTTGCATATTTGCTTCTTTTTTTTCTAGTTCGTTTACCCATATACTATATGTTAATATTTTCTTTCCTAAAGTTGTTATTTGTTAGTTAGGTTGTCTTGGAAGTATCTTATTGGTTTTGTATGTTTGTCTAACACTTTGAAACCAATTTAGTGGTAGTTTTTGTATATCATCGACGCCTTTAGAATAAGTTTTATAACTTTTTGCTTTTACAATCTCTACTTCTTCTACTTCTTCTCCTTCTACTTGGTCTTCTTCTTGGTCTTCTTCTTGGTCTTCTTCTTGTACATCATTTTCCTTGTAATTTCCATTTTCTATATCTCGTTCTTCTTTCTCAAAATCTATATCATCGCAAATAACATCAGTATCATGGCGTTCTTTTTCTAAATGTTCACTAGTATCACGTGCTTTAAAATAGTATATTGATTTATCAATAAATGTATCGAATGCAATTTTAACTTCAAATAATAAGTCATCTGGGGATTGATGAACTAACAAATCGTGAAATAACTGTTTAATTCTATCACTATATTCTTCTATATCCTTTTGTTTTTGTTCACCTAGTGTGTCCTTTGACTTTTTATTAAGTTTTTGAAGTTGTTGCTTACTGATTAAACAATTTAGTGTTAGTTGGTTAATAAAATCATCATTCATTATATTTGTAACAAATATAAAAAAAACGAAATATGTCTGTAAAAAATTGAGTTTATATAATATAAACTAACAAGTTATAATTATATAGAATGGACAGCCAACTAATTATAAGAACTAACAACCTAGAATTAGAATTTCTTGAATTACGTAATGATTTATTTGGTTCTGAAGAAATTTCACATATTCAATGGCATAAACTTATTGACCTTAAAATAACTGACCCAATATTAGCTATAAGATGGAGAGATTTCGCGATGTACAATTAGACCGTCTTGGACAGTTGTTTATATTGTTATGCAAACAGTCCCTATTTCCAGAACACGCATGTCATAAATGGACATTTCTATTACCATCTTATATTGAACACTATAATGACATTGAATTTATGTATTTTGAAACAGAAGATGAAGCATCTGATTATCCTATGGAATATGGTTTGGTAGAAGTGCCAAATGTAATCTTTATTGGGAATATACATTAGCAATCATTTATACTAACAAATACAATAAGTAATTAAATATTTGGGTTGTTAGTATAATATAATGGAGACACCTAAATTATCAAATGTGGAAGGTATATTGGCTGTGGATTTAGATAATGGATTAGCTAAAAACGGAACCATTCCTTGGAAATCGAAGACCGATATGGTTTTTTTTAAGCGCAAAACATGGAACCACGTAATAATTATGGGGTCCAATACATTAATATCGTTGCCAAATAGTAAACCTTTACCCAATAGGTTGAATATTGTTGTAACTAACAATAAAGAAAAATATAATAACTTATACGATAATTTAGTAGCCTATAATTTAGAAGAAGTCGTGAATATGATTATGTCGGATATATTAACCAAGTTTTTTATTATTGGAGGCAATCAAATTTATAGTTTATTGTTACCCTATTGTTCAACTATATGGCTAACAACTATAAAGACACGCCATATGTGTGACATAATTTTAGAATATGATTTATTATCATATAACTATACCGATGTTTATGAAGATAATGAACTAACAATTACGCAGTTATCGTGATTTCTTTATCAGCATTAGGATTAAAATGCTGGTTCATATATTTCTGAATATTAAAATATGTGAGGTCTGTTATATTTTTATGCTGGATACCCAATAAGGACTTTAATTTGTCATCAGGCATTATAATATTTTTCGAATCTTCATTCAATGTCATTAAATTATGCTCTTGTATATATTTAACTAATGCCTTGGTTGCTTCTGTTCTAGCTATTTCGGAATTAGTGGGTTTACCCATAAATTCACATAATTCATTGGTAACCTTGGTTGGTTTCGCAAATCCCGATGGTGCGCGCTTCACCTTTGGTTTGTCACAGTTCTTATCTTTTTTTATGCGTTTTAATTTTTTCGATACATCTTTCTCAACTGTTTTTACGATTTTCTGCAAATTAGTTATTTGCATTTTAAATAATGTTAAACTGTCATTAATTGTCGAAAATTGTTCATCAACCCAAGTATCAATATCAGTTGGTTCAGTTGTATCGCTCATATATACTACATACTTATGACATAGGTTTATATCGTTTTACGTAAAAATAATATTTATGTAGGATATAAAAGTATTTCAGTAACCATATACATTATTTACACCCTTGAAGATTTAAAATGGGACAAATTTAATAAACTAAAATTATATATAACTATAGAACCAAATGTCAACATTGTTAAACCATTTATTATATATAATTCTTTCGGTATTTTTTTATCTTCCAATAGTGCCTTATTTGTTAATGTCAATGATGTAGCAAATAAAAAAATTGAGCCGTATAAACAAGATGATAAAATAATATGATTATCCATTATATTCATATACAATTATGTATTTAAATAGTTTTGTCCCATTTTAAATCTTCAAGGGTGTAAAACAATATAAAGAAACAATATAAAGAAACCATAATAAATTTCAATATATGCCAATGGCTCCAAAAAATTACAAGGGACAAGCTGTGATTCGGCGCCCCTATTATGGATATGAATGCATCTGGTTTCAACACGAAAATACTTTACCAAAACATGTTCCCGAAGCATGTAATCCGAATAATGGTGAAATATTGCGAATAGAAACTTTTCGACATGACGGTTTTAGTGACGACTTTATGACCATATATTCACATGATATAAATAACCCCGATAAATTAATAAAACGTACATATTATTATTACGAAAAAGATGATGCGTATTATCACGTTCATTCTAACGAGCATGTTTATTTCATTCGTAGTTGCAATTAGAATTAATTTATGTATTACAATGAATTTTTATCCTCATTACTGCTTAATTCTAAGCCTAGTTCGACATCAGAATTAGTATTATTGGTAACATTGCTGATGAGGTGTTTTAACGAGATAGATGCTGGCAATTCAATAGGTAATGGATTTAATTTATCTACTATTTTTTTTTTTAATAAATTAGAGTTCTCATATAGTTTAACATATTCATTATACTTTGTATCCAAATATTCCTTAGCAGGCATAGGTCTATGTTCTTTACTTAGTGATAAAGTTTTGTAAATATCAATACTTAATATGTAATAATCTTTGGACGATGTTAGTTCAATATCTGTGTTTTTTTGTATTGTTAAATATAACTCTACTGAACCTATAACACTGAAAAATAGTGATAACAAACAAGTCATCATACTAATAACGCCTTGGTTTATATATGGCTGTAATCCGACTGAAATTATGCTATTAATGCAACTAATAATTATTACAGGTAACCTAAAATATTTCAGGATTTCTATTAAATAAAAATAACGCTTCTTGTGATTTTTACTTAATAATACTGAATTTATTAGTATTTGTTCTAAAACACTTTCGATATCTTGTGTCCAATCACTCATATATTATAATTAGACATTTTACGCTTGCTACGTTTATTTAATTTTTTATTTAATTTACGGTTTATTGTTCTATGTTTTTTTGTTCTATTTTTATATATTTTCGCTTTTCGTCTTGTTAATTTATTTTTTACATATTGTTTTTTATTTTTTGTACGTTTATTTCCGCCATAAACAACAGTGTTATTTACATTAGCATTAGCATTTGCTTTTGGTAATTGTTTATAATAAGCATTGATGGGTAGGTCATTACCTGAGTATTTCATTTTGTTTCCCTTATTCTTATTGTCTAATTTTAAATTAGGGTTTGGTATTTCTATCATATGTTGTGGAGCAATAACAGTGGTTTCTGTTAAATATGGTAGTTCTATTGATGTTAAATCCAACAAATCATTGTTTTCTATATTATTTGCATCAGCCATTATTTTATTTCCTACTTCTAAAAATAGTTGTTGGGCTTTCAAAGCTAATTCATACGTATTTACTTGGGATACATTTGAAACTAAAATGTCATTGAATTGAATTTCTCGTGCATATTCTCTAAATATTGGACTACTTATATACTTGCTTCCAAACTCCATATCTTCTGGAGTTTGATTTACTGAACCACAAACTCTGTTCACAAATATAGAAAACATTTTTGATAATGGATTATAATTATTTAATTCAATATTTAATGATTCTGTACATATGGGTTCTCTTTCTATATATTGATGTGACGTAAATATTAATTCTCTTAAACCATATCCAACCATACATGCTTTTAATTCATTTGTATTATTTTTCTTTTCTCGGGAATATATTTTTAATAAAGCATTTATCATCTTCGTTGTTAGTACAAAAAATTGTATAAATATTTCATAATCCCATGTATCTTCTATAGAAGTTACATTTAATTCAGTACAATAACTTTCTAATATTAAATAAATGGATAATAGTGGATGGGGTGAAAATTTTTCATTTACTAATATACTTTCATCGCTTGATAACAATGTGTCAATTTCTTCACTTGCTCTGCCTCCATTTTGAAATATGTCATTTGGAATTGAGTGACCATCCGTGTCTGCATCTTCCCTAGTCGGCATTTCAATAAGTCTTCTATCATAATCACCTGATAATATACGTATTATGTTATTAAAATTTGGTTCAGTCATATAATGACGTCTATTTGCAAATAAATTTGTAACCGCCAAATATCTTGGTGCCATTTTATTTTGAAATATAAATGAAATATCCTGTGCCTTTTTTGGTCTTCCGCCTTCTTGACTTGGCGAAGTTGGTGGTTCAAATAGTACATCATCTACGTTACTAGTGTTTATTTCATTAATTGATAAATCTATTGTCAGAATTGGGTTGTCTATTAATGGATTTTCATTTTGTGCAACGATTTCATCTAATCTCCTTGATGCAGTAACGTCCGTTGTAGCAGACTGATCAACCAGTTCTATCAAATCTTCAATAAGATTAGATATTACAACAGGATCATATACGTGATCATCTGGTATTGATACAGCATTTATTATGGCATCAACCGAAACTTCTTTTGTAGAATTTAAGGCGGTTAATTCTTCTATTACTTTATTAAATCTATCCGGTTTAAAAATTTCATCTTCTGACATAGGTGTATTTAATAATGGTTGTGTTGAAGTTAAATAATCATCTATGCGTTGTTTTATGTCTGCATTATCATCTACAAATGGTCCTAAATTAATAAATACTTCTAAGCAAAAAGATAATACATTTTGTTGTATTTTTGCCTGTAAAGCAGCCGCGCCTGCTATATTATTTGGTATTTTAATTTTTTTAAATAACTCATGGTATACATTACAAATTAGGCTTTTTAAATCATCGTCTAATTTTGTTAATTCATATAAAAATATATTTTTATCATTTATAAATGCCGAATTAATGTTTAATACATTATTGTATTGAACCCATAAGTTACATTTTGGAACATTGCTTGTCCTCCATGCTAAAATTAATCCGAATGAAGGATTTTTTTTTAAACTTTTTTCCATATTTTCAACATAATTGTTAAAATCATCGAAAACCTTTTTTATCACTTTAAGTCTATTACTAATTTCATTATATTCAGTGAGAAATTTAATAATGTCATCATATTTAATAGTTTGATTATTAGAAGCGTTTTTTAAAAAATAATTAGTTGCCATATTGATGTCTTCTTCTGGCTTAGGATGTATAAAGTTATTTATACTGTTGTTACCGGCTAACCAATTCGCATAAGTTTCAACATTAACTATCAACATATTTATTTTTGCAATATAAGCATCTAGAAAATCTAAATCTGGAAAGGTTGTTCTTAGTAACGCTATTTTAAATGCAAATGAAAATATTATTCGTGTTTTCTCGTTAATTTTATCAGCGGTTATGCCACGTCCACTATCAACTGTGTTTATGTAGGTTGCGAAATCAGTTATATGATTATTTAAATTGTCACGCGTGATTGGCAATGTGTCAAGTTGGGCGCCTGTTTTAAATCTGTCTATATGTTTTGTAAATCTATTATATACCTTACTTAATTGTGTCATATCATCTGTCAATTGTGTTTTAAACGTTGGTTGTCCATTTTTTCCTTTTAAACTATTAAAGAATTGTGTCATAACTTTCAATTTGCTTTGTGAATTTTCCAATGGGTTTTTAATTTTATAAACTAAAGCTGAATGAAAACTATGAGTTTGTCCGGGACTTTTATAATGATGCGTAAAAATTACATTTATGCCTAATAATAATGCAAATGCCAATAATATTCTATCATGTGTAACTAAATAAATATCGTATTGCTCAAATTTTAATACAGCAGAACCGGTAGTACCATCTGTAATATTTTTTTTTTTAAACAAAGTTCCTAATGAAAATGCCGGAGAATTATATTCACAAAATTGTCTTTCCTCTAATGCTACAAGACAACATAATAAAGCTTGAAGCCAATCTCCAGACCTTTTTTGTTGAAGTGCACAATTATAATCAAATGTATCAATGTCTGAATATTTATTGCCAAATTTAATTATTTTTGCTAATACATTTCTAACTACATTACTTACGGCAGCAATTTCATTCATATTGCCACTATTCATAACTGTTTTAGTAGGTACCTTTTTATTTTTATCTGGGTGGGTAATATTAATTGTTGTACTTAACGATGAAAAAATATATTTATCATCAAATTGCAATTCTGATAAATTAAAAGAATAATTAGTAAAAAATTGCGTATATGGTGAAATACCCTCACCATTTATCTCATAAGAATAATTATAACTTTCTGCTTTATTTAAATTATAAGGAACGGCTGCTCTATATCTTACACCGGTTGTGTTAGATTTAAATGATTTATCTTGCAAATTTGTTTTGCCTCCTGGATCATTTTCTCCTTCCGAAGATTTAATTAAATATGTTCTAAAATTTTCATTCAATTGGTTGCCCTTATTTAATATGTCTTCAATTGTTATACTAGTACAATCAACAACAAAAGCTATATTTTTAGGCGTTGTTGATATTGACGGATCATATCCCATATTTGTAAAAAAAGTTTGGGCAGTTATTAACTGTTGTAACGGTTTAACATCAAAATAGGTTACAACATAGTCATTACCATTTATTGTTTGAAAATTGTGTTTTGTTAGTTCGGGGTTATTTAGAATAGCGCCAGTCTCAGCAGTTTCGCTATTGGGAAGTTTGCCTTCTTTAATATATTTCATTATGGTTAATGGTACATACTTTGTTCGTTTAAAAGCATCAGTTGAAGAATGGGATACTTCCCATTCAAACGTTTCGTTGTTAACAACAGAAGATATAGCATCTTCTTCAGTTAGAACGTTATTATATGGGTTAGGTATACCAGCATTATACATTTTAGCTTGGATATTTCCAGAGTTTTTAAGGTTAGCCGTTATACCCAATACACCTTTATCTTTTTTATCTATATCATGTGATGTGTCCCCGACAGCTAAATTGGCTAATATTGTTTGTATTTCGTTAACTTTTGTTCGATCATGTATTGCATTTTTAAATATATCATACTTTTTTAAAGAACTTGCGTTAGGTTGCATAATATTATATTATATTATATTATTAATATTTTAAACTAATATTATTAAACATTATTAAAATGAGGCAGATAGATAATTAATTCGTTTGTTTATTACAAAGGAATTAATAAAAATATTATGCAAATGCGTTAATTAGGACCATATAATCTGGTTGCTCTTCCTCTAGGCGCTGGTGTTCCTGTGTGAGATTGGGGTCTTGATGCTGTAGGTGCAGGTCTAGACGTAGCCACTGTTCTAGGTGCACTGTGGGGTCTTGATGCGGGGGGTGGTCTTGATGAAGGGTGGGGTCTTGATGAAGGTGGTGGTCTAGCCGTAGGCACCGGTCTTTGACCCCTTGCTCTAGATGACTTCACAGTCTCATAACCCTCATCTTCTTGTGGTTCTGGGTCTCGTTCTGGGTCTCGTTCTGGTCTTGAACTACGATATTGAGAACGAACTTCCCTCGACTCATTTCTAGTTTCACACATCAACTTACCCCCCTTAATTCCCGAAACATCGCATGCTTGAACATCATGGTTGGCAACACAATTGGTATCATTTAAAGCAAACTCAATATACTCACCTTGAACCAAGTACTTGTATTGCTCGTGGTCTACATTAATGGAACTGTGATGAACAAAAATATCACTACCAGACTTGGGTCCATCTGTTACCGTGATAAACCCATAACCAGCCTTGTTATTAAACCACTTGACGCGACCTGTAAATCTATCGGATGTACTTGACATTACTGATATACATATTACCTAATGTATCTTTAAATTGTTTTAACATATAATTAAATATATGAATATTCAATAACTTTTACAAATTATAAATTACAAATTATAAATTACAAATTACAAATTATAAATTACAAATTATAAATTACAAATTACAAATTACAAATTACAAATTAATTTCGTCTAACATAAGTTGAATGATATAATTATAATCAGGTATTTCATTAAATGCCAGATTTCTAACATAAAGTAACATAGTAGCAAGGCATGTAGGTAATTTATAGGATGTTGTTAGTTGGGTTTTTAAAAACACAATGGTTTTCATATCGGAACTATTAACCCAATTTAGGTTCCCAAATAACATGGTTAGAATTACATATAACCCCGACTCAAGGTCATCTCTTCTACTTGGCTCAACTAAATTATGTACATTTAAACTAACAAAGTTCGGTGAACCAACTATATGTCTTAATTGTTTTTCTTCTATGTGCACATTGTCATACATATATCTTTTTGAAAACCCAAAATCGATTAAAAATAATTTGTTAGTTCTATTACCAATACCAAATACAAAATTAGATGGTTTTATATCTCGGTGTAAAAGAAACATATTATGTAAGGCTTGTAGCCGTTGTATTATTTGGACACCCAATAGTAATGTTATGTTTAATGATAACCCATTATAGTGTTCAATAATGTTTGACAACGATTGTCCCAATAAATCTATGACAAGATAACTAACATTGTTAGTTGTTCCATATGTTTTTAGTTGGGGGAACCCATCTACTTTGCTGAGGTATTGATATATCTTGGCTTCGTTTTTCAAACTTTGAATGGTGCCATTGTTTGTTTCAAATTTGATAGCTACTAGTTCTTTAGTTCGTTTATTTTCGGCTTTAAATACCGTACCAAATGCGCCTTCATTTATTTTCTCTAGTAAGTCATATTTACGCGCAATCATATAAATAGTTTTTGAATTTGTTTCTTTAAGTAGTTTTTAATATATATATAATAGAACTACTTAAAGAACCCATTGATAATCGTAAGCTTTTATTTTGTTTCATATAATTCAGCAAATTGTTTCAAGGCTAATATGGAAAACGCACCTAAATCCGGTTCATAATATTTTTTTAAACGGTTGCATGGACCATTGGTCATACTATGTTTTAAAGCATCGTCCGATATGCTATACATATACGACCCTAATAAACGGGGAAATGTACGTATTTCTGTCAATACTATTTTATTTTTTAAATCTGCTGTACTTGAATAAATATCTATACCGTCATATTGTAACCAATCGTGGAACAATTCGTCTTTATCATTGCGACGCTCAGTGTCTTTAATTGGATTTTCAAAAAAATCAAAATAAGACACCAAAGAATAATGGGGGTTTCCATAACTTTTATTGCTTATTTCCAATTTGTTTTTTATAGAAAAGGCATTTATTCGCACATTTTTTTGATTGTCCAACAAATATTCATTTAATACCGTTTGCTGAACTACTAACTCTTGTATTATGTTAACTACTTCTTCATTAGACAATGCATCTGAAAAATAGGAATTTACCAGTTTTTTCATTTCTTTATACAAATCATAATTCGTATGGCGCGAATTGAAAAACAAGGTGTCTTTTAAATATTTAGACGACTTTAATTTCTTTTTTACCTTTTCGTCGGTTAAAAAAGCATTGTAATATCTATTTAATTTAAACAATATTAAAAACAGGCAACCCTTTATTTCTTTTATCACCGTTTTATTTTTCGATTCCACTAACTTATGTTTTTTCACCGATTTATTGTATTTGGAAAACAACTCATCAATACATTTTTCAATTTTACCCACTAGATTTAAACGTGCCTTGGATATAGTCGCATAATTTTCGATTAATTTTACATTATCTTTGATTAACTCTTTAAATATATCAATCACATCTTTAATTTGACAAGAGAATGTCATTTGTGGAACCACACATACGTCATCCAAATCCAATTTTTCATTTGTTAAAATAGTTTCCAAATAATATAAATTGGTGTCTGGTAAATGATATAACGAACGATATTCGGGTCTTTCTAATATTTCCTTATCATTTTCATCAAAATTCATTATTAATTTGCCTGTCGTTTTTTCTAGCGAATTTAAATGGTATACTAAATTATGTATGACATTAATAAAGGTGTCTATAATTATGTTTTTACTTCGTTTTGGCTCATAATAGGTCATTATCCATTCGACATCTGCAAATAATCCACAATCTTGTTTTGGATTTATGTCGAAATTTAAATAAAAAGTATCACCATCAACTGTCTCAAAAGTGTAAAGATCATCTTTATCAATTAAATCCTCATCATCGCTATCCTCCTCGCTATCATCATCCTTTGTTTTACTAGTGTTCTTTAAATTGCAGTACGAATTTAAATATTTGGAAAATGGACTTGCAGCCATATCATTCGCTACTAAAAACACAGAATTTTTATTGATAGCTAATTTTGGCTTTTTAGTGGATGTTGACTTTACGTGCTTATGTAAACTAATTGTAGTATAACAATCTATTTCAAATAATTCTTCTATATCTTCGTCGTTTTCTTTTAATTTTTCATAATCTTTAGCGACTGCGTTTGTATTTAACAACACATTTTCTTCACCAGTATCGTAATTAGTTGTTAGTGTGAATTTGCTTAAATTTTGTGTTTCTAATTCATACCCAATACTTATAATTTTTCTTAAAATATTATTATCACTATAAATGTCGCCACCATATATTTTTTTGGTTTTATTGTTCAAGATTTTGGGTTTGTGTTTTTTTGTGTTATATTTCATTATGTATATATATATTATAAATATTATAAATATTATAAAAATATATATTAGAACTACTTAAAGACATATTGGTATCTATATGTAGACGCCGAATGGTTAAAATTTGCTCCGATATTTACCCCCCTACTGATGAACCTACTTATTCACATCATTTTGAAAAGTACCCATTTCCATTGAGTTCTTTCCAAAAATTCGCTATTGAAGCTATTGTTGAAGGTAATCATATTCTTGTTACAGCACACACTGGTTCAGGTAAAACATTGCCTGCAGAATTTGCAATAGAATATTTTGTATCTCGAGGCAAAAAAGTTATATATACCGCACCCATCAAAGCATTATCCAATCAAAAGTTTTACGAATTTACCCATAAATTCCCCGCCATATCTTTTGGAATTCTTACAGGTGATATTAAAACCAATCCTGAAGCCGATGTTCTAATTATGACCACGGAAATTCTAATGAATACATTATATGCTACTAATCATAAAGAAGACACCCCGGGATTTAATACTACCTTCGCTATGGATTTTAATACGGAATTGGCTTGTGTTATTTTTGACGAAATTCATTATATTAATGATGTAGATAGAGGCAGAGTATGGGAAGAAACTATTATGATGTTACCACGACATATTCAAATGGTTATGCTGTCGGCTACTATCGATGCGCCTGAAAAATTCGCGTTATGGTGCGATACACGTGGGAAAACCATAGGTGACCAAACTAACAGCGAGAAACTTGTGTATCTGGCTACGACCTATGAACGTGTAGTCCCCTTAACACATTATTCCTTTATTACTTGCACCCAGGGACTTTTCAAGGGTTTGAAGAACAAACAACTAGAAATGGAAATTATGAAAACTACTAACACACTACATGTTATACAAGATTCCAATGGGAAATTAAATGATACCAACTACCATAAAATTCATAAAACTATTCAATTATTTTATGATAAAAATCATTACGTAAAAAGACAACATGTTATCAATACAGTTGCGAAACATATGGTAGACCATCATATGCTACCGGCTATATGTTTTGTATTAAGTCGCAAAGCACTCGAACAATGTGCTAACGAAGTTAACACCAATTTATTGGAAGATGATTCCAAAGTTCCCTATACGGTTCGTCGGGAATGTGAACAAATCATTCGTAAATTACCGAATTATCAAGAATACCTTCAATTACCAGAATATGGTTTTATGGTTTCTCTTTTAGAAAAGGGCATTGGCATACATCACGCAGGCATTATTCCCATTTTACGTGAAATGGTGGAATTATTATTTTCTAAAGGATATATTAAACTTTTATTTGCTACAGAAACATTTGCCGTCGGAATTAATATGCCCACTAAAACCGTATTGTTTACCGATTTGAATAAATTCAATGGTTCGGGAATGAGACCATTATATTCACATGAATACACACAAATGGCTGGACGTGCAGGACGTCGTGGAATTGACACAGTTGGTCATGTCATTCATTTAACCAATTTATTCAAAGACATGGATCAACTAACTTTTAAACAAATTATGAAAGGGTCGTCACAAACACTAACATCTAAGTTTAAAATATCTCATAATTTACTGCTTAATTTAATAGATATTGGTGAAACAGATTACACCAAATATGCCAAACAAAGTATGATTCAACAAGATTTAGACCAATCAATATTAACACAAACAGAAAGTATTACAAAATTAGAACAAGATAGGCAACAGTTATGGGAAACTATACAAGGATATGAAACGTCGTTAGACACCATAGAAGAATATATTTACTTACAACGAAAAAGAGAGGAATGTGTCAATAAAAAACGCAAAGAAATTGAAAAACAACTAAAACATATCGAAAGTATGCATACAATTTCTAGAGACGAAATTATGTTTGTCGTCAACTATATTTCTGTTTGTAACAAACTAACAAAATTAAAATCACAGTTGTATGCGTTTGAAACACATATAGAAAGCAATGTAAACACAGTATTATCCGCGTTACTTAATGATAATTATGTTGAAACAGTTGACGATGGCTATAAACTAACATCGAAAGGTCATATCGCAACTAATATTAGAGAAATGCCTTGTTTACTATTTGCCGACTTAATTGAAACGAAAGTATTTCATAAATTTAGTCCTATAGAACTGGTGGGTATTTTTAGTTGCTTTACAAACATATCAGTTCAAGAAGACAAACGCACTTATTTCCCCAAGTCGGATAATTATAAAGTAGAAATGTTTATATCCGAAATATATGAGAAATATCAGCGACAACGTGATGTTGATAGCGATATGCAATTTGATATTATTGATTTTACGATGAGATGGTGTGAATGCACTAATGATGTTGATTGCAAATTATTACTTCAGGAAATATCCGCAGAAAAAGACATATTTTTAGGGGAATTTATTAAGGCTATTTTTAAAATTAATAATATGGTAAATGAGATGAAACATGTAGCCGAACTTACAGGTGATATTATGTTTTTATCGACATTAACACAAATTCCTGTGTTGACATTAAAATATGTAGCCACAAATCAATCATTATATATATAAATTATTTATCTATTACAGTTTCTTTAACAATATTTTTTATTATTTTGTTGTATTTTTTGTTAGTTTCTTCATTGGTTAACCCAGGCATCGATTCGCTAACTATTTGTAAATATTTGTCGTTTTCTTTGGATGAGGGGTTGTTATAATTTGGGTGTTCTTTTGCCCAAATACTTATTTGTTTCATGTTTTTATGGGCTACATGCTTTATAGCGTTTGTTAATATAGACTTATCGTCGCCTTCTTTGTTCCATTCGTTGTTGTTTTTTATGTATAATGTTTCACGTTTAGAATCGGAACAATGAATAGGTCTATCACTTACGTTCATTTGTTTTAGTCCATTAATAAATATATTGGATATGCCTTCTGTAAATCCTAAACGACCCGTTTCTTCAACATCCTTTACATTTACTTGTAATTGACTAACAAAATCCATAATGTTCATAGCATCTTTACATGTTTCATTTAAAAAAAACTGTAGATTGAAGGTTTTGTTATGACTGTTTACATTTTGAGTGTTAGTTGTATTGTGACTATTGTTACCAGATTGTTTTAATAATTCCATCATGTGTTTATTTTGGTCTATAATAAATTGCTTAAAATCTGAATTTTCCTTTAACAATAATTCAACTAATTGATGATGTTTTTCTTCATTTGTTAAATTAAAATCAGGTATAGGTTCAACAAAGTCAATACATTTATGTTTATGTCTCCATAATCCTGCTCTATCATTAAATGTTTTACTACAGTTGTCGCACGTATATTTTACGATTTTAACGTTGTTTGGTCCTAATAAAAGGCGTTGTTTATGTTTTTGGGTTGATAAGTGTCTATTAAAATCATATTTATTAGACGATGTAAAGTAACAACATTCACAGTTATATTTAGGTGGTTCTTTTTGCGCTAAATCTGTTGTCATCCAATGATATATTATGACAATAAAAACGCTTTAATATGTTTTCGTTAAAAAGTAAATAAAAATTATCGTAACACATTTTATGCATAACAGTCGTTTTTTGAGAGCATTATGGTAAGAAACCCCAATTAGCGAGGCTTTTTCGGAAAAGTCTTTTAGGTTTTCAAAAATGGACAAAAATAAATGTCCAAAATTGAAAACCAAAAATACTTTTTGGAAAAATTTTGTCACTGAAAATTTAACCGAATAATGACGAAATAGTTCCTTACCATATGTCATGTGAATATATTTTCGGGTAAAGTGGGCATTTTTTTGGCTACCCAAATAATATATATTTGGAAACTACTTAAAGAACGTGGGCACCCAAATAAAACCAGCATATGACTAAATTTGGGACGCATTCAATGTGCTGTTTTTGCTGTTTTTACATTGACAATCATTGCTAAAACAGCAATTTGTGTCAACCACGATGTCACTCATTAAAACTATTAGAGCAATATCAGTAACATAATATAATTCAAATTGTTATACATATTTATTTGCTAGTTTTAACATTGCCAATCATTGCCAATTAATATATATATTTGGAAACTACTTAAAGAACCCATCGCACTTATTCACATACTATGTATTTCGTAAGACTACATATTACAAGCAAATATGCTGAGAATATTTACGTAACGTCGTTCAATTGTAGACTACAAACCTACGAAACATCCCATTGTAAATGCTTTTGGAATAATTATACTAACAAATTCGCAACCAAAACAGCCATACATTTTTCACAAGTAACCTGCAAAACAATTATTATACGTTATATCATAGACGATACGCCTATGCAAACAACGTTCGATATAAATAAGGATAATTTTAGAGATACATTTAGGATTGACTTAGACATGTGAAATAACAATTATTATTATTTTTAAGTTCTTTTCAACTAACATTTTGAAAGCGTCATTCAGAAACCAATAAATAATATTATTGTGTTGTTTTGTTTTGGTTTGTTAAATTACTGCGTTAATGCATAACAAAATTGAAATAAAATATTCGGTTGTGGGTTGTTGTAAATTATAATATATAACAATAACATGGGAAATTGTTCAACTAACCTACCAGTTAGTGTACCATTTAGTGCTAAATTTATGGCTGAACGCAATGCGTTGGTACAAGAAATTGCCTATTGTGAAAACTTGTTGAAGAAATATTACGATGAAAAAACACATGTTGACCTATCCAACAATGTTTTAGAAATAAAGCATATTCTTAATCTTATACCACCACACGCGGTAGATAAGAATGATATAATAATTAAAATAGAAAAAAGTGAATCTCTTTTAGCACAGGCAGAGGCAAACATTGCTATAGTACAAAAACATATACTTAATTTAAGAGGTCAAGATGAAAATTTAGATGCTAGCAAATCTTTATATTGAATAAACACATAGTAATTAAACAGGTATTTCGCCTCAGCCCCCATACATGCTTATTTTTTCATCAGGCATGTTTATTATATTCGTTCCGCCTCAGCCACCTTTTTGCGAACGTTTTGATTTTTTATGTCGACAGGTTTTACGGTGTCTACAAGTTTTACGTTTACAAGTTTTACGGTAACAAGTTTTACGATGCCTACAAGTTTTCATATATACTATACATAATTTATTATTTAGCAAATAATATATGTATATATAGTATATATGAGTAAATCAAGTAAAGACAGCAGTTCTAAATTAGCTAGTTTAAGTACTATAGATAGTTCTAAAAGCAGTAGCAGTAGTAGTAGCAGTGAAAGCGATAGTAGTAAAAGTAGTAGCGATAGTAGTAAAAGTAGTAGCAGTGGAAGCGATAGTAGTAAAAGTAGTAAAAGTAGTAAAAGCAGTAGAAGCAGTAAAAGCAGTAGAAGCAGTAGAAGTTCTAAAAGTAGTAGAAGCAGTAGACGTGGTTCTAAACATGATAGAAGTGATAGTGATCCAATAGGTGAAGAAGTTTATAAAGGGGTAATAAATGACGAATTGGTAACTGTAAACATGCTAGATAAAGGTTACTTATTTGAACCTAAGTGTGTACGAAAAAGAAGCAATTTTGCAATACCCTATGTAAAACAAATTAATTTAATAGATCCCGCGCCTAATACAAAGTTAGATAAACCAAATAAACTAATTTCTAATTTCAACAGAACAACTAACACGGCATCTCCAAAAATAAATAGCTTATTTGATAACATAGCCAAATTAGATAGGCGTGATAGGTATAAATATGGAAAAGTATTTAAACATTTTATTTTTACCGATATAAGGTCGAGTATGTATGGCGCTAAAATAATTGGTTCTGCATTTAAAGCCCATGGGTTTCAGTTAGGGTTTAATGCAACGATTAAAAACCCAAAAGCATATAATAATTTAAAATTATTATCTAAAGCTGAGTTATTAGAAAATGAATTTAATAACTTTTATGTACTAAATTCGGCGGGCATTTATGGCTCTCCTATTAAAAAAAATATTAAAAAAACTATATTAAGCACATTTAATGAAAGACCTGATAACATTTATGGTGAATTAGCGCGGTTTATTATATTAGATAGTGGATATAAAGAAGGTATTGATTTATTTGATATAAAATATGTGCATATATTTGAGCCACAAACTACGCTAGCCGATTTAAAACAAGTAATTGGGCGTGGTACACGGTTATGTGGTCAAAAAGGGCTACCATTTCACCCAGTTAAAGGATGGGGATTGGATGTGTTTATATATGATTTAAATATTCCAGAAAATATTCAACCGTTATTTAATAATTCTAAGTCAGCATTTGATTTATATTTAAAAACAATGGACTACGATGTTTCGTTATATAATTTTCAAATAAATTTAACAGATATAGTTATTGAAGGCGCAGTTGATTATGATTTGAACCTAAATATAAATAAATATGGGATAGATGATTATGCATTAAAAGATAAAGATGATGACGATGATAGTGATTCGGATACGGGTTCGGGTTCATTAGAAGATATTGACCTAAGCGAAAAACTTACTCATTCCAATTTAAAACGTATTGTAAAACGTAGATTTTCTGCATATAAATGGGACAATATTAAGGTTGAAAATTTATGCGAAGAAAAGGAAAGAGATAGAGAAGCTAGTTCGCAAGCAGTTGTGCCTACCTATACTAACACCCAAATGTTTATAAGTGATTTTTTCACACCTTCTTTGTTTAATCGTGGAATGTTACTTTGGCATTCTGTGGGAACAGGTAAAACTTGCACAGCCATTTTAACTGCATCCAAATCATTTGAACGCGAAAATTACACTATTATATGGGTATCCAGGTCTACATTGATAAATGATGTATGGAAAAATATGTTTGGATATAAACCTAATCCAGTTTGTAACGCAAATGTGCGCGCCTTAATGGAAACGATGCCCCTTCCTGCGGAACTATCAAAACAAAAAAAGATGTTATCAAGGTCTTGGATTATTCCACCATTATCATATAAACAATTTACCAACTTAGTTAGCAAGAAGAACCGTTTTTATAAAATGTTGGAAAAAATTAATGGACCAGTTGATCCACTTAGAAAAACACTAATCATAATTGATGAAGCCCATAAATTATATGGTGAAAGCGATTTACTAACAACAGAACAGCCCAATATGCAACAATTACACGCATCTCTAATGAATTCATATGCAGTAAGTGGTGCTAATTCCGCCAAATTACTGTTGATGACAGCTACCCCTATTACCAAAGATCCTATGGAATTAATTAAATTACTTAATTTATGTAGACCTTTAGACGACCAATTACCTGATCAGTACTATGCATTTAAAGACAGTTATTTAGAAAATGATGGTAATTTTATTAATAAACGGGATTTTTTAAACGTAATTAACGGATATGTTAGTTATTTAGATAGATCCAATGATATACGACAATTTTCTCAACCTAAAATACATTATATAACTGACGATATAGAACCTGAGATCATAGAGGCAGATTCAAGGGGTATAACTAGGTTAAATAAACTAAGTAAACGACAAGTGGATAGTCTTAACAAAGAAAATAAAAAACAAGAAATTATTTTTAATAAAGTTTCCAAAAAAATGAAGGCACATTACAAAACTACTATTATACCAAAATACAAAACACATAAAATAACTGACATCACACATACAAAAATTAAAAGGCAAGCTTCCAAAGAAATAAAAAAAGCAATTAAAACAAATGCAAAAGATATTGTTACTGTTACCAAAAATTTACAACAACGGTTTAAGAAGGTGAAAACAAGAAAAATGCTTAAAGGTGCCAAAGAAGATATGAGAGCCAACAGGCTTTCTATTAACCAGTCACCCTATTATAATTTATTATATAAATGTGGTAAAAATGCAACATCTAGTGATTTGCAAAATTATTATTCAAATGAACCCCGTCTCCAAGAGTTAACTCAACGCAATGAAGCATATAAAGAACATATCAAAGAAATCACCAATGAAATGAAAATTAATAAACAAATACGCACACAACAATTGAAACAACACAAAATTTCAGTTAAAAATGGCATAGAACCACCGGTTTCTAAAAGTGATATAGAAGGCAGATACTCAACTTTAAGACAAGAATATAAAAATGAAGTGGCTACTCATAAAGTAAACATAACACGAAATACACGTCGTATGTCATCCTATAAGAAACAACTAATGAAAAAACTTCGTAAAAGTGTATCCCAAAAGAAAAAACAAAGCAATAATGATTATAAAAATATGATTAAAGAACTACGAAAAGAAAATATGGAATTAAATGAAGAAGCATTTGAAATAATGAGAGAACAGGAGAATAAATTGAAAACAGATATTAAAGGCATAATTGAAGCACATATAGATGCATCCCGTGAACAGGATGAAGCAGAAGAAATAAATAAGCAGGAAAAAGAACGTGCTAAGCGTGAAAAACAAGAGGAAAAAGAACGAGCTAAGCGTGAAAAACAAGAGGATAAAGAACGTGCTAAACGTGAAAAACAAGCAGAACAAGAACGCGCTAAACGTGAAAAACAAGCAGAACAAGAACGCGCTAAGCGCGAACTATTAGCGGAAAAAGAACGTGCTAAGCAGGAAAAACTAGAAGAAAAAGAAAGAGCCAAAAGAGAAAAAGCAAATGCTAAAACTAAAAAAATAAAGGGTGGGCAAAAAATAACAGGTGGAATTAAACGTCATACCAGACGGAGACAACGTTACTAACAAATAAGTTGCAGTCTAATTTTTTTTTTAAATTTCTCTTCATCATTAAAAATATATAATTTATATTGTCTTTTTACATAATTTTCTAGGTTATCTCGTATAGTTATTTTGGTTGCCAACTTAAGTTCTGGTAGAAATACAATATATTGATATAATCCATCATTACGACACATTTTATCAAAGGTATACCCATCATATATTTTATCGAGTGTCTCGGGATTATTTACACAGGTGTCTAATAAATAACAATCTTGTTGAACTTTTCTAATAGAACGCATAGTAACATTAATATAGTCCAATTTATCAATCCAGTTATTATAAAACTCGGTAGCATTAATGGATAGCGGTATTAACCCATAATTTCGTTGGAATTGTATCATATTTAATAAATCAACAAGTCGTCTAATGGGGGATGTAATATGAATGTATGTGTCCATTTCAAGTATATCGTGTTTTATGTCTTCATCTTCCGCAATAGTAGCCATATTTATGTATTGGGCGCACACATTATTCCAAATTTTAATAAATTGTCCAACATCGGTAGGCATATATTCGGGCAAGGTGATTGATGGTTTACTAATAGTCGATCTAAATATGCCTGTTTTGGATGCGTATAAATCTTGTGCACAATGATAATTCATAAAAATCATAAGATAACTAACAACATCATGGCTATCTCTTATGTTATTCAAATACTTATGTGCTTTCGATATAGTTTTCACTGTGGATAAAAGATATTGATAATCGTTGTTTGAAACCAACGCATATTCTTCATAGGTAAAATTTTTAAATACTCTAATAATTGCATTAGAGTAGTTAATTGAAATAATATTATTCTCGTCGTCTAATAAAATATCCATTACAAAGGCAAATCTACGCATATGTTGTTGCAACGAACATAAACAGTCAGATAAAATAGTCGGCAACATGGGTCGTTTTCGGTCGGGAAGATAGATACTTGATATGCGTTGTGAAAAACTAGACCATAGATTAAGTGCGTCCATCCATATAGTTACATTGGCAATATAAATACTTAATAAGGTTTGTGTGCCATTTATTTGTTTAATACTAAACGCATCATCAAAATCTATCGTTTTGGCTGGATCAATAGTAAATATTTGCCAAGAAGTTCTATCTTCCACTTGTGGATATTTTTGAGAAATACTTGTGATAAATGAATCATGTTCACTTGGTTTCGTTTGTATACGTTTATTCACCTCTTTACTGAATTTTTGTATAGATGCATTTAGACTTTTACAGTATAATTGATATTCGTAAAAATTATCCAACACATTCACCGTTCCAATAGTTTGCGACAGAACACCAATAGGATGCTTGTCTTCCCAATGTTTATAATGAATAGTTACATATAAATTAGTAAATACTTTCGCAAATTCCATTAATTTGATTTCGTATGGTACTAAAAATATAGGCATACGTTTATCATCGGGTATGCATTTATATAATAATTTACCCATAACTATTTTGTTAGTATCGGAACGTTTGCAACGTTCGCGTCCAAAAGTTTTGTTATCGGTGAGAATTAGAACTGCTGGTATGTGATCATTTAAACGTGTGGACGAGTGAATAATATCTATTTTACCATCATTGACTGTAAACACATCATTGCTGAACATTTTATGGTCAGATGGATTAAAATCGGGAATGGTAACTGGGTCAAGAGTGTTAGTATCACAAATTGACCAGGAACTATAATTGCGGTCATTAATATGTATTTTGAAACTAGCCATAAGGTTATAATAATATGGAGTTAATTCTTTAAGTCAGTTGATAATAAGAATTAGCATAATAACTACATAAAGCCATGTAATTATGTTAGTATATGGCAACTATAAAATTTGATAATATTTGAATTACACCAACTCGAACAAAAGCTGATCCAATTATATCTACAAATATATCTAATATGATTGTAAAACCTAGTACACGCGAAGACTGTAAATTGTTATACAAACTAGGTTGTAAAGATCTGGAAGGTAATAATTATAGGGTAGTTATGCCAGAAAAATTCAAGTGCAAAAATGTTTGTAAAACAACGCCGGGTGGTGGATTTTTAGGCATGGGTGACTCGTATTTTAACACGTGGTCAATGTATAAAAACAATAAAAAGAAACACCTATTGTTTCTATTTCTAGATTTAGTGATGGGGATGATGCGGGATGCAGTGATAAAATTATATGGCATTAGGTTCCGGGTTGTTTGACGGTTCCGGGCTGTTTGACGGTTGCGCGCTGTTTGACGGTTCCTTGGACAGTCCATGAATATCCAGTGTTTTCGCTATTTTCCGTTCTATATTTTGATTTTGTAAAGCATAAATGCATATATTTGGACTAATAGCTATATTATTCATATAAGTTCTATATTTAAAACTACTAACACTTGTGTTCTCATTAAATTTAAATGTATACCACCAATAAGCAGGAATATATAATAATTGCCCAGGTAGCAACATAATTTCTAAGCATTTTATTTTATTAAAATCGGATAGGTATCTTGGTTGTGGTTTCCATGGATTTATAGGCGACTTAAATTCAAAATTTTCATAATCATTTATAGGATATAAGTATTTGGAACTTTTTGGTGGTGATAATTTTACTTTTACAGACCCTTGTGTCACTAAAAAATAATTTCTATAATTTAATTCATATCTAAATGGGGTTTCTAAATTGGCTGACGCAAATAATACATCATAGTAACAATTAGACACCAAATATGGTCGTAAATACGCGTCGTTATAAGACATATTTTTAATAGCACTTGTTTCCCTTAAAAAATCCATATTGCCTTCACTAAAATAAGAAGAATTCGTATCTTTATTAAATAAGTTTATGGCTACATGTAATGGTAATGAGAGATTGATATCTACATCAGATGACATATCGTTTACATTTCTTATTTTTACTTCAAACACCGGATAATTTTCCAATAAAAAATTCATATTCGTTGTATTTATTATGTTAAGCCCATCTTCTTTAAAATCTAGTAGCACAGGTTGCCTTAAATCACATATTTCTTCCAATTTATCTTTGGAAGGTTGGTCAACTTCATATATTTCTAAGTCATTGTTCGTTTTTAAATGATACATTATGTGTAAATAAAAAAACAATATAACACAAAATATAAACATACTCATTATTATTTTTAACATTTCTATTGTTTATAAAAAATAATAATTTATTTTACATTTAATTACGTAATTCAATTATCTGTAATCTTTGGTGCTATATAAAAAGATACTTGACTTTTTTCGCCAATATTATAAACCAATGACATTGGATATTCTTCACTAACAAATATATTTATGGTAGAACTTAATTTATTTGACAAACACATTTTACGTACATGAGTTAAACTAAATGATACATTAATATTTTCATTTTCTGAAATAGCATATTCATCCAACTCCTCAACCGTAATTTTTACAGTTAACTTACTTGCATCACCAGATGCATTTAATTCTATAAGTGTGTCTGAACATTTAATATTTAAATCTGTACCAAAAGCATTTAATTCTGAAAACACATCTACTAATTTTTTGGCGTCCATTATAAATTCAACATCATAATCTACTTTTGGAATGTCTAAACTATCTTCTTCTACCTCTAATAAATTTAATTCAAAAAAATGGTCAAACGCCCCATTGTCTTTATTATTTAAAAAATTAATATATAATTTGTCAGGATTAAATTCCTCTTCGTATTTCAATTCTAGTGTATTATGTTTAAGAGCATAATTTATTAATAATGCAAAATGTGCAGAATCAACTGTCACTGTATTATTATTAGGACAGTCAAATGTTGAAAACCAGGTTGAATGGATTTCAATATTCGCTAAACATATATGTGAATTATCCATGGATTGAATAAATAATTTATCTGTTTCAAAATGCATATTAATATGCGTGCACCAATTTTTAAGCAACTGGAAAATAGACACAAATACTTCTAATTTTATTTTGTTCTCAATAGTTAAATGCATTACCTATATATGTTATGGTATGTTTAATATGTTTAATAATTTAATTATTTAATTATTAAACTTGGTTATACGTCGGTTACCGGTATCTGCTGTAATACGTTATATGGTTTCATTGTTTAATTCGGTTTCAATTAATAGTTTCATATTTACATTAACATCGGCATCAGCATTAGCGCCAGTATACAATTCTAAATTATCTACATGCGAAAAATCTAGGTTGTTAGTTTCTTCCAAAAATAAATTATTTTGCTCTGTTTTTAATTCTATTATTTGGTCTGTATTATAAGTAGTCATTGTTTGTAAATTGGTTAATAAATTCATCATATCAGATTGTTCCCTCTTTAAATTCTCAGTTTGGTTTTTTAATGATGCGTTTTCTTTTACTAATGTTATGGTTGAATTTTTTATTTGTGTGACTGATTGTTTTACTAATTCCAGTTGTTGTGTTAATAAAGTTAAATCAGAATTAGAATTTGAAGAGACTAATGTGGACGATGAATTGGGATTAGTTGATTTATCTTTTTCTAAATCGTCCAATCTAGATAATATGGATTGGAAAAAATCTATATCTATAGAACCCGAATCCGTTGCGGTATTTAATAGTTTAGATTCAATTGCACCTAACCTAAGAGTTATTAACGTAATGGCTTGCGATATTGTCATTTTACTTACACTGGATAGTTTATCATTTGGTTGACCTGGTTGGCTATACTGTTGTTGCTGTTGTTTGACTGCTTGCTGACCTGCTAAACGTCCTGGCGGTATATTTGGTCCAGGTCCAGGTCTAACTTGATTTGCAAACATTTGTGCGGAATTTATAGATGGTTGTGGACCTCTACCTGACATACCTTGCTCATTTGATGGGGCTGCTCTTCTTCTTTGGGCTGCTTGTACAGAACGGTTTGCGCTCATAATATTATTTGTAAACAATTTGTTTCTTAATTATTTACGCACGAATATTTCACTAAATATATAATAAATATTTTATAATCTATTATATATATGCCTTTATTTAGAAAAAAAGAAACACCTTTAACAGGCGATATAGAAATGATTACATTTTCATCTGCAAAAAAATTAGGACGTAAAAGAACAAGGTCTAACTCTGTTAGTAACTCTATTAGAAGTTCGAATTCTTCCAGTAAAAATGCTACTGTATCTAGCGCAAGTACAAAAAGAATAAGAAAAATTACCGCTAAACATATATACGCCGACCGGTCTAATAAATCTGAATGTCGGGGTCACCCAAAACCATCCTGTACACGTAAACGATTATGTAAATTTACAAAAGGTCCCATACGCTTATACTGCCGAAAAAAATATAATAATCGAAATTAGAGCAAGTTTATGCGACCATTTTCAATTTTATGGGTGGATGACTAGCATAATTATGTATTTCAAAATCATCCAATTGGTAATCATTTATGTCCTCTTTAATTTGACTAATAGTTACTGTTGGAAATTCATAGGGCTCTCTCAACAGTTGTTCCTTTATGGGTTCTATATGCTCTTCATATATGTGACAATTACCAACAAAATGAATAAACTCATAGGCTTCTAAACCACAATGTTTCGCTATCAAATGCGTTAAAAATGAATAAGATGCTATATTAAATGGTATTCCCAATGGAAAATCACCACTACGTTGATACATAGAACACGATAACTTATTACCATCATGCACATTAAATTGACACATTATATGACATGGTGGAAGCGCCATTTGGTCTAATTGGCATGGGTTCCAAGCACTCATAATAAGCCGTCTACTTGTGCGTTTAGAAGGGTCTTTAAGTGCGTCTATAATTTGTTTAAGCTGGTCTACGTGTTTAAGCTGGTCTACGCCTGTATCGGATAACTGGTTGTGGTCACTTACTAGTTCTGGATTGTTATCTAATGAACCTTTATTCCAACATTCGGCTACATTAGCTTTTATCATAGCAATCTCGTTTTTACAATAATAAGGTTTATTGAAAGAACGCCATTGACTTCCATAAATGGGTCCTAGTTCATCCACTTCATAATTAGTTAACCCTCTGGAATCTAAAAACTCACGTGAACCATTCGCATCCCAAATATGCACACCTTGCTCTTTTAATAACTTATTATCCATATCCCCATGGATAAACCATAACAATTCTTTTAGGCAAGTTTTCCATGCTGTTTTTTTAGTTGTTAGTATGGGAATTTGTCCATTTTGTAAACTAAAACGCATAGAATGTCCAAATAGGCTTTTTGTTTTTCCATTTCTACCTTCTTCCCAAAATCCGTTTTCCAATATATTACTAAGTAAATTTAGATATTGATATTCTTCATGTACATCCTTGATAGATTTAGTAGATAGTTTTTCCATAATTATATACTTATTATTACATCGTTTTAATACAATTTACTACATTATAATATAGTGTAGTACAACTAAGTATTTGAACTACGCAAGTTTTATAAAAGATGAATTTTAATTTCTAAATATACCCTATATAGGAATATGGAAAGTTTAGATGAATTATCAAAAACATCTTCAGGTAAACAAGGATTTTTTAAACATGTTTTTAACTTTGATGAAGATTCTAAAGCAGAAATGCTAAATATTATTCAATATGCCGTATTAGCATTAATACCAGTTGTTATTTTGAATAAGTTGATGCAACGGTTCGTGCCTGAAGCCGACGATGACAAAGGTTCTATAGAAATAACTGCCGAAGTTTTAGCCCAAGTGATTGTTATGTTTTTAGTGATATTAATCATTCATAGAATAATCACATTTATTCCAACATATAGTGGCGAAAAGTATACGGGATTTAGCGTAACTAATATTATTTTAGCTATGTTAGTTATTATTTTAAGTCTTCAAACAAAACTGGGAGAAAAAGTATCTATTTTAGTTGACCGTGTTATAGAATTATGGGAAGGACCTAAAGATACAAAAAAGGGAAAAAAAGGTAATGTAAAGGTATCCCAGCCTATTTCTCAAAATCAAATGGCTATGACCCAATCGTTAAATTCTATGGGGTCAACATCTATAAGTGCGCTTCCACCAATTCAGTCGCAACAAGCACCTAATTATGACCAAATGTATCAGCAAGATTCGACCCCTTTAATAAACGCTGCTACGCCAGGAATGGAAGGATTTGATCCACAACCCGCTAATGGGGGTGGTATAGGCGCATTTGGTTCTGTGTTTAGCGGATGGTAAATTATAAATGAAATATAATGAAATATAATGAAATATAATGAAATATAATGAAATATAATGAAATATAATGTAAAATAAACTTAAAATAAATTTATTTTATATTAGTAACAATGGACGTAAATAAATTATTATATGCGTTAGATAATGACTCCAATGAAAGCATTGTTAGTCTTACTAGTAAAAAAATACTGGAAATGAATTTTAATATTATAAAAGAATTACATTTAGACAAACCAACCACGGTAAATTATTTAAAACAATTACGTGGTTATAGATATGTTGATGAGGTGCACGACTTAAAGCATGGTTCTTTTATTAGATGGATACCTATAATCGATCCAAATTATTTACCATTACATTATTGTGGTATGATTTGTGATATAAAAATAACAGATAATGGCGTTATTATAACCTGTAAAAATTTTATGCATCGGCATTATACATTTAACATGGAGGAAACACTTATATTTCAAAAATTAACCCCGCAAGAAAAAATAATTATTCAGGCATTGGATCATTTAGACAGTTAATTAATTATAATTTAAATAAAAAAATATATATAAATTTTATAATGAGTATATATTTAACATCGGTTGATGACCAATTATATGTTAATGGTGCGCCTATTAGTAGTGGTTCTGGCACACAAGGTGCAACGGGCACACAAGGTGCACCTGGAGGTTCCCAAGGCGATACAGGTGCGCAAGGTGCCCAAGGCAGAGCAGGAACTAGAGGGGTTATTGGTACTCAGGGCGCAACTGGGTCTAGGGGCGATGCTGGTGTACAAGGCGATACTGGTGTACAAGGTGATACTGGTGTACAAGGTGATACTGGTGTACAAGGCGATACTGGTGCACAAGGTGATACTGGTGTACAAGGTGATACTGGTGTACAAGGCGATACTGGTGTACAAGGCGATACTGGTGCACAAGGTGATACTGGTGTACAAGGCGATACTGGTGCACAAGGTGATACTGGCGTTAAAGGTGCTACTGGTGCTAGAGGTACTACAGGCGCCCAAGGTGCTACTGGTACTAGAGGTACTACAGGCGCTCAAGGTGCTACTGGATCACAAGGTGCAACTGGTACTAGAGGCATTGATGGTGTAACTGGGTCACAAGGTACTGCAGGCGCTAGAGGTGTTGAAGGTGCAACTGGGTCACAAGGCGACACTGGTACTAGAGGTATTGATGGCGTTACTGGCTCACAAGGCGCTACTGGTACTAAAGGCATTGAAGGTGCAACTGGGTCACAAGGCGCTACTGGTACTAAAGGCATTGAAGGTGCAACTGGATCACAAGGTGCAACTGGTACTAGAGGCATTGATGGTGTTACTGGATCACAAGGCGACACTGGTACTAGAGGTATTAATGGGGTAACAGGCTCACAAGGTACAAGGGGTTCACAAGGTACAACTGGTTCACAAGGTACAACTGGTTCACAAGGTAATACAGGTCCCACATTACCCATTTTGTCATCAGATGGTATCACAGAGTTGTCAGGTAATTTTTTATTTGTAAACAATAACAACCCATTACAGGTTTATAATACGCCTATTTTAAAATACGATATATCTTCTATTAATCCAACCATACAAGTAGGAGGTAGCATTTTACCAACCAATAATATTCAATATGATTTAGGTTCGCCAACACATAGATTTAGAGATTTATATTTAAGCTCAAACACACTAGTGCTAGGTGACTCTTCTTTATCATCAAGCAATGGAAGTCTTGTTTTGCCGGCTGGATCCACAATTGGTGGCGTAAACCCAGGGACCATACTCATTTTAGATGCGCTAAACAACCAAACTGAATTACCACCTATAGCCGAAGTAGGTGCAGCATATATTGTAGATGAGGTTCTAGGCAATTCACATTTGTGGGTTTGTGTTGTCGCATCAGATATTGATATTATTGCTCAATATAAAGATGTTGGTGTAGTTCAAGGTCCAATTGGACCAATAGGCATCCAAGGTCCACAAGGTTATCAAGGCGCCACTGGTGCACAAGGAGCTACTGGTATTAGAGGTGCCACTGGGTTTCAAGGCGCCACAGGAGCTCAAGGCAATACTGGTGCGCAAGGCAATACTGGTATTAGAGGTGCTACTGGGTTTCAAGGCGCAACAGGTACACAAGGCGCAGGATTTCAAGGCGCTACTGGTACACAAGGTGCTACTGGCACCCAAGGTAAAACTGTTATGCCTAATCAATGGACACAATCTAATAGTGTATCATCGACATGGAATTCTCTAGCCATGTCATCAAATGGAATGATTTGTTATGCTTGCAATAATACATCTATATGGTCTTCCAAAGATGGTGGGATTAATTGGATAAATGCCAATATAGATACTAAAGTTCAAGATTGGACATCAATAGCAACATCCTCTGACGGAACTGTAATATGTGCTGGTTCTTATAGTTGGGGAATTTGGGTTTCTGTAGATAGCGGTACTACATGGTCGAATAGAACAGGAAGATGGAATATAATGGATGTAACTGTATCATCCAATGGACAAACCATGTTTGCTTGTTATTATGAAAATTATATTTATATGTCAATAAATGGGGGAACTACTTGGACACAAACTAGTAGCAACTTTGGAGATAAGTGGCGCGGAATTGCTACCTCGTCTGATGGAACCATAACTATGGCTATAAGTAATTTGTTTTGTTATACAACTAATTCACCCAAATCTTTATGGACTAGGGGAACTGGTCTTCCCTACAATGGTTGGTCAGTACTAGCTATGTCGTCAACTGGTGCGATAGCCTATGTTGTATGTAGTGTGGGTGTTTGGAAATCGACAGATTATGGATATACTTGGGTACAAACGAGTGCACCTACTGGAGGTCTAATCTCAATAGCAACATCAGAGGACGGAAAAATAGTACTTTTAGGATGCATAAATACTGGAATAATTTTATCAAGCGATTATGGAGTGACATGGACTAAAACAAGTTCATTAACTATATATTGGTATGTGGTCGCATTATCGTCGAATGGACAAATGCAATTAGGATGCATATTAAATGGTAGTATTTATAATTGTTTATATGTAGAAAATACTAAAGGTGCTCAAGGTGCCACAGGCGCAGGATTTCAAGGTGCAACAGGCACACAAGGCGCTACGGGAACCCGAGGCACTACTGGCGCACAAGGTACTACGGGAAGCGGGTTTCAAGGCGCTACTGGACAACAAGGTGCAACAGGCGCCCAAGGTGCAACTGGTGCACAAGGCGCCACTGGACAACAGGGGTCAACAGGCGCCCAAGGTTTTCAAGGCGATACTGGCGCACAAGGTTTTCAAGGTGATACTGGTACCCAAGGTGATACTGGAACACAAGGCAATACTGGCGCCCAAGGCGATACTGGTGCACAAGGTGTTACCGGAAGAATTGGTGCTACTGGACAACAAGGCGCTACTGGAATGCGAGGCGCTACTGGTGCGGGACTTCAAGGCGCTACGGGGGTCCAAGGCGCTACGGGTATTAGAGGCATGACTGGTGCGCAAGGTCCCACTGGTATTGGATTTCAAGGCTCAACTGGTACACAAGGTACAACTGGTGCTCAAGGCAATGTAGGTGTATTTAATGACGACACCTTAAGCATATTTTCAACATTCTACATAAATTTAAATTTAAATGGAACGAATTGGACAGATATAAACGAAAGTAAACGATGGAATGGTATATCTGTTTCGGCATCGGGACAATATCAATCAGCTGTTGTATATCAAGGACAAATTTATATTTCAAAAAATTATGGTGTAACTTGGTCACCATTTGAAAACAATAGAGGATGGACAGGGATATCCATTTCTACGTCAGGAAAATATCAAAGTGCTGTTGCGAATTCGGGACTAATATATGTTTCCAATGATTTTGGTTTAACATGGACTGGTAAATTGACTAGTAGAAGTTGGACAGGAATAGCTGTATCTTCAACTGGTCAATATCAACTAGCGTCTTCTATTGGTAGGTTAGTAAAGTCAAGTGATTATGGATTAACTTGGTCTATTACTGAATTAAGTAGAGACTGGAAAGCAGTAGCTTTATCAGCCTCAGGACAATTTCAGACCGCTGTCGTTGGAAATGGTGGACAAGGTCTAATTTATGTTTCCAATAATTTTGGCTCAACCTGGACTGCTAGGGGAATTGTTGCTAATTGGACTAGTGTATCTATGTCTGCATCTGGACAATATCAAACTGTTGTTAGAAACAATTCTGAAATTTACGTATCTAGTAATTTTGGTGTTAATTGGATTATAACTCAATCTGAAGTTCCGTCTGGTAGAGAGGGATTTTCAGTTGCAATGACTACATCGGGACAATATCAAATAGCTGCATTTACTAATAAATTACATATTTCAACAAATTATGGTTTAACCTGGAGTGAATCTGTATGGTCTAATACAGGCATACAATATGTAGCCATATCTTGCGCAGGGCAATATCAAACAGGGGTAGGCTCTGGACAACGAATACGTACATTGATTGCTTATGCTGGTCCCCAAGGTGCTACAGGACCTTCGGGAGGTCCCCAAGGTGTTGCTGGTCAACAAGGTGCTACTGGTCCTTCAGGAGGACCACAAGGTGTTACGGGTCCACAAGGCGTTACTGGTCCACAAGGTCCACAAGGCATGTCAGTAAATATTGTTTTAAGTTTTAGTCCGTCCATAGATGACGTTAATGGTACTTGTGTATTTAACCGTAGCACAAATAAGTTTTTAATATGTACTTTATCGGGAAATGGATCTACTACCGTAGGAACATGGTATGAATCGTCCATGACTTTGTATAGTTAGTTATTTATTATTTGTTATTAGTTTTTCTAAACACAACCGATTGTTTTTTCTTACAAGTAAATTTTCCGCGCTTATAGCCCTTGCGATTAAATATGGTTTTGGTGCATATACCGATAGATTTAACTTCGTTAAATGGCTCCACTTTTTTAATGCATCTACATAATTTATTAGCCATAATTTTGTCGGCTACTTGTTTTACGCGTTTGGCTGATTTGGGTATGTTTATTTTATAGTAGGATAATATATTAACATAGTCTTTATGTCTAAGTTTATAACTAATACTCGCATTTTTCACCATTAAATATAAATATAAATATAAATATATTATATTGTTATTATAAATATAATATATGACATTATGCAAAACCAAAATAGTAGTTTTTGATTTAGACGAAACCTTGGGCTATTTTACAGAATTAGGTATGTTTTGGGATGCTTTAAAATCATTTATAAAATACAATCATCTTAAACTAACAATGGACCAAACCATGTTTAATCATATTCTAGATTTATATCCTGAATTTTTACGACCAAATATAATTTCCATATTGCATTATTTAAAAGAGAAAAAGCAAAAAAATCATTGCCATAAATTGATGATTTACACAAATAATCAAGGACCTTTAGAATGGGCGAATTTCATAATGAAATATTTTGAAACGAAAATGAATTATGCTATTTTTGACCAAATAATTGCTGCGTTTAAAATAAACGGTAAATGTGTTGAATTATGTAGAACTACACATATGAAAACACACGATGACTTAATTAAATGCACCAAGATACCTAAAGATGCCCACATATGTTTTTTAGATGACGTATTTTATCCTGATATGAGTAATGACAAAATATATTACATAAATGTGAAGCCATATACACATGATTTGGATTTTAATGAAATGATAACGCGGTTTCTAAATAGTCAGATTATATTTATATCCGACCCCGAATTATGCCGTGAGTTCATGATGATATTTATGAAAAAATATAATTACATATGTGTGACAAAAACATCAGTAGCACAAAATGTAGATAAAAGTATATCAACCAAAATAGTACAGCATTTACATAAGTTTTTTCAAATAAAATTGGGTAAAAGTGCTACACATAAATCCAAGACATTGAAAACCAATAAAAAAACTAAAGGTAAAAACAGGACATATAAACATAAATAATATATTTAGCCAATTTTATTTAACCAATTTTATTTTTATATGTATATACATACATATGGAAACTGGTCGAATGATGTTAGTACATTCTATTATAATTGGTATTTTATTGTATATATTTATGATTTATGTACTTGGGCAAAGTAAGATAGTTGCTGAAAATCGAAGCATATTATTAGCATCCATATTATTGATATATATGATTTTATTTGGGCATGGGTTACCTACTTCTATAAATAAATCTTTATTTTGATATCATACGTGTAACCGTAGATAAATAATATTTAAGTATTCCATCAATGGCGGTTGTGCCTAATAAAAATATGCCAGCACCGAAGGCAATTTTGGTGTCTAACTTGGTAAATTGTACTCTTCTAAAAGGGTTAAAACGATATATTAAAAATAAACTTATATATATTTTTATAAATGATTGAAGCATACCTAAATATTGGGGTGCATTTGTAGATATTCCAATAGCAATGGCGAAATATAATAACCAAGTTATGCCCATAGTTAAATTATACGCACGATTTTGAAATTTAGTTAACTCATTATTGAACGCCATTTATACTAAATCTATATTATTTTACTACATAATTTATTGTTTGATTTATTTCCTGTTTTTGCGCAAGTTCATTGAAATTCCATGGTTTATCTAGGTTCTCAGAAACAATGTCACTGGTAATGTTTGGATGTATACTAAGAGCGTCGTAATTCCAAGGTTTATCTGGGTTCGCTTGAACAATGTCCGGGGTAATATTAGGATTTTGACTGAGATAATAATAACTACTATTACTAAACCGATGTGCTATGTTTGCAAACAATAGTGGATCCATATTTAAGCATAGTATAATGTAATAAATATGAATTAATATCAATTTTTTATATTACTTAATATTAATGAGCCTTCATAGTTATGTTGATCAGTCTACTTCTCAAAGACAACACACTGTAAATTTAAGATTATATGAACGAAATGTACCATCTAGTCCATTACAACCCTATTTAGACGCAAGACCTGTACTAACAAAATATTCTATATTGCCTATAGTTGACCCAAGAATGCAAATAGACACACCATTAATTCAGCAAGCCACATATAACCCAGAAAAAATATATAATCCTGGTAATGACACGGCGCCTTGGTCTGGTTACGCATCGAATGTTAATCGTGAATCGGAATTAAGAAATCAAATTTATGCAATTCAAAACTGTGACCAGTCTGTGTATGTGCCTTCTAGTAATAGTAGTTTGTATAATTTCAAATGGACAAACAATGGACCGAAAAATGCGCAACCATTTACTGATTTATTTGCGAAACCCCAGTTTCCACCCCATAATCCGAATGTAAATGAAAATATGATTGGATTTGCTATGTTTAATAATGCGACTAGACAGCAAACTAAGGATTTAACCCGGACAACAAAATGTGGCGGGGGTGACCCCACTCATATAGGGGTATGAGTGGTTTTAATATTTGCGGAAAAATGTGGTGGGCGTAGACCCACTCATATAGGGGTATGAGTGGTTTCCCGCCTTTTAGGCTCGCCACATAATAAAAAATAATATTATATCTGCTTAATATAATGGATATAATAAATGACATTAGGGTGGTGGAAATCTTAAGCGCTCTAAATCCTATGTAGTTGCTATACCTTCGTATAATCGCGTAAACGAAGTCGTAAAAAAGACATTAACTACGTTGAAACAGGGTGGTGTTAGTTCGTCGCAAATATACATATTTGTGGCTAACAAAGAACAATATAACTTACATGAAGAAGGTGTATCCAAAGAGCTGTATGCCAAAATTATAATCGGTAAAAAGGGGATCACAAATCAACGCATATTTATTTGAAGTATTTTACAGAGGGGCAATATGTTGTATCCATGGACGATGATGTTGAACAAGTGGAAAATAGTAAAGGGTGATAAATTGGTGAAACTAACAAATGTAAATAAGTTTTTCTTAGAAGCATACCAATTAATGAAGAAAACGAACTTATTTATATGGGGTATTTATCCTGTACGAAATGCCTTTTTATGAAGAATAAGACTACCTTTGATTTAAGGTTTATTATTGGTGTCACATTTGGATTTATAACTAGACATGATAAGTCACTTAATATGTCTAAAAAGGTTGAGGTTAACGAAGATTATGAACAGTCCATTTTATATTTTTTAAAAGATGGCGGGGTTATAAGATATAATAACATAACAACCAAACCAAAATTTAATGCTCCAGGTGGGTTGGGTCAAGATAGATTTGAACGAAATAAGAAGGCAGCCGAATATCTAACTAACAAATATCCCGACATAGTGAGTAGAAAAGATAGAGATGATGGCACGCCTGAAGTAAGACTTGCTAATTGCCTTCAAAATTTGACAACCCAAAAACGAAAACAAAAAGGTCTTCTACTAACAAAACCAAGAAACGTCGGACATAAGTGTGCAAACCTTAGAACCGTACATATATCATTCGGCATTTTTTGGCATTTTTTTTGTTCTAAAATGTTCTAAAATATAGAACGCCAAAAAATGCCGACAAAATTCCCAATATTTTTATCGTAAGCACTTTGTCAACAATTTCATCGATTTTTAAAGCATTATGGTCACATTGATGGTTATATGATACGTTTTTCAAAACTTTATTTGGCTTTTCATTTTTGGACATTTATTTTTGTCCATTTATTTTTGTCCATTTTCAAATCCCAAATTGACTTTTGGGATTTGTTTTGTGACCAAGGTTTCACCCTAAATTATCATACATAATTTTGTGACTATATATGATAAGAAATTAGTTATATTTTCTGAATAGTTGTTTCTTTGGCTATGCAAGAAATAATTTTATCAATGTTTTTGCAACTATCTTCTTCTGTTAGTCCATTCATGGAATTACTAACAATTTTTAAATATAAATTGTTTTGTTTTGAATCCGCTGAGGTACAACCAGGATTTTTATCTCTCCAATTCTTTATTTGCTTTATATTTTCATTGGCAATTGTTTTTATTGCTCTTGTTAAAATAGGTTTACACCCATTTTCTTTTTTCCATTCATCGTTATCTTTAATATAAAACACTTCTCGTTTAGAATCGGAACAATGAAGAGGTCTAAAATGATATTCCACATTATTTAAATTTGTTAATATGATATGAGATATCCCCTCTATATATCCTTGTCTTCCTGTGTTTTCTAAATCGGCAAGATTTACTTTGATGGAACTAACAAATTCACTAATATTCATCGCATGTTTACAAGTTTCATTTAAAAATACATTAAGATTAAATGTTTTATTATCATTTGTTGTAGTGTTTGTTGTTATGTTGTTAGTTACATTGCTAGTGGATAACATATTTATTATTTTATGTTGTAGTTCGCTATTTTGTTTTATGAAATGAATTAATAGTTCATCTTTATCTGTAATGTTTGTGTTTTTATGTAGTGGCTCATCATTAGTATATTCGACGCATGATTTTTTATGTTTCCATAATCCAGCACGAGAACGATATAATTTATTACAAATTTTACATTGATAATGAACCATATTGATATTGGTTGACTTGTTGTGTTTTGATGTTAATAAATGTTTATCAAAATCTTTTTTGTTATTGGTTTTGATGTCGCAATCAGCACAATTATATTTTTGGTAATATGGGGAAAAATGTGTTTCCATTTGTTTATATTATAGCTAACAAAAAATCCCCAAGTATTTTTTTTAAATGTTTTGGTCGTCTAATACGAGTAGCGATAATTGACTAAACCATATAACCTGATGTGACCAATTATGCTAATAAATATATATGTGAATGTTTAAAAAGATGTGCGTCGTCTTGGGGAAAATGTGTTTCCATTTTGTTTCCAAATGTTAACTGAGACATTAGCGTCTCGTGATTTTGATAAGCAATGTCATTTTGTTATCATATATGGTCACCGATATATTCACCGAAATAGGATGGGGATTTTTGGGGAAAAAATGTTTCCAAAATGGAAACATAATGGAAACGCATTTTTCCCCATCCTTTTTCCAACGAAAACTTATCGTCACACATTTTTACCAACTTTTTACGGTTTTTAGAGCAGTATGATAAGGTTGTGTAAGTTGCGAAGGCTTTTTCAAAACTTTATTTGACTTTCTAATTTTGGACATTTATTTTTGTCCATTTTTGAAAACCTAATTGACTTTTGGGAATCAAATCGTGACCACTTTTTTTCACCCCAGTACGACATATATTATTGTTAGCATATATGGTCTCTAATTTAGTATGTTATTTAGGTCGATAGTTTTATCGTCTGGGGGAAAATGTGTTTCCATTTTGTTTCCAATTGTTAACTGTGAAATTATGGTCTCATATGATGGACAATCTTAATACATATTGTGATGATATATGGTCACATATTGTATTTTGTATAACTGTTGGGGATTTTTGGGGAAAAAATGTTTCCAAATTGGAAACATAATGGAAACACATTTTTCCCCATCCTTTTTCCAACGAAAACTTATCGTAACACATTTTTATCAACATTTTTCGTTTTTGAGAGCATTATGCTAAGGATATGTAAGTTGTGAAGGCTTTTTCAAAACTTTATTTGACTTTCTAATTTTGGACATTTATTTTTGTCCATTTTTGAAAACCTAATTGACTTTTGGGATTCACTTTCTTACCAGATTTTTTCACCCTAAAAGTCAATGAAAATCTAAGAGCATATATGGTGACAACTTTATTTTCCTAAATTGTTACCATAAAAATATTTCGGTTACCGGTAACCGCTGTACTAACAACTCGCCCATTATTTCATAACAATAGACGCCATACTATTTTTAAACTGTTTTTTCTGTTTCATCATATGTTGCAGTCTTATATTATTTATTTTGTTAGTTCGTTTATTAATTAAGTCTATAGTGGCTTCTTTATGAATAATTCGTGTTGTTATATTATTTCCGTTTAGTAATGTTGAAACAGTTTCGCATCGTTTTATACAACAAGCTTTACATATACAACCTTCATCAAAATAATGGTCCAATTGAACTTTATCTATATGGCAATTTTCAATACTTATTTGTTCATATAAATCATATTGTTCCCGATTATAATGCACAACAGGTGAAACACTTTTAGCCAACCAATTATTATAATACTTAGCAATCTCATCAACTGAATAATAATATTGAAAATAGGTATCCTTTATTACATCATTTAATAAATTAGTTGGTATGTTATAACTGTTTTTAAACTTTATGTATATATCTTTAATGGGTTTATTTGAACTTTCATAGTCTTTTATGGTACGTATAGGAAACCCAAATAGGTTAGTTAATATTTTGTTCCATTCATTGGAATCGGATAATCGCAATGTGATATAGGTGATACCATTATTCTTTATAGATAAATATTTATTATTTACATCAAACTTATCTGGTCGTGTTATGTTATATGTGTCCATAAAATGATCCCCATTCGCTATCCAGGGGAAAATATTATTAAATCTGGATATAACTTTAGATAAGTTGTATGTATTAACATCTTCATCTATTGCATTAAAGTGGTGTGAGCCAATTTTTTCAAAATAGGTGGATATTTTTCGTTCTATAGGGCTACGATAAACATTGATAACATACACTTCCTTTCCTAAATAAACGTTATGTAATATTAATTCGTTTATTGTTATAGTAATATTTTGATTTTTTGTAAGAACTTTCAGCATCTCTTCGTCGTGAATATGAATAATATCCATTTGCTTAATTGCAAATATTCTTAAGGAACTAACAATTGATGTTGAGCCTACTTTTGGTGCGGAATATACAAAGACGATTTTGTGATGATTATGCTTTGTTATGTGTAATAAATCATTTATAAGTGTTAGTTGTTCTAATTTTTCCTTGGGGAATGTCATTATAATTTAATCGTATACATATATTTAACAAAATAAACACATTTATAGTTACAGCAGATACCAGTAACTGATGTAAACCCATCTTTAAAAAATTGATTTATAAATGAGATGATACTCATCTGTTAACTAACATCTATAAAATGACTTATTGGGATATAATTAACATAAATTCAAAGGAAACATGGACAAATCCGGTAGCCATTAGTAATAACCCTAATGTTACCTGGGATATTATAGAAACGACCCCAGATAACCCTTGGTGTTATTTTACTTTAAGCGGAAATCCGAATATTACTTGGGATATTGTGGAAGCCAATCCCGATAAACCCTGGAGTTATCAATGGCTAAGCAGTAATGTAAATATAACCTGGGATATCGTGCAAGCCAATCCAGATAAGCCATGGATTTATGATTGTTTAAGTACAAATCCGAATATCACTTGGGATATTATTAAATCCAATCCAGATAAACCCTGGAATTATTGTACACTTAGTGAAAACCCCAATATAACCTGGGATATAGTAGAAGAAAATCCTCATGAAGATTGGAATTTTGCTATGCTTAGCATGAACCCAAATATAACTTACGACATTATTTGTGAAAACCGAGATAAAAAATGGGATAATTATTATATCTCGGCAAACCCCAATATAACCCCAGATATTATTAACAGAAATTTGGATAAACCTTGGAATTACGAGATATTATGCAGTAATCCAAATATTACTTGGGATATTGTGGAAGCCAATCCCGATAAACCCTGGAGTTATCAATGTTTAAGCCGTAATCCAAATATAACCTGGGATATTATGGAAGCTAATAAAGATAAGCCTTGGTATATGAATTTTGTTAGTTTAAACCCAACCATAACATTTGATATTGTTGACGCTAATCTAGATAAGCAATGGAACTATTCATATCTTTGTATAAACCCAAATATTACATATGAATATATTATTAACAATACATACATTGATTGGGAGTATAAAATGTTTGCTTATAATAAAATGTCCAAACACAGTATATTCAATAATAAGTTAAGTTATGTATTAAAATAAAAAAAAAAGAAAAATAAAATGAAAAAGAAAAATAAAATGAAAAAGAAAATATTAATTACTTATTTGGGTTGGTCATTTTTTTCTAAGGTTGGTGTCAGAGTATCTACACATGGTGTCAGAGTATCTACACATGGTGTCAATTGTTCCGTGATTGGTTCTTGTGGTGTTTCACACCAATTGTTATTGGTTTCTATATCCCATTCATAATGATTAAAATATTGTGTCCAACTTGTTTCGTTTATTTCACCTTCATTATACATTTCCCAAGCAATTTCGATATCCGTTCTATATGTTATGGGAACCATAATTTGTCCTTGACCAACATTTTCTGATCCGCGTTCATATTCAATATAATATTCGTCAGTTGACATTATGTGTTTGTATTTTATGCAATACAATATTGCCTTATTTTTTATTTCAATTTTTTTATAGTGAATAAATGCGTTTAAATTAGGTTATAATACGTATGTGGGTTTAAGCGAAAATCCGAATATAACTTGGGAGAATGTTTGCGAAACCGATGATTATGATTGGAACTACGATTTCTTAAGCTTAAATCCAAATATGACTTGGGATAT